CCCTGCGACCGCGCGGCGCGCGCGGTGGACGCGCTCTGCCTGGCCAGCAGAGTCAGCGCGGCCGGGGTCAGCCGCGCGGCACTCGGCCTCAGCCTGTCCGCCATCGGGTCCTCCTCGGTTGGTTGCTTAACCCGAGTCTAGTTGCTTGCTTTACCTGAGTCAAGGCGCTCCGGCCAGCCCTCGCCGCGCTTGTACTGCCGGGTGCCCCGGCCCCAGGCCCGGACCTTCGCCTCCAGGTCCGCGCGCCGCCCCTTGTCGTTGCACTCGGGCTGGTAGAAGTGGATCAGCACCAGCTCGATGAGGTCGGCCTCGGCCTCGTTGGCCACCCGGATGCGCCACTTGACCGCCGCGGCGAACCGCTCGCCGAACCTGTAGTAGTGGTCGCGCCACCGTGACCACAGGTGGTCGGTCTGCCCGGCGTACCAGACCCTGCCGTCCGACCACCGGGAGCCCGGGTGGTCGGCGAACGCGTACACCCACATGCCGGACAGGTCCTCGGTGACCACCGCGCCGTACAGCTCCAGCGGGGTCACCTCCGGGCGGGCCTCGACCCGCTCGGCGCGGTACATGGCCAGCGGGGTGACCTCGCGCCGCGGTTCCGGCTTACGGCCCAGGGCCACGGCAAACCTCCGTTTAGGGTGAATCTCGCTGACCTGCGGAAAGTTAACTTCGCCCGGCGGCGGGTCTCCGGAATTACCGGGCGGAGACCCGCGAAACGGCGAGCGGAGGGCACCTGAAAGGCACAAGCCTCCGTTTAGGCGCAGAGCCCTGGCCTGCGTAATCTCTGTCAGCGGCGCGGGCCGGTGTCCGCAATCACCCTGACAGGCAGGGCCGCCGGGCTGACGCGGCAGCCAGCGGGAAGATTTCCTTTTCCAGCCGGGACCAGCCGAAAGAAAATAATGCCCGGCCGGGGGTTTTTCCGCAGGAAACGCGGCTAGCGGCGGGTCCTGCCGCGTTTGCGCAGGCCGTCGAGGCTCACCAGCAGCAGCGCGAGCGCGACCAGCAGCATCCCGGCCGCCGCCTCGGCGAGCCTGGTGCCCGCCGCAGTGGCCGCGGTCACGGCCGCGAAGGCCCCCAGGACGGCCCAGGCGCGGAGAGTGCGGGTCGTCATGGCTCCGGTGACCTCCAGGTCCCTGGCGGGCGCTCACGGGCCCGCTCAGGGCCAGGATATCCTCCGGTCCAGGGCCCGGCCAGGCGGAGGGCTTGCGGCGCGGAGAGCCACCCTGCGGGCCGCGGCGGGCCCTCGCGCGCCCGCGAGGCCTGGCCGGGCCCCTGAGGGCCGCTACGGGGCTGTCCGGGCCCGCCGCGGGGGCACCGGCGGCCAGGGGGGGTACCCGGGCGGTTACTGTCAGTGTTGAGGGTGATTTCTTAGTTTTGGCCTTCGGCGTATCCGGACTTCCCCCCGCTTGCGGGGCGGGAACGGGCCCTGGAAGCGGGCCCGGGTCGCGGCGACCGGACTTTACCCCGCTTGCGGGACGGCGCGCGCCGTCCCCGGAGCACACGGCGCGGGCGATCCTGGTTACCCGCATGCTTCCCCCGTCACCCGCCACGTGGGGACCGGGTGGCGGCACACCATCCGCACCAGCCCGTGCCCCTCCAGCTCGCCCATGATGTCTGTTACGCGCGAGGGCGACATGACGTGCCGCTGCACGCCCGGGTCCGCCTGGACCCTCGCGAGGGTCACGCGGCCGTCCCCCTCGCGCGCGATCCTGGCCACTGCCGCCACCCGCTGCCCCACTAGCCCTCCTCGCCCTCCGCCGCGCCGCGCGCGGCCTCCGGCAGGATCCTCCACCGCTTGCGGCCCCCGCCCGTCAGGGCCTCGGCGTACCCCAGGTGGCACATGGACCCCATGGCGGTGTAGCCCCACGACCGGGACCGGGCCGTCTTGCCGCCGGGGCCGTCGCCGGCCCCGCCCCACAGGCCCTGCTTGGTCAGGTCGTCGAACGCGACCACGGCGGTGCCGGCGGCCAGCAGGCCGGCCAGGTGCGCGCGGACCTTCTCCTCGGCCTCGGCCGCCGCGTCGTCGCGGCCGGGCACGGACGGCTCCGCGCGGAACAGCGGCCGGACGTTGCCCGGCAGGGCCGCCGGCCAGCCGGGGCGGGGCGGGGCGCCGGCCAGGGTGCCGCCGGGGCCGGGCAGCGCGTGACTGGCCGGGGCGGCCGGCTCGGCCTCCAGCGCCTCGCCGGTCACGTCGTCGAGCGGCCGGCCGGCCGCCTCGTACTGCTCGGCGTAGGCGAACGCCTGGCGGGCCTCGCCCTCCCAGTACCAGAACCGCATCGCGGTGGTGCCGTACTCCTCGGGCACCGTCGGCGCGTCCCAGTACGCCTTGCCCGGGTACCGCTTGCCCCACAGCTCCGGGCGGCAGCCCGCCGCCTTCTGCCGCGCGGAGAGGCCGAACGCCGCCTGCTTCAGGTCCTCCACGCCCAGGCACAGGTGGCTCATCTGCCCCTGGGCGACGCTCGGCATCTCGGTGGCCAGGGTGAGCTGCAGGTCCAGGTTGTAGGCGATGCCCGCGGACCGGCCGTTCTTGACGTCGCTGTTCCAGGTCTCCAGGGCCATGACCGCGCTCGCCGTCCGGGTCCTGGCGGTCTCCAGCAGCCGGATGATGTCGGGAGCCTCGGCCATGAACACGTCCAGGAAGCTCAGCCCGCAGCCCGGCTCCCAGTTGATGAGCCGCTTGCGGCCCAGGTAGTTGCACCGGGCGATGCGGGCCCGGTGCAGGCCGCGCAGCAGGTACAGCCCCTTCTCCTCGTCGGTCTCGAACCGGTGCAGCGCGGGACGCCAGGCCCCGTAGAACTGCTCGCCCTTGGAGGGGTCCAGCACCATCGCCGCGTAGTCCTGCCGGGTCACCCCCTCGCCCAGCTGGTTCCAGCTCCACCCGGTGGTCTTGGCGCTGCCGGTCTGGCCCATCCCGCGGGTGTGGAACAGCGGCAGCCGGGGCACCAGCACCACCTCGCCGGTCTGGTAGAGGCCGTAGCGGAACGGCACGCTCATGTCCGCGCCGGGCGCCGACGGGCCGGGCCACGGCTGCGGGGCGTCCAGCGTGCGCGGGTCGGAGTAGGCGTAGTCGGCGGCGGCGCTGTTGTCCGGGTTGGGGGACAGCACCAGCGCGCCGGGCGGCAGCTGGTTGGCGCTCTCCACCCGGGCGGCGCGCTCCCCGTCGGGCACGTCGCCGGGCGGGAAGTAGATGGTGCCGCGCTGCGGGCCGGGGGCCGGGGCCCCGCGCGAGGGCCGCAGCCGGGCCGACAGCGGCTGGCGCGGGGCCGGGCGGCCGGGGGCGGCCGGGCGCTGCGGCAGGGCCGGGGCGGTGCCCCCGCGGGCCGGGGACAGCCGCACCTGGCCGAGGCCCGCGCGCTCGGCGGACAGCGCGAACGCGGTGCCCAGGTCGTGCCGCGGGGCGTGCGCGAACCACAGGTCCCACACCGCGCAGCCGGCGATGCCGCCGAACAGCCACAGCAGCACCAGCGGCACGCTGTAGCCGGCCAGCAGGAACGCGGTGAGCATCACCGTGGCGGCCCCGGTGGTGACCGGCCCGATGACCCGGCCGACCCGCGACGTGCGGTTGCGCCGCAGGTGCCAGTCAATGGCGACGGTAGCGCTGCCCGCCGCCATGGCCAGCCCCGCGGTCAGCGGCAGCCACTCGCCAAGTGCGCGGTCGTGCGCGGACACCAGGTGCAGCACGTTGCCGCAGATGGTGAGCAGCGCGAACACGGCCCACGGCACGCCGAGCTGGACGGCGCGCACCAGCAGCTCGCTGCGCGCGTGGTGTGCCTGCTGGTGCAGGCTCGGGGTCTTGTCAGGCGACATCGGTGGCCACTTCCTCGTTCAGGTACTGCTCGCGGAGCTTGTCCGCGCCGTGCTTGCTGACCTCGTACTGCCGGTACAGGTCATTGCGGCTCAGGCTGTTGACCAGCGCGCGCAGCTCGTCCGAGCCCTCCGCCGGCAGCGGCCTGCGGTCGATGCTCACGGACGTGGTGGCCGTCTGGCGGCGGGGCCGGGCCGGGCGGCTGTCCAGCGGCATGGACGGGCCGGCCACCTGCAGCGGGAACGGCAGCGAGGCCGCGGCGGTCGCGGGCACCGGCTCAGGCACGGGAGCAGCCGCGGGGACCGCCAGGCCCCACGGCGCTCCCGCCGGCGCGGCGTGCAGGTGCACCAGCGCCGGGCCGGCCTCAGGAGCCACGGGTGCGGCGGGCTCCAGTGCCTGCGAGACGGTCACGGGAGCCGGACGCGAGGCCGGCCCTTCCGCCCGGCGCTGGTGCAGCCAGCGCTCGAACAGGATCATGGAGCAGGCGAACGACTGCGCGGGAACGGTGTCCCAGCCCGCGGAGAACAGCCCGTGCGCGATGCCCGACTCCCAGTTGGCGATCAGCGACTCGGCGATGCCGGGAATGACGCCGAACAGCAGCCCGGCCGACTTGGACCACCAGTTCTTCCCGTACATGAAGTACGCGGAGCCGATGACGATCTGGCCGTCCACGCAGAACGGCATCAGGTGCGCGACCTTCCAGGACCCGCCCAGGTACTGGGTCAGCGCGCTGATGTGGGTGAAGCTGATGAAGCCGGAGCAGAACGCCACCACGCCCATGGCGGTGCCGACCGTCAGCGAGTCGGCCCGCTCGCGCGCCGCCTTAATCACACCGCCGAACGAGGACATCACGCCGCCACCCCCGCCGTTGCCCGCGCCGCCCACCAGGCGGCGGTTACCTTGGCGATGTCCCCGTCGGTCCCCGGCTCGCTCGGCGCGAGCACCGCGTCCAGCCAGGACCGCCAGGTGAGGCGGAGGCCGGGGGTACGGCGCAGCGGCACGATCCCGTCGCCGTACCACGCTTCCAGGGTGTCGACGGACACGCCGAGTTCGAGAGCGGCGTCCGTCCACCGGACCAGCTGCTCTCCTGCCTCTTGCGCGCTCTTCGGCATCTCCCCTCCGCCTCTCTGAGATCTCCGGCGGAATCACCTCGTTCCGCTCACTGTAGTGTGAACAGTACACGTTCGCAAGATGTTCCACTGGCCCCGGTCTTTGCCGAAGTAAAATCGGGGCGTACGCGAACTGACCGAATAACAGGAGGCCGCAGTGCCCCAGGCCCAGCGGAGCGAGCCGCTCTGGAAGCAGATCGTCACCCACTACAAGGAAATGATCTTGCGCGGTGAGCTGCGGCAGGGCGACCCGCTGCCCTCCGTCCGCGCCATCCGCGACGAGTGGGGGGTCAGCCAGGGCGTGGCCCAGCAGGCGGTCGCCCACCTGCACCTGGCCGAGCGCCTGGTGCGGACCGACGCCTCCGGCACCTACGTGGACGCCCCCCGTGCCGCGCTGTCCCCCCAGCAGCGCATGCGGCTGCGGGACAGCCCGGCCTCGGAGGTGGTCACCGTCACTTTCGCCGGCACCGTGACCGCGCCCGGGTACATCGTGCCGATGTTCGGGCTAGCCGACGGGCCGCCGGACCACCCGGTCATCCGCCGCGAGGAGGTCACCCGGCTGCGCGACGGCAGCCCGTCGCGGCTGAGCGTCACCTGGGTTCACCCGCGGTACTTCCCCAGCGTGCCCGAGCTGGCCCTGCCGGCCCCGCTGCCCGACCCGCGCGGGGCCGGGCACCTGATCGCGGCCCGGTCCGGCACCGACCCGGCTGAGCTGGCCGGGGGCATCGCGTTCGAATGCCGGGCGGCGAAGGACGACGGGCGCGAGCTGCCCGCCCTGGGGCTGGAGAGCGGCGCGTACGTCCTCGCCGGGGTCAGCGGCTGGCGGCACGGGGACGACCTGCTGGAATACACCGAGTTCGTGCTCCCGCCGAACCGGGTCGTCGAGGCGGACATCGAGCCGTAAGGTGTAAGCGTCAAGGCCGCGAAGAGCCCGCACCCCCTGAGCTGGTGCGGGCTCTTCTTATTTTCACAGGACCGGGGTCACAGCCGGTACCGCCCGTCCAGGTGCCCTGGGTTCCAGAGCGTGGCGACGCAGTGGCCCCAGCGGGCCAGCGAGCGCCCGACCTCGCGGGGGCCGATCCACCACGTCCGGGTCACGGGAGCAGCCGCCAGTGCCCGCTCATCAGATGCTGCCCAGCCGGCCGAAGGCCGGCAGCAGGTCCGCGGTCAGGCACGTCCACATGTGCGCCACCTCGGCGATGGAGACGTGCGCGGCCTGCGGCACCGCCAGCTGCATGCCCGTCAGGTCCGGGTACAGCAGCCACTGCATGTCGCGCAGCTCGTACCAGCCGGGCAGCTCGCCGCCGTACAGCGACATGGAGAAGTGCCCCCACAGGTGCCCGTCGGCCTCGCGGCTGACCGAGTGGATCATCTTCTGGCCGCGCTGCGGCTGCGCCCACCAGCCGATGCCGTCGTTCCCCTCCGCCGCCCGGGTCCAGCCGGCCCGGCGCAGCCGGGTGCGCTGGCCGGGGTTGTCAGCCTTCAGCCTGGCCTGCAACTCAGCGTCCGCCACCTCCGGCCGGGCCAGCTGCCTGTTGTACCAGGCCCGCAGGCCGGCCGCCTCGGCGACCTCGCGGCGGGTTCTCTTCCCTGAAGCTGCTCGTCCCATGACTGTTACTACGTCAGTCCAGGGTGATGTCGTAGAAGCGGACGTTGGCCAGCGGGACGCGCGTGCGGCTGCCGCCCGGCAGGTCCCGCTCGAACTCCGGGCTGGTGATGACCAGCTCAGCCTCGTTCACGTCAACGGAGCCGCGGGTCTTGTACGTCTCGGTCCGGTCGTCCATCCAGGTGACGGCCACGGTCTTGCTCCTCAAGGGGCTTCCTCCGCCGATACCGGGAAAAAGGCGCCAAGGCCAGGCGGCACAGAGTCCCAGTAAGTCATCGCCGCGGCAGAAGACGTGAACCGCATCGCTTCCGCCGGTGCCGGCGTCCAGTAAGCGTCCACTGACCCGACGCTCTTCAGGTACCAGCCGGGGAAAGGCGCTGACGGCGAAGCCGCTATAACGTAACCCGGCATCGGAACCTCCTCAAGGGGCCTCCACCGCCGCCGGGACCCTGCTGCCGGCCAGCAGCACCTGCCAGGCCCCGGCGCCGAGCGGGACGAAGATGACGGCGGCCAGGGTCTCGGCGTCGTCCCCGAGGCGTGCCCACCAGCCGCCCAGGTCCCCCGCCGCGCCCTCGGCCAGCCGGACCTCCCCGCAGCCGGCGACCGTGTAGCCGGCGCGCAGCAGCCGGTCCCTGTACTCCAGGCACTCCCGCAAGGTTTTCATGAGGTCAAGGATGCCAGGCTCAAAGCCCGTTCCGCCGACGTACGTCGGCGGGGGTGAGGGCCGTGCGGTGAGCTGCCCTAGCCGTCCACGTGGGGTCCGAGTCACGTTCCCAGGGCACTGTGGCCTCCGGCGCAACGTGTTGTTTCTTCCGAGGAGCCTCCCGGACTTTTCTTTTCAACCGGGTCTTGACCTGACCAGGCCGCTCCCGGTGAAGCCGCGCGAGCACCCGCGTTGTTACTGCGTCAAGAGACTGCCGGCTCTTACCCCGGTGTGCCCTGTGGATAGCCTCATGGCACTTCTCACAGACCGTAACCAGGTCTGACATCAGCTCCCGGCCGCCAAAGCGCTCATACGTGCGATGGTGCACATGAAGCCGGCTTATAACGCCACAGCCCTGGCACCTGCCGCTGTCGATCGCCAACCGACAGCGGCGCTTACTGCGCCACACGTCGCTCATCAGGTACGCGTTGTAAACCGCCCCGCCCATACCGCCCCGCCGCCCTCGCGCTGATTGCCATGCCGGGGCATGGCTCGCCCCCTACCCCCGGACTCGAACAAAAGTTAAGTGTTCGAAATTCAGGAGTTGAGGGCCCGTGCCCCGGCATGACATCAGGTCAGTGCCGTCCGCATGGGGAGAGGTGCCCCAAGCCTTCTCCACCAGCGCAAGATCAAATAAGTAAGCGGCTCACCCATCCGCAGAGGGCAGCGGTGCGTTCATTTGGTTGTGCTGTGCACTGGTCTCGTTGGCGAGCATAGCAAAGGCCCCCGTGGTGAGACCAGCGCACACAACCGGAGTTGCACCACTGACACGGGGGCCTTCACCCAAGGATAGGGCAATCACTGCCCTCATGGCCACCTCAGTTTCCGATGGCCACCTCCGTCCGGAACACCCACGCGACCCCGGCGAGCTTCTCCCCGTACCCGGCAGGGTGCGCTCGCCGGTTCATCATCACCGGCTGCTCGCCGCCGTAGCAGCCGCGCAGCGAGTGGTGCGGCACGGGCCCGCCCGGCCCGGTTCCCCAGCACCACTCGTGCCAGGCGAAGCAGGCCTCGGCCTCAGCGAACGTGGCCTGCCCCTCGACGGCCCCCGTCCGGGTGACACGCGGGTAGCCGGCGTCCATCGGCCGGTACCAGGACCGGCCCGGCTCCTCGCCCACGGCATTCGCCAGGCGCACGTGCTCGCGGCTGAACCCGGTGGCGTCGCTGCCCACCCCGAACACCGCCCGGCCCGGCGCGAGCGGGTGGCCGCCCGCGCCGGTGAGCACCAGCGCCAGGTTGGCGGTGCCGCCCGCGGTCACCCCGTTGCCCTGGTCTTCAACTATCCCGTCCTCCGGCTCAGGGAACAGCCCCCGCAGGGTCTCCCCGTTCAACCGCGGCGGCGCGGCGAGGTCACGCCGCCGCGCCCACCGCACCTGGTCGCTGCTGTACTTCTCGATGACGGAGCGGGGGTGCCAGCGGATGCCGTCGCGGTCAGGGAGCAGGGTCATGCCGGGGCAATCGTCCCCTGACCTGGCCCTGGGCACATGTGCTTGCATCCAGGCAAGTAACTGACCAGTAGGGATTGCGGTGTTAAGCTCCGCTCTTGTGCGTGTGAATCACACACCCGGACTAAGGGGGGAAGCGGCCCTGGACACCAAGCTGCTGAAGGAGAGCTTCGCCCTGGTGGCCCCGCAGGCGGAGGAGCTGGCCGCGTTCTTCTACGCGGAGGTGTTCTACCGGGGCGGGACCGAGGTGACGGACATGTTCCCGCCGGCCATGACGGCGCAGCGCGACCGCCTGCTGGCGGCCCTGGTGCGGATCGTCACCGACGTGGACGACCTGGACAGGCTGAGCGGGTTCCTGACCGGGCTCGGCCGCGACCACCGCAAGTTCGACGTGAAGCCGGAGCACTACGACGTGGTAGGCCAGGCCCTGCTGGCCACCCTGGCGCACTTCGCCGGCGAAGCCTGGACACCGGAGGTGCGGGAGACCTGGGCCGCGGCCTACGCGCTCATCGCCCAGGTGATGCGGTCCGGGGCTGAGGCCGCCGGGGACTCCCCGCCGTGGTGGGAGGCGGTGGTCACCGAGCGGGAGATGCGCGGCCCGGACATCGCCGTCATCCGCGCCCGGCTGTCGCAGCCCATGAGCTACGCGCCCGGGCAGTCGGTGGCGGTCCAGTTCCCCGAGCGCGCCCCGCGCGTATGGCGGTTCTACTCCCCGGCCAACGCGCCGGACGACTCCGGCGCGCTGACCTTTCACGTCAAGGTCGAGGACGGCGGCATGCTGTCCACCGCCCTGGCCCTGCACGCCGGGCCGGGCGCGCGGCTCCGGCTCGGGCCCCCGGTCGGCAACCTGAAGCTGGACACCTCCTCCGGCCGGGACGTCCTGCTCATCGCGGGCTCCACCGGGCTCGCCCCGCTGCAGGCCATCCTCGAAGAGATCTCATCCTGGCCCCGGACCCCGGCCGTGAACCTGTTTTTCGGGGCGAGGGCCCCGGAGAACCTGTACGAGCTTGACCGGCTGGAGAAACTGGCGGCTCAGCACGACTGGCTGACAGTCGTGCACGCGGTAACCGCTGACCCGGGAGAGACCCCGGGCTACGCGGGGAGGCACGGGAGCATCGTGGACGTCGCGGCCGGCCAGGGTGACTGGCGCGAGCGGGACGCCTACGTCTGCGGCTCCTCGCCGATGGTGCGGGCGGCAAAAGGCCGCCTGACGGCGCTGGGAATGCCCGGAGAGCAAGTCCACACTGAGGACTTCGGGTGGGAGGGATAGGCGACATGGTGCACTCAAGCCTGCTGGCCGGCGAGGCCGGGCGGCTGACCTCCGCGGAGGTCCGGGGGACCGTCTTCCCCTCGGCCGGCTTCAGCCGGGGACTGAACGCCGAGCAGGTGACCCGGTTCATGAACCGGGTCGCCGCGGAGCTGGACGCGCTCGGCAGCGAGCGCGACGAACTGGAGCAGGAGGTCGGGCGCCTCTCCGGGGAGCTGGCCGCCGCGCCGGGCAGCAGCTACCTCCCGCCCCCGGTGGAGCAGCAGGCGGTGCACGTCTTGCGCCGGGCGCAAGAGGGCGCGGACCGGCTGATGACCGACGCGCAGGGCCAGGCCCGCAGCATGGTGGAGAACGGGCGGCGGCAGCGGGAGGGCATGCTGGCTGACGGCCGCGCGCAGCGCGAGCGCATGCTCCGCGAGGCCGTCGACGAGGCCGGCCGGGAGGCCGCGCGCATCGCCGCCCAGGCGCCGGTCGATGCCCAGCGCCAGCTCGCCTACTACCAGTCGCTGGCGGACTCGGTGCGCGCCGGGCTGACCGCCGGGCTGGCCAACATCTCCGCCCAGGTGCGGTCCTGGGAGCAGGCCGAGCGCGAGGGCGCGGCGTCACTGCGCCCCCGGAGGCCGCAGACCGGGCCGCAGCCGGCGGTCCCCGGGGTACCGCTGGCCTAGCGCCTAGGGCTGCGCGGCGCTCAGCGGCGCGAGGGCGTTGGCGAAGTCGAACGGGCTGGCCTGCGTCGCGGTACCGAAGTACAGCCCCGCCATCGTGTTGAGGTTGTTCAGCAGGTAGCTGGCGTAGCTGGCGTCCGACTGGCCGCCCGGCGCGTCGCTGTTGGCGTTGTCGTAGCCGAGCGCGGTCAGCACCTCGACGGGCGAGCCGGCCGCGCCGTTGTTGACGAACGTCCACTCGTTCTGGATCTGCTGCATGGCGCTGCGCAGTTGCAGGGCCAGCTGGGTGAGGTTCTGGTCAAGGACTGCCTTGCTCGCCTGCGCTCCTACGGACATGGCCGGTTGATCGGTCAGGCACGTACGGGCGTGGTGCCTAAACTGGCATGACCTCCATGAACGAGTTGGCGGCGATGTCGAAGTTGCTGCCCGTGGTAGCTGCCTGGATGCCCATCGCGCCGCTGACGCCGGCCGGGATGGTGATTACCCCGTCAAAGCTGACCGTGTAGAACTGGCCGTTGACCATGGGGTTGAACGACGCCGGCTGGTTAGCGACACCGATGTTCTGCGGGCCGGTCGTGTTGAGTACAGCTCCGCTGTAGAAGGTAAAGATGACGTTGCCGCCAGCGCCGGCCGGGCCGTTGAAGTAGAAGCTCATGACCCCGGTACTGCCGAGTGCCTTGACGATCGCCTGGCCGTGCACCCGGTAGCTGCGCCCGCTGCCGCTGCCGCCGGATACCGGGGAGGTTATCCAGTAGGCCGGCGTGCCGGAGCTGATGAGCTGCGTGCTGCCGGTCACCAGCGACCGGCGCTGCGTGCCGTACGCCTGGCCGTCGGTGCCGTCGACCGCCTGCACCGCGCCGGAGCCCGCGCCGTACAGTGCCGCGCAGCCGCCCGGCGGCATCGGGGTCCCGCTGCCGGTGCTCAGTGCCAGCTGGCTGGCCGCGCCGGACCCGCCGGGCACCAGGCCGATCGAGTTGCCGCCGCTGTCGTAGATCCACAGGCCGGCGTCGTACCCGTTGCTGAAGCCGTCGCTGCCGGCATTGGCTGACCAGCTGCCGACCAGGTTGCCGCTGGCCGGGGTGCCGCTGTAGATGAGGATCTCGCCGGACGACCCGTCGGCCACGATCTGCGCGCCGGTGATGGTCGTGCCGTTGACCGCCCCGGCGATGATGATGCCGGCAGCCAGCTTCGCGACGGTGATGGTACCCGCCTGGATCTGGGTGGCGGTGATGGTCCCGGCGAGGATCTGGGTGGCGGTGATGGTCGCCGCGGCGATCTGGGCTGCCGTGATGGTACTGGCGGCGATCTGCCCGGCGGTAATGGTGTTCGCCGCGATCTGCCCGGCGGTAATGGTATTGGCGGCGAGCTGGGCTGCCGTGATGGTGTTCGCCGCGATCTGCGCGGCGGCCACCGAGTTGGCCACCAGCAGCTGGCCGGGCACCTGCCCGGCGGCGACCGCCCCGAGCACGTAGACGGTTACCCCGGAGGCTGTCGGCCCGATGACCTGGTAGGCGCTGGTCACCCCGGGCGGGCAGGTCTGCACGGTGGTCAGCGGTACCCAGGTGCCGGGCGAGACGCTCACCGTCGCGGTGCCGGACGCCCAGTTGAAGCCGATCGCCACGTTCACGGCCGAGCCGCCCGGGTTGTAGGCCCAGGCTGTCATCGCGTACGGCTGCCCGGCCGTGACCGGGAACGGCGCGGTCGAGCCGGCCAGCAGGCAGTTCGCCGAGGTGGAGACGACCCGGGCGGCGAACTGGGCGTTCCCCGGGGCACCGGACGGCGGCGCGGTCGCCGACACCGTGCCGTTGGTGACGAACCACCCGGTCAGGTCCCCGCCGTTGAAGAACGGGTTCGGGTTGAGCGCGTTGCCGGCGCTGTTGCCGATGAGGCTGGCCGGGAGCTGCCCGGTCAGCAGCGAGGTGGGCACCGCCGCGGCCACCGCCGAGACGGCGGAGGTGGCCGCCGAGGCCGCGCCGGAAGTGCTGACCGCCGCCAGCTTGACGTAGTAGGTAGCCCCGGCGGTCAGGTTCCCGACGGTCAGCGCCCCGGCCGCGGCCAGCGTGCCCGCCTGGTTGGACCCGCTCGGGGTGAACGAGCTGGTAGTGCCGACGTAGGCGGTCACGTGGAAGAAGTTGGACAGCGGGGCCGCTCCGCCCAGCAGCCCGTCCCAGGCCACCACCAGGCCCTGCACGATGCCCGCCACGGCCGGGGCGTCGGGGACCGCCGGCGCGGTGCCGCCGCCGTCCACCGTGGTCACCGTGCCGTCGCCCTGCAGGCCGATGAGCGTCGACCCGTTGCCCGTGTTCACCAGCACGGAGGTGTCCGACAGCGTGGCAGACCCGCTCGGCGTCTGCACGGTGACCGGGATTACCTGCCCGGTCACCGGGTCGGTGGTGCCCGCGTGCTGGTACTGGCCGGTGGCCGGGTTGTAGACCAGCGGCGAGGTCGACTGGGCCGAGCCCGCCGTGGAGGCCACGTCGGCGAGCCCGGACAGCGTGGCGGCCGGGGTGAAGTAGGTGGGCACCTGCCCGGTGCCGTACTTGGAGGGCGCCACCGGCGTGGTGCCGAGCGTGTTGACGAACGCGCCGCCCAGCTTGTTGGCCAGGTAGGTGAGCTGCTCGGCGAGCCACTGGACGTAGCTCTGGAAGGTCAGCTCGTGCGTCTCCGCGCCGGCGCTGTCGGCGGAGACCGCGATGCCGACCACCCGCACGATGTCAACCGCGGAGAAGTCAGGGCGCTCCAGGCCCACCCAGTCGCCCACGTCAAAGTCGTCGAACACCGTCTTGCCCGGCACGTTGGGCAGCAGGTTAAACGTCCAGGAGACGACCTCGGTTTCGTTCTCCGCCAGGCTGGAGGCGGTGGCGTAGGCCATTGAGACCGGGTCGACCTGGGCGGAGGTCTGGAACCAGGCCTCGCGCTGCCCCCACTCGGCGATGAACGACGGGCTCTCGGCCGAGATCTCGTGCCCGTCGCTGTTCTCCCCGCCGATGAGGGTGGCGATCTGGTCGCGCGCCCGCACCCGCTGCCTGGCCTGCACGTCGTAGCCGTCGCGGAAGATGATGTAGCCCGAGCGGTCCACGCCGAGGGTGACCTGCCCGGCTACCGGGATGCCGATGCGCAGCTGGAAGCCGGGGTCCATCACGTAGTCGGCGTCCACCAGCGCGGTGGCACCCTGCAGGAACGAGTACAGGTCGGTGCCGTTGACCGCCTGCACGTTCTCCACATCGCCCCACGCCCGGCCGTAGCTGTCGGCCGCGGGGCTGGCGGTGGTGGTGACGAACGGGATGGTGCCGCGCTCCTGGGCCCGGGTGAACTGGTCGAACCAGACGCCCATCATCGGCTCGCCCAGGTAGATCGAGCCCTGGTAGCTCGGCGTGGTGACGTTGGAGTTCAGGTTGGACAACTGGACGGCCTGAGACCCCGCCGCGGAGTAGGCGGCGGTGACGAAGAACGTCACGTTGGTGGCGTCCCAGCTGTGCACGGTCGTCCACTGCTGGGTCCACTGCTGGCCGTCGGGCGAGGTCCAGAAGTAGAAGGTGCCCGCCCCGCCCCCGCTGCCGGCCTGCTCGGTGATCATCCAGTTGCCGTGGCTCTGGCTGTCGTAAGCGGGCAGGACCTTAGTCTGCACCTGCCCGCCTGACCCGAGCTGCGCGTAGAAGGCTGTCGCGGACAAGCCGATCATCGCGTAGTCGCGGTCGTCGTAGTTGCTCTGGATGTAGAACTGGGTCAGCTCGCTGCCGTCGAGCCCGGTGCCGTAGCTGGCCGCGTCGGTGGCGTCGGTGGAGCTGCTGCTCACCCCGACAGGCGAGATCTCGGCGCTGATGAGGGTGTCGGTGGCGTCGTACGGGCTGGCTCCCAGGTACGTGGCCCCCGGCGTGGCCGACAGGGTGAGCGAGCCCGACGGGTACAGCGTGGACAGCGCGTAGCCGGCCCCGGTCGGGTAGTTGTAGATGACCGCGATGGGCGTGATGTAGACGTCGCTGGCGGGTGAGGCCGTGGTCCAGATGTTGGTGTCCAGCACCGGGTCGCCCGCGCCGTCCACCTCGTCGAAGGCGTCAAGCAGCCCGTCCAGCTTGAGCACGATGTCCGGGAAGCCCTGCGGGGCGACCATGGCCCACTTCAGCGTGGTGACGGTGCCCGGCCCGGTGACCGTCACCTGGCGCTGCTCGCTGGTGTCCGCCAGCTGCTCGGTGATGGTCTCGCCGAGGAACTCCATCCGGCACACGCCGTCTTTCCACACCTGCCACAGGCACTCGTCGTCAAGCAGGGTCTCCGACGGCAGGCCGCCGGGCAGCGTCACCTCCGCCCACCACGGGTCGTCCTGGCTGAGCACCACCGTGCCTGAGCCGATGTCGTTCAGCATCCGGGCGAACTGCCAGTTCAGCAGCATCGACCCGGGGATGACGGCGAGCAGCGTGGCGTAGTCGCCGCCGTCGCGGACCTCGACCTCCCAGCCGTTGCCGAGCGCTGACGGGGCGATGGACCCCGCACCCGACGGGCCGCCCGGGTAGCCGGGCGGGGAGTAGGCACTGAGGACGGCGCTCGGCAGCGCGGACCCGAAGCCGGTAGGGCCGGTGCCCGGCCCTACCGCCCCGAGATCATCCCGTGCGGCGGCGGTGTCTCCCAGGGCAACGGTGACGGACGGCACTGTGCGGGCGTCGGCAGCAGCCGCGGTGTCGTGCAGCGGGACAGCGGCACTGACCGTCAGCCTGTCAGCAGCAGCGGCGGTGTCCGAAAGGCCGAGGGCACCGCCGACCGTCAGCTTGTCGGCCGCGGCGGCGGCGTCCGCCGGGGTCGGCGTAATGTTGGCCGACGCGTCGGCTGCCGCAGCGGTGTCGGCTAGCAGAACCGTGACGCTGACTTGCAAGGAGTCGGCCGCAGCAGCGGTATCAGAGAGGGCAACGGGGCTGCCGGATGCCAGGGACTCGGCAGCCGCAGCGGTATCGGTCAGCGGGACGGCGACGGCAACTGCCAGCTTGTCGGCCGCAGCGGCGGTGTCACCTAGCGGAAAGGTGGCGCTGACTGCGGTCTTGTCACTCGCGGCAGCGGTGTCCGCCACCGAAACCGGGGTGCTGGTGCTGGCCTCGTAGAGCATGACGGCAATGCCCGTGGTGCCGTCGGTAGTGTCGCCGATATTCGGCTGCTGCGTGGCGTTAGCGCAACTCAGGTTGTAGCACTGAATGTTGCCGTTGCCGTCGACATGGTAGGTGTAACCCGACGTGGAGCCGACGACGCCGGTTCCGTTGTCGTAGACAAACGACCAGTACAGGTCACCTGCGCCCTGTAGCGGGGTAACCGCCGGAAACTTGCCGCTGGAGGCCACGTCGATGGTGCCCGACGCGTCCAGGGTGACCACGCTGAACCCGGCGGTGTTAGAGAACTCCTGCCCGGCGACGCGCAAGGACGGCGAGCCAGCATTGGTGGTGACGGTGACCACGTGGGAGGCGGCAGTAACGACCTTCCCGAGGAAGACCGCTACGGTAACGTCGTTGATGCCCGCGCTACCTGCGAAGTGCGAACCCAATGCCGTCCACGTGACCTGGCCTGCCGCGCTGGTCAGTGCCGTGGCCCAGTCAGCGACAGTCGACGTGCAGACAACGCTGAACAAGATGAAATCGCCGGCGGCACCCGGGACTATTGTGAACGTCTTACTGGTAACGGTCGGGGAGATGGGCGAACCGATGGCGCTGAAGCTCACCGGGACATCACCGCCTCACCTCCTGCCGGACTTTCGGGCAATTGCGACGACGGTTTGCGCCTAGCCGGAACAATTATCCCGAGATGGGCACAAACTGCCCCCAGTAGGCGAGATCTACATTGAGGTCGTCTGTCCCGGAAGGCGTTACTGCCCAGGTGATGCTGTATGGCTGACCGGGCGGCCCTTGGATGTCCTCAACAGGAAACCCAATGGTCTCTACGCAGCCTTCGGGGAACTCATACGAGAAGTAGAGGGCTTTTGTGGTAGACGGCAAGAACGTAAGAACGAAACTCCCGTTAGGGCCCCGCCCCTGCTTGTTGTCGACAGTAGCGAGCTGACTAAGGGCCAACGTGGCTGGCCCCGAAACGACCGGGGCTGACTGCACCGTAACTTGCAACCCGCGAAGAGAGATCTTGTAACCCGGAATGCCCCCAGGGATTAGAACTCCTTCAACGCCGCTTGCGGCACCAATGAACGGAAAATTCATCTTTCAGGAACTCCTTTCTCAAATTTATAGCGATGATCATGTGAGGTCTCCTAAAGGCAGCTAACTAATGTCCACTAGTGGCGCAAAGCCGAACGTCAGGGTCTCTGTCGCGGTCCAGGTCTGGCCGCTGACCTTGGTGCCCTGCGCGCTGATGCCGTGGTTCAGGAACACGCCGGAGACCGTGTTAGAGTCGGCCGTCCCGTTGTCGGTGCCGAACTCGGCCCACGCGAAGTTACCCGCCGACGTGCCGAACGTCGCGGCGAAGGCCAGGGTGGGTGGCGAGGAGCCAGTGGAGATGGCGGGGGCTCCGGAGACCAGCTTGTACCAAGCGGTGGTCGAGTTGCCGTCCCCGCCCAGGTGCGCATCGGCGTAGGTGGCAGTGGTGCTAACGGTGCCAGCCCCGACGCGCCCGGCGGTCGCGCTGAACTTGGTGGCGATCGACGTGCCGGCAACCGAGCCGAGGATAGCCACCCAGCCGGCCTGCGTCACCAGGTTGCAGTCGTCGTCCTGCGTCTCGGAGTACGGGGCCACCCCGAGACGGGCGAACGTCTCCGCAGAGATGGTGACGTCCCGGCCCGCCTTGAGCAGGCCCAGCGTGTCACGGTCGAGCTTGCGGAGGGCCCACTCGGTCTGGTCAGCGTCCCACCGCTTCACGTTGAGTGAGGTGCGCACGCGGACGAACTCGCCTAGCGGGATACTGGCCCCGACGCGAAGCTGCTCAGCTGCTCCTGCAAAATCACCGGACGTCATGTGGCCCCTCGGCATTCTCGGGACGCGGGCGTGGCCCGGGGGTTGCCGGGTACGGGACGAACCTGGTGCCGCGCAAGCCCAGCTCCAGGCCCTCGCTCACCCGGTACTCGTCGTAATCGGTCACGGTCACGGTTTCGCTCACCAGTCGTCCACTCCCAGCACGATAAGCAGGTCAGTCAGGTCGGAGAGAGTCAGGAAGGTCCTCGGGCTGGCGGGCTCGCGCACCCGCTTGCGCAGCCGGGCCAGGGCCAGGGCCTGCCGCTCGCGGCTGGCTTCCTCAGCAGCAGCGGCGCTCTCGGGAACCAGCCCCTCGTACTCGCGGTCCGCGTAGCGCTGGTTCTCCAGGTCGACGATCCGCTCAGTCGCCATCAGCCCACCCCGTACAGCGCGAACTGGCTGCCAGTCAGGAAGTTGGACCCGGCCGGGGCGGTCAGCGACACGGCGGTCACCGCCGCCTGCGAGGACGGGTTCCAGAAGCCCCAGCGCAGCCGCCCGTCGACCATGGCGGAGGTGCCGTTGCCGGCTCCGGACATGGCGAGGACGTTCTTGTTGAAGGCGGCCGAGGCGTAGTTCGGGATCCACGCGAAGCCGCTGCCCGCGTTGGCCGGGGCCCCGGCCTGGCTGGCGGCCACCCGGAAGGCCGGGATGTTCGCCGTGGCGAAGGCGGTGGCCGCGGCCGGGCCGACCAGCGAGCCGGAGGTGTTGGTCGCCGACACGGTGAGGCTGGAGTAGTGCGCGCCGGTATCGCCGTTGAACGTCAGCGTGACGTCGTCGGCCAGCGCGGTGGTCTCGGTCAGCCGGGCCTGCACCAGGATAAGCAGGTGCTGGTAAGTGGCCGGGATGCCCGACCAGCTCACCACGTTGGTGGTCGAGTTCGCCAGCGTGACCTCGTTGACGGTGACCGCCGCGTTGCCCGCCCACGCTGAGGCGGGCAGGCCGTGCACCCCCGAGCCGGAGCCCATCGCGTAGTGCTCCGCCGCCTCGGTGAGGTCGCCCGCGCTCCAGGAGTGCACGAGGACGGACCCGGCGGCGTGAGCCCTGGCCAGGGTTCCGTCGTAGCCGCGCGTCACGGTCCACGGGCTGGCACTGGTGCCCGCGCCGGCGGTGGCGGAGACCAGCTCGAAGTTAGCGGTGCCCGGCTCCAGCGACAAGGTGAACGGGAAGCTGACCGGGTAGCCCTGCGGGGCACCGGAGCCGGTGACAAGCGAGGTGACCGAGGTGTTAACAGCCGAAGCCAGGGTGTCCTGAACAGCCGTGTTACTGTAGTACCTCCACTGCACCACGCTGCGTTACACCCCCTCGATCCTCGTTGGGACTCTGGGGGCGTAATCGGCAAGCGTTAAGCGGCGACCGCGAGCGGCCTCGTCTTCAGCAGCATCAGACATACGGGGGGTTGTAAGCCAGCGTCGCTGTGCCAGCGGAGACCAGGATCGTGTTCGACCCGTTAAGCAAAGCCATGAACATCCGGGCACCAGTGTGGCTCAAGCCGCCGATCACGTTGTTTCCCGCGTGGTCCGCGGCCGTGGCACGCAGTACGTCCACGGTGACTGGCCAGGACACCACCCCGGACCCGTTGTGAGTGAACGACACCCCAGCTGTGGAATTGGTGACCGTGCAGGCTGCGGAGATGGCCACAGTGAAGCTGTTGACCGCACTGGCGAAGTTCTCCCCTGCCACCCCCTCGCCGGGGTTGACGACAGTGCCGCTGCCTGTTACGGCCTGCGTAACCTGGCCCCCTGCGAAATACGGGTCCGCAAGGAGCAGGTCCACGGAAAACGCAGCGCTCAGGCGGCCGTTCATCGTCGGATCCATGCTGCCGGCGATCTCGGCCATGGCGGTGGACTGCACCATGACCGGCGTGCCGCCCACCGTCAGGAACCAGTTGCGGGTGAGCTGGCCTTGCACGCTGCCCTGCACGCCCCGGGTCCAGAACGCCTGCCGCAACGCCTGCCAGTTGTCGTTGAACGCGCGGCGCGGGTCAGACGCGGGGTAGGACTGGTTACCCGACATCTGGCTGTCGGTCCACATGGTGAGCGTGACGGTGCGCTCGTCGGGGTACTTCGCCCGCCAGCTCTGCCCGGCCCGGTAGGGCACCTGGTAGTCCTGGCCGCGCAATGTGGGCAGGCCGAACCGCGAGCCGCCGAAGGTAGCGATGTTCCAAAACGGTTGATTCAGTGGCATTCCGTTCCAAAACCACAGCTCGTTGGGGGAGAACGCGGCAACAGGAGCCTGGGGCATACACGGCTAATCGCCGGTACGACTCGCCCCGCAAGACCATGCCCACCTGAGACAGGGAGATGTTGAACATGACGGCCAAGTCCTTCCGGCTAACGCCCCCGGCAAGCTGTCGCATCTCATCTGCCTGCTCCTGCGTGAGCCTCGCTAGCGGGTGTCGCTCACCAGCACGGGCGCTCAGGGAGTAGCCATGTGCATGACGACCCCGGCTGTTCATCTCCTGCATGTTCTGCAACTGTGTTCCCTCGTGGATGTGCTCTGGGTTCTCTGCGTTGCAGCACGGCGGGTTGTCACACCCATGGAGAGCCTGCGGGTCAGGCCAACGGCCCCACAAGAGGCGGTATGCCACCCTCGCAGGTAGGTAAGTGCCTGTATGCAAAGCCTCAAGCTCGCCAGCATGAAGCCCAAAAACACCACGACCGCGCTTATCCGTGGTCAGCAGCCAGGGTCAGCACTCCGCGAAGCTGCGCCGTTCGACGTTCCGCCAAAAGCGGACTTCTACGGGTATGCGAGGAGGTGCCATGCCTTCCTGCTACGCCCCGCTCATATCATTCCGCGCCCCCCGAGGAACGCCAGCCGGTTGCTCGTTCGAATTATCGATTCTTCAGTGGTCTGGCCAACAGGATTCGAAATATTCAACTGATCTACGTGCAGGCCCACCCGGTTGCCGGCCGCGTCCGACAGGGTGCGCGGCAGCTGGCCCGAGGTGGCGGCCGTCAGCTGGCGCGACAGGTTAGCCGACAGGCCCGGCACGAACAGGTTAGGCACCACCCCGCCGGCCGCCATGCCCATGCCGCCGCTGAACATCCCCGCCACGCTGCCGAGCGCCGGGACGCCGCCCCCGGTGGCGACGGTGAAGCCGTAGTCGCCGGCGTTGGTCACCTTCGGGCCGCCGGTGATGAGCGGGGCGAGGTCGATGACGGTGGGCCCGGCGCCGCCGCCCGGCCCGGAGCCCGGCCCGGTGGTCCCTGTTCCCCCGCCGCCTCCCCCGGAGGACCCGTCCCCCGGGGCCGGGGTGTGCGTGGTGCCCCACACCTGGTGCCACGCGTTGGCCGCCGCGATGATCTCCGGCTCCAGCTTCGCCAGGTTCGACTGGACCGGGCTGTAGTACTGGGCCTCCTTGGACTTCGCCCAGCCGGCCACGTCCATCGCCGCCTGCCAGCGCCGGACCGAGGAGTCGGCGTTCGACCACGTGGCCGCCGTCAGCTCCTGCGGGTTGGCCTTCAGGTCGGTGAACAGCGGCGCGATGTAGCTGCTGGCGGTGCCCACCCGGTTCTGCACGACGGCGCGCTGCGCCAGCCACGTCGCCCAGTCCGCGGCCGGGGTGCCCTTGGGCTGCTTTAGCGCGTACAGGCTGTGCCACGGGCCGAGCGCGCCCTCCCAGTCGGGGTACAACTGCGCGGCGGCGGCCTGGTAGGCCGCGGTGCTTGCGGAGCTGGTGCCCGCGGTGGTCTGCGGCACGGCCGGGCCGAGTGCCTGGGAGACGGCGTTCCAGGCCGCCGCCAGGGTGCCGGCGGCCGGGGTGGCCCAGCGGACGCCCAGGGACTGGCTCGCCGCCGCGTAGGCCTTCTCCGCCGCCTGCGCGGGGGTCGCCTTCCAGGCGGCCGGGGTGGACCCGAGAACCGCCTTGGCGTAGACAGGGGCCACCAGGCGTGCCTCGGTCAGCGGGTTCTGCGCCTGCGCCTGGGTGAGGCCCTTGTTCCTGGCCAGCGGCAGCAGCCACGCGCCGTACGCCCCGTGCGCGGTGTCAGACCCGGCCGGGTTCATCCTGGTCAGCAGCCAGGAGCTGACTGCCATCGCCTCCTGGTTGCTGAGGTTGGAGGTCACCGACCGGATCGCGTCCGCCACCGGCCCGCCGCCCGCCATGAACGAGGACGCCAGCGCGACGCCCTCCGGGTGCACGTCGTTGATGCCGAACCGCTCGACGCCCACCCCCCACTCGTTGGCCGCCTGCAGCACGCTGCCAGCCTGGAACATCTCCGCGATGACGCCGGCGTCCCCGCTGGAGGTCACGAACCGCAGGATGGCCGGCAGCTGGGTGGCCATGCCGCCCTTGAAGTCGGCGTCGCTGATGGTGCTCGGCGGGGTCCAGCCGATCAGGCCGCGGCCCCCGGTACCCTGCGCGAACGGGTTCCAGGAACTTTCGCCCCAGATGCTAGCAGCTGCCCCGGCCGCCGCTATCTTGTTCCCGCCGAACAGGTTCCTCAGCAGGTAGTTGTACAGCTCCCGGCCGTTGGCCATGTCGCTGCCGGTCGCGCCGCCGGCCGGGCCGCCGGCCTGGGCCGCGGCCTTCGAGGTCTGGGCGGTCATCCAGGTTTCGACGCCGTTGTGGACCTGCTGCAGCCAGGACGCGCCCATGTCGCCAGGGGTGCCGAGTGCCTCCATGGCCTTTTCCGCCGGGGCGCCGGAGACGGTCCACATCGCGTTGAAGACGGCCTTCTCGCCGAACTTGGCCACCTCGCCGGCCGCGTCGCTGATCCCGTGCCAGACGTCGGTGGCCGCCCCCGCCACGGCGCTGGCCGCGTCGCCGACCCAGTTGCCGATGTCACCGAGGATCCCGCCGCCACTGGCGTACCGGCCGCCGCCGGGGCGGCGCTGCGACGCCGCGTTGCCGCGCGAGCCGGCGCCCAGCCAGCTGTCCGCCTGGTTCAGGCGGTCCAGGAAGCCTGGCCCGTACTCCTGCTGCAGCGCCATCCGGGCGGGCTTGCGCAGCATGTACTCGCCGCCCATGGCGATGATGTGCGTGCCGTCCTCGTCGCCGGTGCCCGGCACCGAGCCCGCGGCCATCCGCACCGCGCCGCCCGACGCCAGGTGGGAGATGGTGCCGATGTGGACGCCCACCACCGAGGTCACGGCGTTGATGAAGCCGATGACCTTGTTGATGTCGTCGATGACGTGGTTGATGCCGCCCTTGAGGGAGTTCTCCATCGCGGTCGGCAGCGTTGAGGTGAAGAACTTCTCGATCGGGCTCAGGATGTCGCTGTTGAAGGTGGTCCACGCGCTCGACCACATGGACTTCCACTTGCCTGCCAGCGAGTTCCACCAGCCGGGGACGGTGCCGGTGAAAAACCGCTGCATCGGCTGGATGACCGTGGCGTCCAGCGAGTGCCAGATCGCGGACCACGCCTGCTGGCCGCCGGTGCGCAGCGCGTTCCAGACCTGGGTGGCCGAGGTCTTGACCGCGTTCCAGATGTTGTTCCAGACCTGGGTGGCCGCACTCGAAAGCGCGTTCCACACCTGGATGCCGGCGGTCCTGATCGCGTTCCACACCTGAACGGCGTAGGCCTGCAGGTCTTTCCACGCGGTCTGCCAGTGGCCGGTGACGATGTCCAGGAACTCGTTGATTACCAGGACCAGGGTGTCCCAGATGATCTTGCCCGCGGCCTCCACCACGGCCCAGGCCACCTTGAAGACGGCCTCGACCACGGCTGCGGCGGATTTCACGTCGGCAACGATGAAATTCGAAAGCAGGTCCCAGGCGGACTTGCCGAGCGCGGCGACGACGGCCCAGCCGGCCTTGAAGACGGCCTCGATGTTGCTCAGCGCGCCCTTGGCGCCGGCGACCGCCAGGCCCCAGGCGGCCCGGGCAGCCCCGGTGAACCCGTTCCAGACGTCCTTGCCGGCACTGGCGAACCCGCTCCAGAGCTGCTTGGCGGGCCCGCTGGTGAACAGGGCGGTGACGACGTGCCAGGCGGTAGTCGCGTCGGACTCGATGAAGTGCCACGCGGCGAGGGCGTCACCGCGGACCTGCCCCCAGACCGCGTTCCAGACTGCCTCGACGGCGCTGCCGTGAGTCTTCCACCAGTTGTCGAAATTGGAGGAGACCCAGGTTTTCACCGAGTCGAACGCGTGGGTCACCGGGGAGACCAGGTCGTTCCAGGCCCGGTCCCAGGCCTCGGGGATGTCGTGCGTGAACGCCCGGTCAAAGAAGCCGGAGACCGTGTCCCAGGCGGCTTCCAGCGCGTGCGGCACCGACTGGGTGAACCAGTTGACCATCCCGTCCCACGCCGCCTCGAAGGCGTGGCCGGTGACGCCGAGTGCCTCCGGGATGTCGTGAACGAAGAACTGGCCGATCGCGTGGTTCATGACCTCCAGGCCGCGCTGCACCTGGGGGATGAAGGCGAGGAACGTCGCCTCGTAGAACGTGCCGTCCTTGAACGACTTGAGAATCGTGTCGGTCTCGCCCGGCTTGACCAGGTTCGCTGTGGAGCTGGCCGTCTTCGCCAGCTCGCCGCGCAGCTTGCTCAGGCTCGCGTTGTCGAGGTCGGAGACGTCGCCCTTGGCCGCCTTGAGCTTGTCCTGCAGGGCCTGCAGCTTCAGGTCCTTGATCTGTGCCTCGACCTCAAGCTTTTTCTTCCCGGTAAGTCCCGGTAGCTCGGCCTGGAGCTTGGCCGCCTTCTTGAGCGCCTCGGTGGCGTCCAGCTCGTAGGTGGTCGTGACGTTCTTCGGGAGCGCGGTGACCTGAGCCCACAGCGCGTTGGCCTTCTTGGTGCTCAGCCCCATCGCTTCGCCGAAGCCGACGAAACTGGCTTTGGCGCTCGCACTGGTGCCGGACACCGCCAGCAGCTCGGCGGCCACGTTGTGTGCCGCTGTCACGGTGGCCGCGCTGGACGGGCCGGACTTAGCCAGCGCGTCAGCGAACGCGTTGAAGACCCCCTGGCCGCCGTGCGCGTTGAAGATGGCGCTCGCCATGGCGGGGTTGAGCTGCTGCTGCAGCGTGTTAGTCAGCCGGGCGGCGTCCTGGCTCAGGTTGGAGGCGGCGTCCGACTCGCTGTTGGTCGCGTCGTACATCTTCTGCAGCGGGTCAGTGATGTTGCCGACCCACTGCTGCAGGGTCTTGATGCTGGTCGTGGCCGGGCCGCCGGCCTCCTGGGCCAGCGCCGAGATCTGGGCCGCGGCCTCCTTGGACCCGCCCGCCATGGGAATCAGCTGGGCGACGGCGTCCTTGACGAAGGACGTGAAGTCACCGGTGCCGGTGAGCGCCTGGTCGTTGCGGAACGCGTCGAACAGGGACTCGACATCGCCGTAGCTGGCCTGGAAGTCGCTCTGCAGGGTGAGGCTGGTGGCGCTCAGGCCGGACATCGAGGCCCCGGCCGCTGCCGCGTCCTTCTGGAAGGTGGCGAAGCCCTGGGCCATGGAGATGAACGCGCTCGGGCCCTGGCCGACGGTCTTGGTCCACGCGTCGTAGGCCTGGTTGAGCTTGTCCATCGACGCGGCCTGCGCCGAGTTCTGCAGGTTCAGCGCGTTGAGGTCCTCGCCGACCGCCCCCATCTGCTGGCCCATGGCCTGGTAGCCGGAGATGAGGCCCTTGACCTGCTGCATCGCCACGGCCCAGACGCCTGCCTGGGTGGTGAACAGCTGGTTGGTGGTGACGCCGGCGGCGTTCATCAGTGCCAGTGAGCCGACGAAGTTCGTCCCGTAGGCCTTGGACACGTCGCCGACGTGGGTCAGCTCCTCCTGGAGCTTGCCGGACAGGTCGGACTGGGAGGCGGCCAGCTCGCTGGCGTTGCCGACGCCGGTGGCCTGGGCCTTGTTGAGGGTGGTGGTGACCTCGGCCAGGTTGCCGACCGTGGTGGAAATCACCGTGAGCAGCGACGCCTTCTCGACGGCCTGCCCCATGGCGTCGGTGAACTGCTTAGTCTGGTCGGCCCGGGTCCCCAGGTACACCCCGAGGCCGACCAGGGCGGCAGCGAGCAGGCCGAGGTCGACGTAGGCGTTGCCCAGCACCGGGACAAGGTTGCCGAGCGCGGCCAGCAGCCCGCCCCCGCCCGCGCCGACCGCCTCGGCCGCCGCGCCGCCCTCGATGGCCAGCGCGCCCGCTTCCTCAGCGGTGCCGCCCAGCCGGGTGGCCATCCCGGCCAGCTGGGTGTCGCTCGCGCCGGCGGCGATGCCCAGGGCGACGGACTTCTTGCCCGCGTCGTCCAGCCCGGTGCTGAACCTCTCAAGCCGCGCCGCTGAGGTGGTGCCGGCCGAGGCCACGAACTCCTCGACGCTCTGCCCGGTGGCCTTGATGGAGATCGCGAGCTGGGCCAGCTCCTCCTCGCTGGCCTTCGCCCCCATCATGTCGGAGACGGCACTGACCTCGGTGCTGCTCCTGGCGATACTGACCAGCTGGGTGTTGGTCGCGCCCAGCGCGCGGGCTACGGCCTCCGCCCCGGCGCTGAGGGCGGGCAGCTTGCCGGCCAGCCCGGCCACGCCGATGACCACCTTGCCCACGGCATCGGCCGCCAGGCCGCCCCACAGGATGACGCCGTGCAGGGCCAGCACGAGGGCCAGGACCGGCGTCGGCACGATCGACACGACGTCGGCGGCGACCCTGAGGATGAGGTCGCCGACCGCGGCCAGGTCCTCGGCGATGTGCGTGATGGCCGTGGCCTGGATGAACTTGACGACGATGACGCCCAGGGATGCGAACCCCTGGCCGATGAGCGCGAGGTCCTTCGCGCCGGCCGACAGGAAGTCCTGCAGCCCGGTCCCGCCGGACTGCATGGCGACGACGACCTTGGCGGCGAACTTGTCGAGGTAGCTGCCAGTCTCGTTGATGAGCTGGCCGAGGACGCCGGTCTTGTCGCCCGCTGCGGTCAGGTAGTCGCCGAGCAGCTCGTAAACCTGCGGCCGGACCGCGGCCTGCAGCTTGGCGAAGCTGTCAGTCAGCGGCGGGATCGTCGTGTTGAGCGCGGTGCCGACCGTGCTCAGGGTCATCCACTGCTGGGTTATCTCTTTAAAAGACTGGTAGCCGGCCGCGCCGAACGCGATGAGCCCGGCCGCGGCGGTCGCCAGGGCGGGCACCCACAGGGCCAGCACCTCCACGACGCTGTCCAGCAGGATGTGCCACAGGGCCACCTCGCCGATGAGCTTGGTGTCCCCGAAGACGCCCGACCAGAGCTGGACCTGCGTGCGCAGCAGCCCGATGCGCCAGCCCATGTAGACGGCGGCGTCGCCCTCGGCCTTCAGCGCGGAGGCAGCCTTGGCGGCGGGGTCGGCCATCCCGCCGAGCCCGGCCTTGACGTCGTACAGGGCGCGGTTGGCGTCGATCGCGGACTGGTCCGCGTCGCGCATCGCCTTGGCGATTTCCTCCCACGCCCGGGCGTCACCCGGGTCTGGCGCGTCGCCCGCGCCGGCTGCTCCCGCTGGCGGCCCGCCCCCGCCCCCGCCGCCGGAGGCACCGCCCATGCCGGCGGTGATGCGGTTCTCCTGCGCCCGGGCCTCCTCCAGTTCCCGGATCCAGCCGCTCAGCTCCTCCTTGGCGGCGGTGTCATCGAAGCTGGCGTAGAACTCGTACTTGTGCTGCACCGCCTCGATGAGCGCCGTCAGGTACCGCGACAGGCCGTTCTCGGCGTCAGCGTCCTCGAAGTCGGCGCGGGTGCCCACTTCGCGCTCGATGTCCTGGATGTCGCGGGTGTAGTCGCGGACTTCGCGCGTCGCGCCGCTGGACTCGACCACCAGCACGGTGTCCACTTCCCGGGGCAGGCCGGCCAGGTCCTCGCCCAGTGCCTCCGTCTCCAGGCGGGCCTGCTCGACCTCCTCGAAGCCGATGCCGACGTTCAGCCGCGACCGCGTGTCCAGCTCGGCCAGCTCGCGGGCCAGCAGGTCCGCCTCGGTAACGGCCTGCTGGCCGCCCTCCAGGTCCAGGCGCGGCCGGGCGTCCTCCTTGTCCAGCCACTGCATCTGGACGGCGATCTTGTCCAGCACGGCCTCGGACTGCTCGCCGCCCTCGACGCTGACCTGCGCTGCCGCCTTGGCCGGCTGCATGTACTTGCTGAGCGCGCCCCACAGGTCCTGCTCCCCGCCCCCCTGCGCGGGCGGGACAATCCGCATGCCGGGCGCGGGCAGCGGGTAGCCGCGCGGCGCATTGGACATCTCCCCGCCGCGCAGCGCCCCGGTGATGTCCTGCAGCCCGGCGACGTCCGCGATACCCTGCTGGCTCTCCTGCGGGCTGAGCTGCCTGCGCCGGTTGCTGCGCCCCACCTGGGCGCTGCCGAACTTGCCGCTGGCCTCGCTGAGCAGTTGCTCGGCGGCGGTCAGGCGGCCCAGCCCCTGCTCCAGCGCGCGGGCGTCCACCGCGGCGAGCATGAGCGAGTCCTGGAACTTGCGGATCGCGTCGGCGGAGACAGCGGCCTTGTCGCTCAGTGCCGACACCGACGCCGCGAGCGCGCTGGCCTCGCCGGAGGCAGCCGACAAGGCGTCACCGGACTGCCCGGCGGCGCCGAGGGCCAGTGGCGCGCTCGCGGCCGGGCGGGCCTGGCTGGCCGCCTGCGACAGCATGCGGTTGACCGACGCGTAGTCGATGCCCGGGTGCGCGGCGACCGGCGCCGCGGCGCGCTGCGGGGTGAGCGGGACCCCTCCCGCGCGCGTGGCCGCCGACACGATGTCCATCCGCTCGGCGTGCGGGAGCCCGGTCAGCGCCGCCCGGTAGGCGGCGAGCTGCGCCATCGCCTGGCTGTCGTCCAGCACGGCCTTGGTGGTCACCGTGTCCGGCAGCCCGACCAGCGCCGCGTTGTAGGCACCGACCGCGGTCAGCCCCTCGCCGAGGCTGCCCGCCGTCTGACTGGTGCCCTGCAGGGCGTTGGTGTGCGCGAGCAGCATCGCCGTCTCGGACCCGATGGCGGCGGTGCGGTCGCGGATGGCGGCGGACAGCGCGGCGGTCTGCGCGGTCTCCCGCTGCAGGAAGCCCAGGTACTGGTCGGCCGTCAGGTACCCGGCAAAGTGGGCCTTGTTTTCGAGAAGTGCCAGGTTGTACATCTGCTGGCGGTACGACATGGCCTGCTGCACGCTGGAGAACCCGAGCCACTTCTGGCGGTTGAGCAGCGTGGTGTAATTCAGCTCCTGGGCCATGTCGCTCAGGTGCTGGGTCATGTCGTTCCGGCCGCCGTAGAGCAGCTGAACGTTGGTCTGCTTGGCGGAGTTGGCCAGCTGGGACAGGGCCTGCGTCTCCTGCTGGATGGAGACGATGTCTTTCTGGCGCGCGGTGGCGGCTTGCGTAGAGCCGGTCACCTCAGCGGCGGTTTCCGCCTTGACCGCGTCGGACATGCCCTGCAGCGCGGCCTTGGCCTCGGCCGCGTCCCGCATCAGGTCGCTGAAGTCACCTGGGTAAACCCACGGCCTTGTAGATCACGTACCAGTAAGACGGACCTTCGTAAGCCATGGCGGGGCGTCACCCCCTTCCCGGGACAGGCGGCGGGCCGCCCATGAGCGTCATGAACGCCTCGTACGAGCCGGCCGAGTTGCTGGCCTCGATCCCGGCATCCGGGTCAGCGGCCACCTTGCCGAACCGCGGGTCGTCTTCGACCGAGTCAGCGACCTTCGGGCCGCGGATGCGGTCCAGCTCCTGCTCCTCGGGCGACTTGTCGCCGAAGATGTCAATGGAGGCGGCCATCTCCACCAGCGGGTTGCGCCCGCCGGTCTTGGACGTGTCGATCGCGGCCTGCGCGCCGATGAACTGGCACACTGTCTTCACCTGCCACTCGGCCAGCCGCAGCCGTGCCAGCTGCTCCCGCCGGCGTCGCGCCCCCGCGGCCTCCAGGCACTGCCTCAGCCGGCAGACCGGGAGGTCTAGGACGTACTCGTCGGTCCATCCGTACTCATGGCTGAGGCCGTCGAACGCCGCCGCGAACGCGCCGGCAAGTTGATCTCCTGCGGGCCCGGCTCCGGCTCCGGCGGCTGCTTGTCCTGGCCCGTCTTGCGGAACACCTCCAGTGTCCGCTGCAGCTTTTTTCCCAGGGCCTGCAGCTCCGGGGCCTCCTGGCGGACGATGACCTCAATCAGGTCAAGGGTGTCTTCCAGGTCCGGGTTGTGCAGCTCGGTGCCGTACCGGTCCCACAGGACCTGGTTGGCCTCGTTCTCCTGCTTGGTGAGCTGGCTGGCCGGCTTGTCCACGACCCCCGCCGGACGGCACATGGAGGCGAGGAAGCCGATCGCCTCCTGCTCGGCGTCGGGGATGGACATGACCACCAGCATCAGCAGCTTCTGGCCGAACTCTTCCGCCCCGGCCGAGAAGTCGAGCCCGGCCTGGGTGAGCGCCGGGCCGGCCCCGTGGGTGAGCACGCGCAGCAGGCGGAAGAACTGGCGGGTGCGCATCCGCACGATGTCGACCTCGAAGCCGGTCGACAGCTTGCAGGTCTCCGGCTGTGGATCGATACGATCCAATTCGCTGTCATCCGGCATGCGGGCCTCCTGGGCCTCTCGGGATCAGATGCCGGGACAATCGGCGCAGGCTACGGGTGCGCCCCGGAGGTGTCGTCCAGGTCCGGGTTCTGCTGCTGCTCTTCCAGGGCCTCGCCGCCGGTGGCCAGGTTGTCCGGCTGCTCTGGTGACTCCTCAGCCGGGCTAACCCCGGCCTCCGGCAACCCTTGGGCCATGGCTGCGATGCCCGGCTGAGGCTCAACTTCCAGAAGGTCGTCCGCTGCTACCTCATCACGGGTCTTCTTGCGGTGCTTGCCCGCCACTTACAGCCCCGCCCTATCTGCACGCATTCAGCATGCCGCCAGCTCAAGGCCGATGCCGGCCCATCGGTCGCCCGGATTCGTAGACCACGAAGAAGACGCCGTGGTATCAGTGGCATCCGGCGACAATTGTGTCTCCAGCCCAAGAGTGTAAGAACCTACTTGGTAAACATCGGCCACAACAGACCAGGCCGGGCTCTCTTCAGGCGTCTGACCGGAGTTGGACTCGATCATGCAACCGAACAGGAACAAGTTCTCGACGTCTGCGGCAGTGTCGAACGTAAGCGAAGAGGGATTCCCGTTTTCGCTAGCCGTCTGGACGTTACCGGCGACTACGGGTACGAGGTAACACACATGCTCGGCCACATCCAGGTCGTAGTTGTACTGGCTCGTCCCGACAGCGAACTCCACGGTCAACGACCCGGACACACCACCAGAAGGGACAGCGGCGGTCCAGCATTCTAGAAGGCTCTGGCCCCCAGGATCAGACGACCGCGCAGCCTGCTTCTCCCAGGTCAGCCCGGAAATACCCGAGATACTGGACGAGTTACCGCCGCCTGACGTCGAAGCTATCCAAAAGATCAGGAGGTCTCCTGCATCAGCAGACACGGAAGCCGTGGAAAAAGTACTGAGCGTATCCGGATACGGAGCGTAGCCCTTATTGGCGTCCAGCGAAGACACCACGATGTCATGGCCCACGCTAGACAATGCCCCCGGAGCCAGTGCTCTGGAACGGCTCGGGTACGAACGCGCCGGTCTCGGTGCCGGGCAGGGACACCAGGCGGCCGATGGCGTTGCCGGCCGAGCCGGAGGTGCCACCGTAGGCGGAGGGCAGCGCGGTGCCGATCTCGTTGACGGTGGAGAACAGCGCGCGGCCCGCGATGCTGCAGCTCAGGCCAGTTTTGTAACTGGGGCCCGTGAAGTTGAACGGCTGGAACTGCACGCGGTACAGGATGAAGTCCAGCGTCCGGATCTGTCCGCCGGCGTCCTTGGACGGCACGCGGATGGCCAGCGGCTGGGTGACCTGGTTCATGGAGGCCAGGGTCCACAGCGGGATGGCGTAGTAGTCCGCGCCCGCCGCGCCCGAGCTGGTGACCTGCGTGCCGGTGATGTACGCGATCGTCGAGAAGGGGATGTAGCCCTCCTCAATGGTCACATTCGCAAAGTTGATCCAAAAATGTTCACTGAGAACTACGTCGTCACCAGTGTTCTCAAAGTTGCCCTGGTCCGTGCTGATGGTGCCGTTGCGGACACCGTAAACGGTCGCGCCCTCAGCGCCGGTGCTGCCGTTGAGGATGGCCGCGTGCGAGAGGGAGAAACCCTCAAACGGCGTGCCCGCGAAAGTGTTGCTGGCGGTAGGCATGGTCGCGCGACCTCCCGGTAGCCCGTGGTCTTCGCACGTCTAATCGGCGAGGCCGGAAGCTCACCAGAACGGGTAGCGCGCGCCGCAGTCCACCGGCGCGTAAGTCTTCTTCACGTCGCCCAGGAACTCTTTTGTCAGTTGCACCGTCTTGGCGGTCGGCGGCGTGCCGCTGGTGTTCTTGGACGCCAGGGTGAACAGCGTGTTCCACAGCTGCTCCTGCTGGATCCGGGTCTGGTTGCCCGCCACGCAGTTGCCCACGTTGCTGTCGTGCTGGCGGATGTAGAGGTAGACCGCCGCCACGGCCAGCACGACAGCGACGACCGTGACGGCGATGAGCCCGATGACCAGCTTCCGGGTGCGCTTGCGGTACCCGGTGATCTCGTCAACGGTCCGCTGCAGGTTGTGCGAGGCAGCCTCCGACATCCTTCACACCCTCGTCTGCTCGATCGCGCGCAGCAGCAGCGAGGCCGCCACCTGGTCCGCGCGCGTCACCTCGGCCGGGGTCCACCGGCCTTCCACCATGTCCCGCAGCTGGGTTTCCAGGTCAGCCATCTCCGTGGCCGTGATGGCCTCGTCCCGGAATTTCTCCAGCAGTGCGTCCAGGTTCTCCCACCCGGGGTGCGGGCTGTGCAGGATCTTGCTCACGTCGAATGCCACATTCCGCCAGAAGACCTCCATCTTCGATTCGAGGATGGAGACCCGGGAGTCCTGCGCGGTCATCTCCGAGCGCAGCCCGCGGGTCTCCGCCCTCGCCGAGGTGGCCAGGTCGTGGGCTGACTGCGCGAGGGCGTGCGTGACCTCGCGCTCGGCCTTGGCCTCCGCCTGCGCCCGGGTCTCCGCCTTCACGTCGTCCCGGGCGTTGCGCGAGCGCGCGTACAGGTAGCCCAGGAAGGTCCCGACGCCGCCGAGGAATGCCCCCGCGACGCTCAGGACCAGGGCGAGCGCGGCCCCGTTCACGGCTCAGACGTGCCTCATGTCGGCGAGCAGCTGGTCCAGGTCCAGGCCCTCGGCGGTGACGCTCTGGTCGTTCAGCCAGTCCTCGGTGACCACCGCCCAGGCCTCCTCGACGGCGTCGGCCTGGAACTTCTTGGTGGCCGGCTGCAGCGCGCCCCAGGTGACGTACTCGTACGGGGCGGCGCCCTTGCCCAGGCGGCGCTGCAGGCAGATCGCGTGCCCGCCGATGACCTCCGAGCCGGCCTTCCAGCTCCAGGGCTTGCCCTGCGCGAACTCGGTCTCCATCTCCTGCTGGACCTCGATGCCGACGTAGACCGAGCCGAACACCTCCAGCACCTGGCCGAGCAGCATGGCGTCGTGCGGGTTGCCCAGCGCCGCGTAGCCCGCGACCTTGTGCACCCGGCCGTCGGCGTCGGTCATGCCGACGGACTTCTGGTCGGCCAGCACGTCCTGCATGACGCATCCCTGGTCGGTGTCGGGCTGGCCGGGCACGTAGCCGCCGACCCGCGAGTACACCGACTGCACCTGGCCGTCGGCGAACAGCGCCTCGGTGCGGCCCGCGTAGCGGGTCCAGGCGCCGTACATGTGCCCGACGGCGGCGATGGTGCAGTCCCCGAGCTGGTCGTTCAGGTACATGGGCCAGCTGGTCACCTCGCTGGCCCGGTCCACGTCCTCGGTCAGCGGGACCGCGGGCAGGCCGGCCAGCTGCAGCGGGGCCCGCGGGTCCAGGTACTTCTCCAGGATCAGCCTGGGCCGGCCCGGGTCGGGCCGGAGACGTCCGTACTTGCCTGCCTGCCGCGGCATGCCGCCTCCTGCACGACGAAGGGCGTCCCGGGAAGTCCGGGACGCCCTCTTAATCGGGTCAGGAAAAGGCCGGCTAGCAGCCGTCGTACTGGCTCCAGTCTGAGTACCCGTCGTCATGCACTGTCTGCGCGTACACCTGGTTCTGCTCCGCGATAGAAGCGTGACCGAAGTCGGCTGGGTTGCCGCCGTGCGCGGCCCAGGTCTGCTCGCTGAACTGGTAAAGGCCGTAGTGGCCCGATGAGTTCGTCACCTGGCTGTTACCGCCGGACTCGCGGGCGATGATGCACGCCTGCATGCCGCTGTCACCGTGGTAGGTGCCTGCCCCGAGGGTCTCCGTCGCCCGCGCGGCGGGGGCCGTGTAACGGCGCGCGGGCGGCGAACTAGGCGGCAGGGCGTACCGGCCGGCGACGGCCTGCGCGGCAGCCTGGCAGGCCGCCCTGAACACCTGCCCGGCGTAGATGAGGTCAGGGTTGGCGACCTGGTTGTTGTAGGCCAGGGCAAGGTAGTCGCCCGGGTCGCCGCAGAGGCTGCCGGCGATGGCGGACAGGGTGTCGCCGGCACGGACGGTATAGGTGCCCGGGGCCGCCCGGCGCACGTGCGCGGCGGGAACGGCCAGGGTGGCGTGCTGAACGTGAGCCTCGTCAACGGCGGGCTCCGGGACGACTGCGGCCTGGTGCGGGACCAGGGGTGCTGCCGCGGCGACGGCGACGGACAAGGCGACAGGCGGAAGAAGGGACGCTAGGCGTGCGTGCATAGGTGTCTCCCGGCCAGGCGGTGAGCGCCGTGCCGGCTCCCTCCGGCGGGCACCCCGGGGTCAGGGGGGCGCGGGGCGCCCGGCCACCGGGCATGCTGGCGGTCAGGTGCGGACCAGGTGACGGTAACACCAAGATCACGAAGGCCGCAGGGGAACCGCTAGACGACCCGGATCCGGGCCTGCAGCACCCGTGCCAGGTCACCTGGCTTTACATAGCCCTCCCAGCGCCCGTCGTCGAACAGGTGCACGCCGTTGGCCAGGTAGGCCGCGTCGGTGTACTGCGAGCAGATCTGGTGCCTCGTGCTCGCGATGTACTCGCGCAGGCCCGGGGCCGGCACGCGCATCATGCGCAGGAACAGCGCGCCGTAGTCGGCGAACGAGTAACCGGTGCCCTGGTGCGCGAGCGCCCACCCGGTGATGCCGACCCGCTGGGTGCCGGTGAGGTCGATCAGGCCGCTGGACCACAGGGAGCCCGGCAGCCTCGCCGGCGGGCAGGGCAGCGCGCGCTTGCCGCCCCCGCTGGGGTAGGTGCTGACCGTGTAGCCGTACGGGCCCGCCTTGTCGGCCCTGCCCACGTAGACCTCGGCGTGGTCGTAGAACTGGAAGGCGTCGCCGTCCAGCCACTGCCCGACGGTGATGCTGAAGCCGACCGGGCCGCTGACGGGAACGCAGCAGAAGTCCCCGGGCCGCGGCTGAGCCATCACGACAGGAGCGGGCCAGCCAGCGGGGGGAGCACGGTGCACGCCCGCTTAATCGGGCGCCGGGACGGCCGCCCGGTACATCTCCAGCAGCCACTCGACGCCCGCCGTGTGGCCCTTGACGTCGCGGCACGCGCCGCCCGACTCAGGGAAGCAGCGGTGCCACAGGTGCCGCCGCAGCCGCCTGGTCCGGCCGATGATGACGCTGCCCTCGGCGTGCGGCCGGCCCAGCCAGACGACGTACCACTCAGCCGGCCGCTTCACGCCCTGGGGCTCGCGGTGTACCCCGGCCGGGGTGAACTTCATCCCGCCCAACTAGCGGGTACCCCGGAACGTGACCGCCGGCACGGGCCTGTACGCCCCGGCCTCCTCTGTCAGCGCGGCTGAGCGGATGCGGGCCTGGATCTTGGGCTGGCCCCGCTTGAACTTCTCGCGCCGGAACGCCCGCTTGCCCCGGGGCAGGTGCGAGGGCAGGTGGTACCAGGTTCCGTCGTAGTCGATGCGGCGCGGCAGCGCGCCGTCCAGGCTGCCGCCCGGGCCGGTGGTGATGATGAGCTTCGCCCCGCAGTTGTCGCAGGGGCTGACCAGCTCGTAGCAGCCGTCCTTGGCCGGGCGGGCGTACACCGAGGCAGGCAGCGGGTCGCTGATCTTCCAGGTGTCCAGCTCGAAGCCGTGGTGCCCGGCGCGGCACTCCACCTCGTGGTCCTCGATCGCCGCCATGTGGCTGGCCAGCTCAGCGGCCTCGGTCGGGATGACCCGCAGCCCGCGCGCGCTCCTGTTCATCAAATCGCCTCCGCGGCGAGGTTACCGCTATATCACCTGGCCGTCAGTCAGTGTCTCAACCAGCGAGCCGCTGAGGTCAAACCGGTGCAGCACGCGCCTCACGCGGACCCCCCGCCTGCGCAGTTGCGCCCGGCAGTCGTCGCAGGCCAGCTCGATGAGGTTGTCGGGGTGCACGAACGAGGGCGGCCGGCCGGATACCAGCAGCTTCATCAGCAGCTTCCCCGGTTTGCACTCTCCCCCGGGAAGCGGCTGCGGCACCGGGCAGCGGATCTCGACCTCTTCCACGGTCACGGCTGGTGCCAGCCGGGCAGCGCGGCCGACGGGCCCGGCTCAGGCTCGCGCCGGCAGGCGAACGCCTGGGCAGCCACCTCGGGCCCGGGGCCGGCCACCTGGTCGCCGATGCGCCGGAACAGGTTCTCCGTGACCACTGACCAGTCGCACATCTGCGGGATGAGCCGCGCGGCCAGGTTCCCCTTCTCCCTGGCCTCGGCCCGGTGGGTGTAGATGTGCCAGATGACCTCCTTCAGGTGCCCCACGCTCACCCGGGCGTCGTGCGCAGCCCAGGGCTTATCCGGGAAAGTGGGAGTCAGGGCGTAGTCCAGCGGATAGGCGTAGTCGCCGTTCAGCCACTGCGTGTGACCGCCGAAGTTGGTGGCCGCCACCACGCCGCCGGTCGTCTGGAACTCCAGCGCCGGCAGGTTCTTGCCCTCGCCGCGGGACGGGGCGAGCAGGCAGTGCCCGGCCGCGTAGAAGTCATCTAGCGTGGGCCGGTCGAACGCCTCTACGAACACCCGGATCTTGGTGTTCCTGAACGGCTCGTTCAACTCGGGGAACAGCTTGCCGGGGGCGTTAGTGTGCAGCGCCAGCGTCGCGCCCTCGAAGTCCGCGCCTTTCTCGAACTTCAGCTGCTGGAACGCCTCGATCGCCGTCCACGGGCACTTCCGGTCGTTGAGCGCGCCGTGCATGATGAAGCCGAACCGCTCGCTGAACCAGTCCCGCTCAGCCCGCTTCCACTCGCCCGCGTCGTAGCCGCCCTGCAGGATGCCGCGGTGCACCCTCGCCGGAATGTAAGGCTCCAGCGCGTCCAGGCTCACCTGGTCGTAGCCCAGCACCAGGTCGAACCAGCGCAGCGAGGCGCGCAGCTTGGACCGCTGCTCGCAGTGCGGCACCAGCCCGGACACGCCCTTGCCGCCCTTGCCGGGGCCGCCGGCGAACTCCCACATGGTCCAGGCCACCGCTACCCGGGCGCACTGGCGGGCCTCGGGGGTGATGAACAGGTGCGACGGGTCCCAGTGGTTGATGAGCAGGTCGAACGGGGCACGCAGCTCCTTGGCGAACAGTGGCAGCAGGTCGCGCGGCACCGGGACGTCCAGCCAGGTCGGCTGCAGGTAGACGTCGCAGCCCCAGTGGTGCAGTGCGCGGGCGAGGCCGTAGCCGTCCCGGCCGTAGCCGCTGTATTCAGAGAACGGCGACTTAATCAAGATCTTCAACGGCCGGTCAGCTGGCACTTCAGGCTCTCCCCCTTACGCTCGCGATGACTTCACGCGCCGCGCCGGCGGTAATGACGCGGCTGCGGGTAACTATTCGGTCGCATCCGTCCAGCCGCTGTACTCCACCCCAAAGTAGGCAGTACCGCGCAGCAGGTAATCGCCGTCGGTCACCGGCTGGAAGACAGGCTCGGTGAGCAGCTGGCAGCCCACGGTGCACAGGTCGCCCCAGAGCACCGCGTCAGGGTCGAGCCGGTGGAGGCGGCGCTGGACCGCGTTGAACACCGCCATGCCCCGGTTGGCGGTGACGGAGGAGGACTCCGTCACGTTCTGGCCCGCGTCGCGCTGCGGGTCGATCCAGATGTCCGTGCGCAGCCGCCGGTACCGGGCACTGGAGCCGGGCACCGGCACCTCCCAGCCGCCGAAGTCGGCGCACACGATGGCCGCGGCCGAGGTGCCCTCCATGACCTTGAGCACGCCCTGGTTCATGTCGCTGAACAGCCACGGCTTGTTCGCGAAGCCGGGCGGGTCGGTCGGCGGGTAGGAGCCGAGCAGCGAGGTGACGTCGCTGAACCCGGTCAGGTACTTGACGCTCCCGGTCGCTACGTCGTCCACGCCGGGTTAATCGGGCCGCCTCGTGCTGGTCAGGCGCAGCTCAAGCGTGTCCGCGTAGGGCATCTGCTTCCGCATCTGGTCCAGCTCGTAGAAGACGCGCTCTTTCCAGCCGAGCACGAAGGCGTCCGCCTCCTCCAGGCTGACCAGCTCGCGGATCTCGGCGTGCGCGGTCGAATCACTGTCCATGCCGGCGCTAATCGTCGCCGCCGGACTTCCACGGCAGCCCGCCCGAGGGAGCCTTGCCGCCCTTGTAGCCGGTCACCCAGTCCCAGAACGCCTGCCGTACGCCGGACTCGAACTCGTGACCGCCCGGGCCAAAGAAATAATGGCCCGCGGGCGCGGGGTGGTGCTCCGTCGGGGCGTCGCCGCGCGCCAGCTCGAAGATGCCGGGGTCCCGCGCGAAGTCGATCTCCCCGGACCAGGTGTACCTGTCGAAGCTCGACTGCGGGTGGCCGGACTCCAGCAGGCCGCCGGTGATGACGTGCACGCGCCCCTCGGTAATGGCGTAGCCCTCCAGCAGTGCCGCCTCCATCGCGGCGATGGTGCGGGCGTCCGGGCCGCGCGCCAGGCGGTCCAGCTCCCCGCCCGCGCCGTCCAGGTAGACCGCGAAGTACTCAGCCACGGCTCACTCCGGAGTGCCGAACGGCGTTGGCGATGTGCCGGGCTTGAGCATCTGCGAGACTTCCACTACTTGGACTTCGATGTGATGTGCACCGGTCAAGCCTTGTGCAACATCTGGAATCAACCTGATTTCAAATGTCCCGAAGACGGGGCCGCTCACGCACTGCAGCCGGTCCCCCGCCTTGACCAGCGACGCGCCGTTGGCGTCGGGCGCGGGGTCAAAGTAGCAGACGCCCGTCCGGTCCGGGGCGCGGCCGGCCACGACGGGGGCAGGCTGGTCCTTGCCCGGGCGCAGGAACGTCAGGTCAAGGCGGCACTGCAGCAGGCCTGGCTCGTTCAGGTAGTGGTCCACCACGTCGCTCACCAGGTCCCAGGTGAATGACATGCCGCCGCCCGCACTGAGCGAGGGGTTGAGGCGCAGCACCTGGCAGACCGAGGAATAGAACATCCGCAGGCCCTGGCCAGGCGCGAAAGGCTGGTAAGGCTGCGGCGTGGTCACGTCTCGCTAATCGGAGGGCGCTTCGTCACCCGCAGCGTGGCCCGGCCGGGCTGTGCCGGGTAGATGCGCAGGCGCATGGCCGGGGTCAGCCGGGACGTCAGCTCCGGTGCCGCCTGGATGTCGGTCACCCGCCCGCCGTAGTCGAACTCGGAGTCGACCGTCAGGTCCGTGCCCTCCGCCACCGCCGATGAGCCGTCCGGGTAGTAGAGGTAAATGGCTAGCCGGGCCGCCCGCTGGCGGGTGCCCGCGTCGAACGGGATACTCACCAGTTGACCGTACCGCGCAGGGCCAGGCTCAGGAGGATGAACAGCGCGGCGAAGATGCCTGCGGCGATGATGAGGAACAGCAGGTCGCGGCCGAGCTTCCACCAGGGACCGTGCTCAGGGATACCGCGGTGCACCATCACGTCACCTGCCACCCGTTCCCGTGAAAGAAGTTGTAGACGCAGCCGTGCACGCCCTCGGGCCAGTACCACTGCGACCACCAGCCTGAAGGGCCGAAGTACTGCCAAAGCCCGCTCATGCCGCCAGGATCGGCACGTACCTTTTCACCGGGATGCCGCGAGCCTCAGCGTAGCGCGCGCAGCCCCCCGTCCCGTGCGTTACGTGGAACGGCCAGCCAGGGTCGGGCTGCCTGCCCCTGCACGTCACGCGCTCGCAGGGCAGCCCGAAGGCTACGCAGCCCCATGCGCCCAGGTCTGCCATCGCCTGGTTCCGCCGGATGCCGGCCGTGCCGTCGTACTTCCCGCCCGGGTACCAGTCCGCCGGGTGCCGCTCGGCGTCGCCGTGCAGAAACATGCCCCAGTACGCCTCGCAGATCAGGTCAGCGCCGCGCGGGCAGGCCCCGGACACCAGCAGCGTCTCCGGGTCGTACATCCACACGGCCTTCAGCACCCGCCGGACGGTAACCGCGTCATCCCAGTCCTGTGAGCCGGTGACCAGCAGGCGGCGGCGCGGCTCGGTCATGCTTGGTAGGCCTTGCGCCAGGCTTCGATGACCGCCAGGTACTTCTTCTCGTCGTCCTCCGGGCTCGCCAGGACCTCGCCGTTGCGCACCTCGGTGACCAGCTTCAGGTACCACCAGCAGCCCGAGCTGTTCGCGAACCGGCCGAACTCGGCCTCGTACAGCCGGTCATCTTGCGGGGCGTCCTTCAGCCATAGCAGCGCGGCGGCCAGGGCGTCGTTCTCAGCACTCAGTGAATCACTCATGCCCCGTACTACGTGCTAAGCCCGGATCGCCAGGCAGGCCGCGCACTGCTGCCAGGTATGCCTTGTGCGCGTCTTCTTCATCAGTGAACCGGCCCAGCGATACGGTACGGCCAGCTACCTGAATCTTGGCTTGCCACCTACGTCGGCTCGTATCCCAGCTAACCCCCCGGTACTGAGAGGTTGCGCCCTTGTTCTTGCGCCGGTTCCGGTTCTGCGTTGAGTAGGAAGCCCACCGGACCTTGCCTGGTGCGTAACCGCTGTTGTTGTCGGTCCGGTCCAGTGTGTAACCGTCCGGACAAGGGCCAAGCAGCCGGTCGATGTCCTCCAGGAACAAGCGGAAGTCGTGCCAGCGCTCGCAGACCCGGATGCCCCGGCCGCCCCAATCCGGGTACCTCGGGTACTCCGGGTTATAACAGCGTGCCATCATGTTCGACCAGCGCTGGTAGTCCGACTTCCGCGCAGCACAAAGGCCATCCAGCCCGCGAGCTTGCCAGCGGGCCGTCTGTGCGTACAGCACGGTCTGCCGCCCGATACGGGCTGAGGTTTCCCGCTGCACGCAGCCGCAGGACGTGGTGTTGATCCGGCCCTTGCGCTCCACCAGACTGCCTATGTCGGCCTCGTAGACCGTGCCGCAATCGCACTGGAGTCTCGCGCCGCGCCGCCCTTTCGGCATCGCAGCCGTGCGAGCTAGCCGGATTTCCGGATCGATGACGACACCCCGGCCAATGCGCTGGCCAGGTGTCAGGTGAATAGTTGGCGGTCTTCCACTAGGCATAGCGTCAGTGTATATGACATCTACGCAGGATCGCCGGGGAAGGACTCGGAGCTGATGCTGAAGAACTGGAAATCAATTTGATCTCTATCCGCCGGCCCGACCAGCACCATGCGCTCCTCGTCAGGATCCCACTTGACGTACGCCAGGTCTTCGCGGGCGCGCTTTTCGAAGCCTGTGATCTGCCCGAAGAACACGCCGTTCATCGAGCGCCGCCGGGCCAGGCGGCGTACCGCCAGGTCGAACATGTCAACCCCGGTCTTCTCCGAGGTCACCTCGATGGCCTGCGCGTTGCGGGCCATCTGCTCGACCGGCTTGGAGTAGGAGTAGGAGCCGATCGTCTCGCTCTGCATCGGGCTCGCCAGGGCCTGCGCGTACGGCCAGCGCAGGTACAGGTAGTCCCCCATCGCCATGATGCCCATGTTCGCCAGGGCCTGGAAGTCCGGTCGCATGCCCCCGTAGTCGTCCGCGCCCAGCTCAGCCAGGACGGTGAACATCATCGCGGACTGCAGCAGCGCCGAATTGACGTAGCTGGTGTAGCCGGTTACCGGCCGGCCGGTGTACTCGGCCAGCTCCGTGACGGTCGGCACCGGCCAGGTCACGGCAGCCTCGCGAACGCCATGCACCGCTAATCGGACAGTCAGATGATCCCGGTCATGAGCAGGCCGGAGGGAGCGGCCGGCGCGGAGGCGGCGGCGATGCCGACCAGCACGCCCGACTGGCCTGTCGCCGCGCCGGACGCCCAGGTGGAGGTGTCCGCGCAGGTGACGTCGCCGGTTGCCCCGGTGGCGGTCATCCCCCACAGGCCGGTACCCGACCTGTTGGATCCGGCGGTGGTCGCGACCGCCAGTTGCGTCATCCCCGGCACGTACGCCGTCGGCGGGGCGGTGGCGGTGAAGTAGGTGAACACGAACGCGAGCACGCCGCCGCCCGCGGTGACGCCGGGCAGCACCAGCGGCAGCCCGTTCGGGCTGTCGGTCCCGCCCGAGCCCGGCGTCCCCGCCTGTGACACCGGGCTGGCCAGCGACGCGCCGGCCACCCGGGCGATGATCAGCGACGACCGGGCCGAACCCGCCGACCATGTCCAGCTCCCGGGCAGCGACCCCGTGGCAGGCACGGGCAGCACGTGGACGACCGCGCCGCCGTCCACCCCGAACAGGGGCGCCACGCTCGTCCACCCGGCCGGCGGGGTAACGGCCCCGGTGCGGGTGGAGGCGACCGCGACCAGCACGTCCCCGTCGGCCGTGTTCGCCGGCGGCGCTCCGGCCATGGTCGCCAGCCCCTGCACGACAGTGACGTCGCTGGCAGTCGCGGGGAAGCTGACAGCCATCAGTAATCCAGGCCCCCGTTGTTAAGGCAGCACCACTTGCTGTTGGAGCTGACGTACTCGAAGGCGATGATGTCGACCTTGCCGGCGGCGGTGCTCAGCGTCGGGGCACTGCCAGACCCGAAGTCGTAGGCGCTGCCCCACGCCACGGTGAACGAGCCGCCGGCGCCCTGCGTGATCCGGAAGCGGATCACCTCCGCGTCGGCGGGGCCGGACGGGTTGGCTATCGTCCAGCCGGAAGCGGTGAGCGTCAGGTTGAGCGCGTTGCCGGCGCTCGCGTCAACGGCGACCGACCCGCCCGACTGGGACAGCGAGACGACCTTCGGCGCGAGGCCCGCGCCCATCGCCCCGCCGCCGGCCGCGAGCAGGCTGGCGAGCAGCACGGCCAGCGACGCAGCCGACAGGCCGGTGCCGCCGTCAGTGACCGCCAGCGGGCTGCCTGAGGACGGCTGCAGCCCGGACGCGAAAGCCTCGGCCGCTGACTGCGCCGAAGCCGCCGCGCCTGCCGCGTCGAACGCGCCCGACGCCTGGGTGGCAGCGGTGCCGAGCCCCAGGTTGGAGCGAGCGGTCGCCGCCGACTGCAGGTCTGACAGGTTGCTCGCGATGAGCAGCGCCAGGGCCTCGACGGCCGACGCGGCGCCCGCCGCGTCGAATGCGGCGGACGACTGGACCGCCGCCGACCCGAGGCCCAGGTTAGCCCTGGCCGTGGCGGGCGAGGCGACGTCGCCCAGGCTGGCGGACTTCTGCAGGCTGGCCGCCTGGGCACTGGCGGCAGCGCCGGCGGCGTCCGCGCCGGCCTGCGCGGCGGTGATGCCCGTCAGGGCCGCGCCCGAGCCGCCCGGCGCGAGGTAGTCGGTACCCGCGGCCGCGGCGGCGACCGCGCCGGCGGCGCTGCTGCCCTTCAGCAGCCCCGTGACCGTGGTCTTGAGCGTGAGCTGCGGCACGGTGCCCGGGTTGGCGACCGTGCCGGCGAACCCGTTGGCGCTCGCGACGCTGACCGAGGTGACCGTGCCGGAGCCGGGGACGCCACCGCCGGCCGGCTGCCAGCTGCCGCCCCCGTCAGCGTCCGAGGTCCACACGTAGCCGTCCGCTGCGCCCTCAGGCACGAGCAGGGGCGGGGAGCCCTCAAAGGCCTGGGTCTGCGCCCAGGTGTTGGCCGTGCCGAATGCCGACGGCGGGGGGACAGGAGCCGACGGCACCAGGGACGACAGGTCGACCGACGGGCCCAGGCTCGACGGGATGGCCACCCCGGCGGACGGCACCGGGTTGCCGCCCGGCCCGTCCGGGGTGGTCAGCCGCTGCGTGACCGTGTAGGAGAAGCCGGGGGAGACGCAGTCGGTAGCCGGGATGACCAGCGGCTCCATCACCCCGTCCTGCACTTCCGCCGCGGCCGAGCCCTCCAGCAGCGCGCTGACCGCCGGAGCGGCGACCGGCCCGTCAACGCTGAAGATTACGGTGCCGGACAGCGGCGTGCCGTCCAGCGACAGCAGGTTCAGCCCGGTGACCTCGACCGTGGCCAGGCCGCCCGGCAGCGCCACGGCGGTTACCCGAACGCCGGGGCGGGCACCGCCCGGCCGCGCCTGCGCTCCGCCGCGTCCGCGTCGCGCAGTTGCTGCTCGGTCGGCCCGGTGATGGCCACCTTGTTGCCCTGAGGGTCGGTGCCGGTCAGCTGCTCGAAGCTGCCCAGGGCATCGACGTGGCGGCGGCCGGGCCAGGGGCCGAAGTCGAACTTCTGCTCACCCCAGCGACTGGCCTGCTGGAAGCGGTTAAGGGTGATCCACCCCAGGGCCTCGGCCCAGCGCGGGTGATCCGGGCCGATCTGCAGCTCCTGCCCGCGGTACCAGACCTGGCCGAACGCGGTCAGCCCGTCGGCCACGAAGTGGATGAGCACGGCCTCGCCCTCAGCCGGCACGAACCGCTGGGGCTGGTTCTCGAACCGCGCGGCGGCGGCCACGGCCTCAGCGTGCTGCCGCTCGCGCTCCGCTTTCTCCGCCGGGGTCAGCTGGCCGGCCGGCTTGGGCCGCTGGGGCTCGCCGCGCACCGGGATGGACGCGCCGACCGGCAGCCCGCACGCGCCGCAGAACCGCATGCCGGGCGCGTTGGGGTGCCCGAGCGCGCAGGAGGGCCCAATTTCCGCTGGAACCTCGGGCGGCAGTTCCAGTCTTGCGGCGGTTTCGTTGGAGGTGCTGGGGCACAGCCGCTCGGAGAGGGCCACCACGTCGATAACGGCCTGCTCGCCGCTCAGTCCTGCCATGCGAGGGCAATCGGCGGAAACACGAGAGGGGCCCGGTTGCGGGCCGGGCCCCTTCGAGGCCAGGGCTTAGCGGGCAAGGCGGCCCTGACGGTGAATCCCCTTAGCAGTCACGGAGCATACCCGGAAATCGGGAGGGACGGCTAGCGGCTCTGCCCGGAGATCCTCGCCGTCGGCCGGGGCCGGCGTGTCTCGTTCCGGGCCAGCAGTTTGCCTCCGCCCCTCCCTCATTCCCGGTGCCGGGTCCGGGGAGGAGGGCCCGTGCCGCGGCACGGTAACTACTACGCCCGGGCGCGGAGAGCCCCCGGCCGTCTACTACCGGGGGCTCTCCGCAACCGCAGCTCTAGGGCAGAGCTGGCCTCAGCTTAGTCGACCGACCCGGCGCCGCCGTTGTAGTAGCCCGCGGGCGCGGCGTTGTCCTCGCCGGCCGAGATGACGTTGGTGGCCACCAGCATCTGCTCCGGCCTGGTCACGATCGGCAGGAGGTGCCATTCCAGGAGGTACTGCCTGGCCGACGGGTCCTTCTCCTTCCAGGTCTTCGCGTACTTGCCGGTGAAGCCCTGGGGCGCCTCGTCATCGGCCGTCGGGCCCACCAGGATCTCCACCGGCCGCTGGTCGGTGTAGTTCCCGATGTAGAGCTGGCCGTCCGGGACGAAGAACGTCAGGTTGCCGAGGTCAGACTCGAAGACCTGCTCCACCGTGGTCCAGGTCAAGCCCATGAAGCCGGTCATGATGCCGGTCGAGTAGTACTCGTCCTTCATCCGGTCGGACAGCATGGTCGCCGGGATGGACACGGTGGAGGCCTGCGTGGCACTCACCCAGGCCTCCATCAGGCCCGCCATGGTGACCGAGGTACCGAAGGTCTCCTTGGCGGGCACCCGGCCGTGCACCTGCAGCAGCCTCTTCCAGGACCGGACGTCCTCGATGATGCCGACCGGGGTGGCGTAGGTGATGCCGCCGGCACCGCCGGTGTTCAGGTTCGTGTTGGCCTGGCCGAGCGTTGCCGCGCTGCCCGGCGCCCCGCTGTTCACCGACGTGCCGCCGGTGGTGTAGTAGCCCAGCGCGGTGTTGGTGACCCACGGCACGGCGGGCGTTACGAAGTGGCTCGACGGGAACTTGTAGTCGACCGTCGCCTGGATGTCCGCGTAGTTGTACTGGATCGCCCCGCCCAGGGCCTGCCAGCAGCTCCACTCCGCGAAGTTGTCGAACCGCTGGTTGAGGTCGTTGATCTCGCGCAGCACCGCCTGCTCGGCGTTGATGCGGGCGATCTCGCCCGGCGTCCTCAGCCAGTGCAGCGTGGTCGGCTCGAAGACCTTCTTCTCGCGCAGGTAGATGAAGCTCGCGGACTCCTGGCTGCGGCCGAGCCGGGAGATGATGTGCGCCTCGCTGTTGGGCACGTTCGGCTTGGCGACCGCGCGGCTGCCCTTCACCACGTCCCAGGTGGCGCTGGGGAAAGGCCAGGGGGTCTGGTCGAGCCTGTTCAGCAGCAGCAGGGTCTCCGGAGTCACGAACTTCTCGACTACTCCGCGTAGCACTACCGGTTCGAGTAGACTTATGTCAGGAATCTCGACCACCCCTTAGTGAGCTGGTGTAGACTAATAAATGTCTGTAGCAGCGACACCTGCGGGTGCCCGGCCTGCGCCGCCCGAATCACCGGGCCACATGGCTGGCCTTTACGCGTGTCTAATCGGCGGGGAGAAGAACCATGGCACAGGGACGACTAGCTGGGGCTCAACCCAGAAACTGCGTGATCTGCCAAGCAGAGTTCACACCAGTACGCAGGAAGCAAGAGGCATGCCCGCCTTCAACCGGCCGGAACTGCGCGATGACCCTCTCAAACAGGAAACGCGGAGGGACCCGAGACAGCGCGGGCATGTTCGAAGACCTGAAGCCCGGACCACGGCAGTGCGAGAAATGCCAGCGCACGTATCAGCCGTCCAGGGCAGACAGCAAGACCTGCGGAGCAGACTGCCCTGGCCGCCCAGACTTCACACTCGTGTGCGCCAACCCACGCTGTGAGCTACCCGAACGTGATGAGGACGGACGGCACCTGCTCTCCCGCGAATTCGTCGTTAAAGGAAACAGCCACGGTAAAGGAAATCAGGCGTACTGCTCAAGAAGCTGCCGGGAGATAAACGCACCATGGCGGCTCAGTGAGCGCTTCCGTCGTTACGGGGTCACGCCCGAGCAGTACCAGGAGATGGTCGCGGCCCAGGGCAACCGCTGCGCGATCTGCGGGGAACCGCCGTCACCTCCCCCTACGCAGAACTGGCGAGAAGGGAACTGGGGCCTGCCGGTCGACCACGACCACGCTACTGATCATCTCCGGGACCTGCTGTGCCACCGGCACAACCAGGGGATCGGGCTGTTCGACGACAACCCGGACTGGCTCCGGGCCGCAGCCGACTACATCGAGCGCCACAGAAACGACGCCTGCCCGCAGCCCTGGCATGCTTGGCCAGTCCGGACACAGGTACCTCGGTCGCGAAAAGCCCGGCCGACAGTTCGAACAGAGCCCTAGCGCAGAACAGGGCTATAGCAAAAAGCCGGCCCCCGGAGGGTGGGTCCGGGGGCTGGCACTGGCGGTGTACTGCGCAACCGTCAATCTCAGGAGACAGGCGGCACCACGGCGGACAGGCCGCCGACCGAGGTGTCCAGGCTCGCCTGGTTCTGCGCGAGCGAGGCCACCGCGGCGTTGAGGGCCGAGGTGTCCACGTCCGCCGGGAGGGCCGCGAGCGCGGCCTGGATGGCGGTCACGTCCGTGCCGATGGCCGTCGACTGCGCCTGCAGGTCGCCCAGCGTGGTGTTGATCTGCGTGACTGCCGCGTCGATGTCATCCTGCGATGCCATTACAGCTCCTAGTCTGCTGTCAAGCTGTGACAGCCGCTGGTCGAGCCGTGCCTCCATCTTCTGGAGCACGACCTGAAGAGTCCTCCACGGAACCCACACGACCGGGCTATCGGCGGGGTTAGGGGTGGTCAGTGAGCGCGACTGCCACGTTAATTGCGGAGCTGTGCGTGTTCTGGAGGTACACCGGGTCCTTATCCGTGCAGAAACGGGAGGTAGCCAGCGGGAGCGCAGCCCCCCCGCTGCCCACGGCCTCCGTGTCAAGCGCTGGCCCGACATTGGTTCCGGCAGCGTCCTGCGCGAGAAACAGCACGATCCCGGTAACGACCGGGCTCTCGAACTGAACAATGACTTCGCAGCGGAGAGGGTCGATACCCATCTCCGTGAAGACCTCGACGACCGAACTCGCAGGAATGCTAATTACTTGCGCGTAAATCACCGGTCAGGACCTTCCAACGAGAACCAGTTTGGTCTTGGTCGCATCTGCCACGGTCTGTGCCACGTTCACTCGGAAGTACGGGGTAATGATGCTGAACGGCGTACCTGTCGTCACCGTGTAGGTGAGGTCCGCGTCCACGTTCACCCCGTCAAAGCTGCCCTGCACGGTCACCGTGGTGGTGCCCCCGGCCGCAGCCCATGAGAGCAGGGCCTGGCTGATGCTGTTGGCAGAAAGCTGTGGCCCCCCTAGCGCGAACCACGGTGAGTTGAGCGGGCTCTTCGCCTGCGTGAGCGCAGGCCCGCTGTAGGCCCACAGCAGCCCGTCAGCCATCAGAAAATAAACGCCGAGACCCCGACGCCGGTCGGCACCACGCCCGCGTTGCTCGGCGGCACGCCGTCCATCGGGCCGCCGGGGAACGGGGCACCGAGGGAGGCACCGGAGACCGCGCCGCCGTAGGGCACGTACCGCGCGCCGAGCAGCACCATCGACTGGCCGACCCCGGAGCCGAGGCCGCGCCCGTTGATGATGTTGGTCGTGTCGGTGCCGGAGACCACGTTGCCGTTGAGGATGCCGCGCACCACCATGTTGCCGAGCGCGTCGGTCGCCACCTTGCCGCCCGGGCTCGCCGGGAAGACGACCGCGCCGCCGACCAGCGTGATGCCGTCCGGGTTCACGCCGTTGGTGCCGGCGTTGAAGGCGGACAGGCTCGCCGCGCCGGGGCCGCCGGTGTCACGGGAGTCGCGCAGCACGCCGACCGGGACCTGCCGCCCGTCGGTGGCGCCCGCCTGGTAGGAGAAGTACCGGCCGGAGGCGACGTGCCGGGCGATGATGCAGCCAGTCGGCAGCACGCCCTGCCCGGCCGCCAGGGTGACGCCCCGCTGGGTGAAGCCGGCATAGGACAGCAGGAGTTCCTGAACCGCCTCAGCGTGGAACTCGTCGCCGTACGACTGGCCGTACTCGTGCGTCGGCTTGACGTAACCCGGCGGGTAGTCGAACTCGAAGCTGTCGTTGGATGGCATCTGCCGCGCTCCTCGTCGCTAAACCCGGTCAGTTCCGGGTGCCGTCCGGAGTGAAGAACTCCTTGTGCTCCGCGGCCAGCCGCGCCAGCTCAGCATCGACGTCCTGCTCCTGGCGCTGCTCGCCGTCCGGGCCGGAGACGCCCTTCTGCACGCCGAGGGCGACGTAGGGCTTGTCCTCGGGAGCGAGGATCGAGTCCAGCCCGGCACGGTTGGACAGTGCCATCTCGATGGCGGTCTCGCGCGTCTTCGGCAGCAGCCGGCCGGCGCCGATGTAGCCGTCCACCTCGGTCGCGGCGGCGGCCAGCTTCAGCCCGTCCACCTCGCTGCGCAGGCCCTTGTTGCTGCCGGCCAGCTCGACCACCGCGGCGGTGACGTCGGACAGGCTCACCTGGCCGGGATCAGCGCTCAGGCCCACCATGCCGGCGTCCTTGAGCGCCTGCACGACGGAGGCGGTCAGCGCGGCGGTGTCCGGCGCGGGCGGGGCAGCGGCCTGCAGCGCGGCCACGTCGATGCCGTGCTCGTTCTTCAGAGCGGCGAGCAGCTCTTCCCTGGTAAGCGGCACGGTTTCCTCCGGCGGCGCGGGAGTCAGGACGACAACTTCGCCTGTGCTATCGGCCGACGCGGCCAGGACTTCCTTGTAGTCGTCCAGGCCGGTCACGTAGGGCCGGTTGGTGACCGCCACGTGCAGCAGGGTGGGGCCTGCCTTCTTGCCGGTCGCGCTGTCGGTGTAGTTCGTGCTCAGGAACGCTGAGGCGCCCAGGTAGGTCTTGCCGAACTTCTCCGCGTCCTGGCGCGCGTCGAGCAGCGCGTACACCTTCTTGCCGCGCGCGCTGATGCCGACGACCTCGCCCAGGTTGGCGCCCGGGTTCTCCACGTGCTGGTTCTGGTCGTTGGCCAGCGGGACCTGCACGATGTCGCACACGCCCCGGGTGAAGTTGTCCTGCAGCGACGCCACGAAGGCGTCGTCGACCCGGATCTTCTCCCCGGTCTTGGGGTGGATCAGGTCGCCCATGTTGAGGATGTGCTTCTCAAAGAGCCTGCCGGTCACCCGCCTGGTGCGTGCCAGCGCTACAGGCACGTCATCGACAGGAGAAAACGTCTGCTCCGAAGGCGACGGGATGATGCAGCGCAGGTCATCGAGCATGCCCCTGTTATCGGACTACGGGGTTTTGCGCCGGTGGCTGTAGGCGGGACTGCGGGCCATGAGGTCATCGGCCGCCTCGCGCAGGATGGACTCCGCCAGCGCGGGATCGGTCCTCGCCACCCGCGCGGCCCGGCGCACGCTGGCCGCCGCGTCGTCCAGCCCGGCCGCTTCCAGGCGGTCAGCGATCTCGGCTGCTTCGGCCGGTATGCCCTCGCGGGACTTGGCGATCATGCTTCCTCTTGACTTGAGTCTAGTTAGCAGGCAAGATGGGCTCTGCTGCAACTTTCGGTAGCTACGGCAGGAGAATGTGTATGGCACCCGATCCTGAATGGGTCAAGAGTTCCCTGAGCTTCGCGAACGGCAACTGCGTGGAAGCGGCGGACCTCGGCAACGGGGTAGTGGGCGTCCGCAACAGCCGTGACCGGGACGGGGCGGTGCTCCGCTTCACTCCGGATGAGTGGCACGCCTTCCTCGGTGGCGTGAACAAGGGTGAGTTCGACAAGCTCGGCTCGTAACTCGCCAGCGTCAGGGGCCGCAGTACCGTCAGCGCTAGCAGCTCCCGGGTCATCGCCGGCCCGGGAGCTGCTTTCGTCTTCCGGCGGCGGCTCTTCCCTGACCGCCCACTCCCCGTCGTCCCGGATCGCCCACTCGCTGTCCACGGACAGCTAATCGGGCTCGTACTCCACCAGCCCGGGAACCCCGGCGAGCACGGCGGCGGCCTGGTCCAGGTCGTGCTCGGCACCGGAGACGGTGAGTCCCCCGTCGGTCATCGAGTGCGTGTCCAGCGGCCCGAAAACGTACTTCACCCCGTGTGCCCTCGCGTACTCGAACAGTGCGAGCACGCCCAGCGCGTAGGAAACGGTACTGTCCGCGAACCACTGGCGCGTCTTGTCAGCCACCACCCTCAGCCAGTCTCTTCAGTACCTGGTCCAGCTCGTGGACGGCCGCCCGCAGGAACGCGAGGTCAGCCTGGTAGCCGTCTTCGGGCATGTCCCGGATGTCGTCCGCGGACATGAACTTCTCCGGTGCCGGGCCGCCGTCCACAGGCACCCTGACGGAATCGCCAGTACGTACGATTTCCAGCCAGCACCTGCAGAAGGGGTGGAGCAACGGTCCCTGAAGCTTACCGTGGTACGGGCGCGGCGGGTGCGTGTAGACGATCCTAGAGCCCGCCGGCAGGCCGTACCGCGCGGCCCCCGCTCGCGTGGCCACGCGCCGCTCGCGGGACTGCGGCATCGCCACCGGGCCTCCCAGGTACGGGGCGAACGACTCGCGCAGGCCAATCGTCACCCCGTTCAGCTTCCGGCACCAGTAGCAGCACGACGGGCTCTCGGCGTGCGCCCGCCACCGCTTGCGCAGCTTCTCGCCGGCGGCCTCGCGGGCCAGGCCGCCGGCGAGAACCGCAGCCGACGCGCCGGCGCCAGCGGCTGCGTGCGCGGCCATGCGGGCCCTCAGGGCAGCCTGGCGGCCCCAGCCGAGGAGAGCGTCCCGCACGGCGTCCGCGCGCTCCTCGGCGGCTCTCTGGGACGGGTGCTCGCCCGGGGAGTGCACGCCGCGGATAAAGACGCGCGGCGGGACCGAGGCGTGGGCGTGCCGGACAAGGCCGCGCAGGCGGGCTAGTTCACCGAAGATCTTGCCGATGTCGTCCAGCAGGTCGTTCAGTGTCTCGTCGTCGCCGCTCACGGCGCCCGAGTCGTCCCAGGCCTGGCGGACTAGTTCACCCGCCGCCGAGCGCGCCTCGTCCAGTGCCTGCCGCAGGACCGCGTCAGTGTCGGGGCGGCGCAGCAGGTCGTCGGCCGAGCCGAGCGGGTTGCTGCGGGTGACCAACGCGAGGTACCCGGCCGCCCCCGCCGCCGACTGGCGCACGGCTGCCGCGGCCTGCTGCCCGGGGTCCGCCACTACCCCGGGTTCAGGACGCCGCGAAAGCTGGTGCGCTGGTCAACATCAGTACCGACCTCACGGACAAGGTAAGGATCGTTACCCGGCCCGTGACTCGGGGACAGCGGGCGCACCAGGTGCTCGCTGCCCGGCGAGTCGTGAACGGCGAAGAACTCCATGGCCTCGTGCCGCTCAACGAGGAGCAGCTGCTCAAATAGCCAGTGCTGCCACGACCGGAGGTCGTAGGCGGCCGGCGGCACCAGCATGTAGTGGTCCACCCGGTAGTTCTCACCCCGGTCAGGGTGCCTGCTGTCGTACCCCCGTGTCGTGATGGTCAGGGTGAGGCCCGCGCTACCCTGGCCCCGGTCGGCGTCCGCAAGGCGGAACTCCCAGCCTGGCCGGTACTCAAGGCGCTCCACCAGGTAAGCGAGGGCTTCGGGATACGGGGCCTGCTGGCGCATCAGACGGTCGTCGGTCACTGACCGGCAATCGGAGGCCGCGCGCCCGGCTGGCCGCCCGGGGCACCAGGCGGCTGAGGCGGCTGCAGGTGCGCGTAGGCAAGGCCGGAGATGGTATCGCCGGGCGGGACCAGCAGCGCGCTGCCGAGCTGCGGGTACACGGCCCCGGCCCCGGTCTTCGCGGGCGGTACCGGGGGCAAGGGCGCGGCCGGGGGCGCCCCCGGCCCCTGGGCCTGAGCGGCCAGCTCCAGTGCCCGCCCGGCCGCCAGCTCCTCGACCAGGTCGCGGGCGAGCGCCGCCATGGCCTCGTGCGCGCTCACCTGTCTAGCCCGTTCCCGCTGCGCTGGCCGACCGCGCTGCCGCCGGAGGCCGACGTGCCGGTGGCGGAAGTCTGGGAGCCGACCGGGACCTTGATGTGCACCACCGGCTGCTGGGGGGACCCGCCCTTCCCGGCCTGGACCGGGTTCTGCGCCTGCTGCTGGGCCTGGGCGGCCATCTGCTTCTGCTGGGCGGCCATCTGCTTCTGCTGCTTCTCGCGGTCCGCCTTGATCTTGTCGTAGTCGATGTCGAACCCGAAGTCGACGGCCATCCGCTGCTCCAGGTCGAGCATGAACTCCGGCGTGACGTTGGCCTGCTGGCCGGCGGTGGCCAGCTTGTCGAACGTGTCCTGGATGGCGGCCTTGGCCTCCTCGGTCAGCGGGCCCCACTTGAACTGCGGGTACTTGCCGGAGCCGAAGTTCCAGTCGACGAAGCGCGGGAAGATGTGGTCGGTGATGATCCCGGCCATCTCCTCCAGGATGCCCTCCAGCATCAGGAAGTAGGTGACGTCGTCCTGCTTGCCGAAGTCGACCAGCGTGCTGTCCCCCTGGCCGCCTCCCTGCTCGTTGTCGAACCACTGGGCGAGAACGCTCTTGGACATCTGGCTGTTGTGGTGGTTGATCAGCCCCAGGAAGTCGAACCGGCTGGCTGACTCGTTGAGGGTCTGCACCGTCCAGTCGGCGGTGGGCAGCGCGATGTACTGCGCGAGCCCGAGCTGGGCCAGCGCCCGGATGAAGTTGTTCTTGTCCTCAGCCGGGGCATTCGGCACCATCGTGCCCACCCGCAGGCCCACCGCGGCCCGCTGCGCCGCCAGGTGAGCGATGTAGTAGAGCTTCTCCTTCTTGTCGTAGTGGTAGAAGGCGCTCTCGAACATGGACACGCCGTAGAACGGCCGCTCGGCTTCCTCGTGCGCGTAGTACAGCGCGGTCTCTTTCGCGATCTTGACGTCGATCGTCCGGCCCTGGAAGAACGTGCGCTGCCGGAAGCCGTTGAACTCGCCCTGGCCGTCAAGCAGGAAGGTGAGGGTCTCCGAAGGGCGCCAGTCCATCTTGCGCAGCGTCCACTTGCCCTTGTTCGGCCCGGTCTTGGGGACCCAGTAGACCATCTCCCAGGCGCTGAACCCGTTGAACAGCGCGAGCAGCATCTGCTTGACGAATTTGTCAAACGACTGAGACATGCCGCCCTGCGCCCGCGGCGCGAACAGCAGGTCCTTGCAGAACCGGGCCTCCTCCACCCCGCCGGTCACCCCGTCGGCGGGCACCACGTCGGCGTTCTTCATCGCGCTCAGCAGCGGCTTGGTCAGCAGCCGGTACAGCGCCCTGGCCTGGCCGTCGCGGCGGCGCATGGTGACCAGCTGGCGGATGCTGACCGGGTCGTCGCGGAAGACCTCCCACGAGTCCCGGTACGGGGTGGCGAAGGGGAGGAAGTACGGGACGCCGGTGGCAAAATTGAGAGCTTCGTCGGGCGGCTGGACAAGCGTCTGCTCGTCCTGCAGGACGTAGCCCTCCTGGCCGTAGCCCTGACTGCTAACCCCGAGGCCACCAGGCGGCTGCACGCTGGAGCTGTAGGAGCCCTGCCCGCCGCCCGGTGTAGTCATGCCCCCTTAATCGGGGCTACCTGCCAGGCTGCCGCGCCCGGGCCGGCTTGTCCTCCCGGGCCTCCTCGCGCGGCGCGTCGATCATGCCGGCCAGGTTGGCTGCGGACACGAACAGGCGGCGCCCGTCCGGCATCTTGAGCTGCACGCCGATCAGGTTGCCGGCCTCGGCCGCGATGGTCACGTCACTGCTGGGGACCGTGACCTCGCCGACCCCGCCGACCGGGTCCATCAGGGTGACGATGACGTCACCCTTCTGCGCGCCCGGGGCATTGCCGGCGGCGGCCATGAACTCGTGCCACATTCCCGTGAGGTGCATGCCCGGTTAATCGGGAAGCACAGGCAGCCCCGGGCGACGTCGCCCGGGGCTGCCCGCGTGAGACAGGGCTGGCTAGTGCTGCGTGCTCAGCTCCGCGACCGAGATGTGGTCGGAGGCGAAGACGGTGGACTCCGCGACGGTGCGGTTGCTCACCGAGGCCGCGTACGGGATGACCGCCCAGGCCGCGCCGGACTGGAAGCCCTCGGAGAAGGTCTCGCCCGCGGTGGCGTTGGCGTCCAGGTGCAGGTGCGCCAGCCGGACCACGATGCCGCCGGCGGTGTCGGGCACCGGGTCAGAGGCGAACGCGCTGACGCCGCCCTGCGCCGCGCGGGCACCGGACAGGATGCCGCCCAGGGCGGTGTGGAAGCCGCCGCTGATGACGCCGCCGCTGACGTGCGAGCTGTCGATCGTCTTCACCGAGCTGATGCCGGCGCGGACGTCCTCGGTGCTGAACGCCACCGCGCCAGCCTGGATGTGCCGGCCACGGAACGTGTAGGCCGATCTGCCGTCGTGCAGCAGGTCCAGGCCGACGGTGTCCGCCACCGGGTAGGAGGCCAGCACCGCGTAGGAAAGGCTGCCGTGGCCGGTGATGACGGCCACCACGTCATTGCGGCTGCCAGCCCGCAGCACGCCCAGCGAGGCGGTCTCGCTGCCGTGCGCGCCGAACTGCAGGCCCGCAGCCTCAACCGAGGCCAGCGCCCTGCCCAGCGAGCCGCTCAGCGGTACCGGGTGCCAGGCGGAGCCCGCGCCGTTCAGCACGCTGCCGACAGACGGCAGCGCCGGGTTGGCCGCGCTGTACTGCGTGCCCGCGCCGACCAGGGCGGAGAAGTGGGTGAAATTGGTCCCGGAGTTAGCCGCGGCCTCGTCGCCGGCGAAACCCCAGGTGTCGGTCACAGCGGGCTGGGTGACACCTGGCGCGGCGTGCGCGGTGCCGGCCGCGGCCAGCCCGGTCCCCAGCGCCAGGGCAGGTACCGCAATGACGGCAGCAAGCCGCCTGCTGAGCTTCATAGGTAAAACCCCTCACTCATAGGCCCCCTGTGCTTGTCACGGGGAAACAGTCCACTATGTCGCACCCCGCCGGCCGGCGGAACTGTTTCCCTCAAAACGTGACCGGAACGCAAAAACCCCTGTCAGCCTCAAGAGGACAACAGGGAGTAATAGGGCCAGCGTAACGCAGTGATGTGCATGTACCCTGGTGTGACGGGAGACCGGAAACGATCTCAGACCCGCGAAGCCGAGCCCGTACCCGGTCTCCCGTCTCCAGGCTGCCACAGCGTGAGCACCGAAGGCGGCCCTGGCTGGACTCGAACCAGCGACTCGCTCCTTAGGGGGAAGCAGCTCTGTCCGCTGAGCTACAGGGTCCTGGAGGCGGCACCGGGAATCGGACCCGGGTAAGCACGTTTTGCAGGCGTGCGCCTGTACCACTCGGCCATACCGCCATTGGACGGGGCAGGCGTAGCCGGCAGCACGCCCCGCTTTACTGGCCCACCGCTACCCGCTGCCAGGTCACGGCGGTGAACTCAGTCGTGGTCTCAGACGGACTCGAACCGCCGGCCCCCCGCTCCGGAGGCGGGTGCTCTGTTCCACTGAGCTATGAGACCTTGGTGACGGACGCAGGGCTCGAACCTGCCATGCTCGCGCAGCCGGTTTACAGCCGGCCCCCTTGCCATCTCGGGTCACTCCGCCATGGGGTTGGTAACGAGAATCGAACTCGTATGTCTGGAGCCACAGTCCAGCGCTCTGCCGTTGAGCTATACCGACCGTGGGCGCAGAAGGGATCGAACCGCCGGCCTCTCGGGTGTGAACCGAGCGCTCTTCCGCTGAGCTATGCGCCCTTGTACTCGCGTGCACTAGGAGGGACTCGAACCCCCGCCACGCGGCTCCGTAGGCCGCTGCTCTTGTCCGCTGAGCTACTAGTGCATGGTGCCCCTAGGTGGTGTCGGACCACCTCCCTCCGCCTTGTCGAGACGGCGCTCTCCCGTTGAGCTACAGGGGCAGTGCCTAGACACTGGTAAAGAACCAGGTACCGTTTAATCACGTGGGCATTTTCATCCTCCTGGTCATCGCCTTCGGCTCCGGCATCTGGATCGGGCTGAGGCTCGGCGGCTACCGCGCCCTGTACCGGCTCGGGCGGACCGAGCTGGGCGAGCGGCGCAAGCGCTCCGGTGTCTAAACGCCCCGGCCCCGGGTGAGAAAGCGGTCCTGGCGGGATTCGAACCCGCGATCTTCGCCTTGACGGGGCGGCGGGGACGGCCAGGCTCCCCTACAAGACCATGTGTGCCGGCGGCTGACTGGGGAGCCCCGGCACTCGTCCCGCTTCGGCGACCGCCGCGCGGGCCGCGGCAGGGCTGCTGCCCCTCGTATCCCAGACTGACGCGCTCCGGCGCCCAGACTCGAACTGGGAACCCTCGCCTTAACGGGACGCTGCTCTGCCGATTGAGCTACGCCGGATCGACTGAGGCCCCCGGCTGTTTAGCCCTTATCCAGCAGGGCCAGCCACGTATTCCCCGGGGCTTTCGCCGGCCGCCAGTGCCGGGCCTCGTGGCGGAGGCGGGATTCGGACCCGCGATCTCGGCGTTATGAAAGCGCCGCGGGGACAACCGAACTCCCCTACTCCGCGTCGCGCCCCCAGGTTACCCCGGAGGCCCTCGTTCCCCCCACCGGATTCGAACCGGTGTCATCCTGCTTGAAAGGCAGGCGACCTGGACCGCTAGTCGAGAGGGGCTTGCGTCCTGCCGAGCGGATTTCAGCCAGCTCCCGGCGCGGACCTCAGAGTACCTGCTTTGGCAATGGCCGTCTCCCGCGTAGCAGGCTCTGCGTGGTCCTGGCGAGATTCGAACTCGCGCGACCTGATCGAGAATCAGGCATCCTGGGCCGCTAGACGACAGGACCGTGTGGTGCGCCAGGCGGGGCTCGAACCCGCGGCCTGGCGGTTAGAAGCCGCCTGCTCTGTCCGACTGAGCTACCGGCGCTTGTTCCGCTGCCGGCGCACCCAGTTGGACGCCCGGCAGCCCCAGTCTCCGTACCTGTACCACCGCTCGTCCTCGTAAACCGGGACGGCGTCGAAGATGACGTGCAGGCGCTCAGCTGCCCGGAGCGCGAGGTTCCTCACGCGCACCAGGCTAGTGGGCCGCCGGGGACTCGAACCCCGAACCCGCTGATTAAAGGTCAGCCGCTCTGCGCAGTTGAGCTAGCGGCCCGTAGCGGTAGAGGGGCTCGAACCCCCGGCCTCTCCCGTTATGAGCGGGGCGCTCTCACCGGCTGAGCTATACCGCCGTGGTGGGCGAGGCTGGGATCGAACCAGCGGCCTCTTCCTTATCAGGGAAGTGCTCCAACCTGCTGAGCTACCCGCCCTCGACAATCACTGTGACTGTGCGTATGCTTGCGAACGCGAGCAGTAAACTAGGCTGCTCGTAAAGGCACGTGGTTCCTTCCTTCTGGACTGGATCACCAGCCTGGCTGATTACACATTGAGGCGGTACCCGCAAGCGGCCCGTGGGTGCCGCCTCAATCATGTGCGGAGGAAGCGGTGGGACTCGAACCCACACGGGAGTTACCCCTCACGGTTTTCGGGACCGCTGTCGGTAGGCCGGCTCGACTTACGCTTCCGGGCGCCCGTCGCGGGTTGCCGTCCCCCACGGGCACTGCGCCTGCGTCACCACCTGACGGACTCGGCTGGTATCCGGCGCAGAAGCGGACGCGGGAGGACTCGAACCTCCGCAGGGTTACCCCTGTACGCCTTAGCAGGGCGCTGCTGTAGCCACTGAGCCACGCGTCCGTGTAGGTCACCGTTCGCTCCCGCTAGCAGGGAAACTAACCGCCGTCCTGGAACCCGTGCTCTCGCACGGCAGGCGCAGCGGCCCGCGGCCACGGTGGACAACCTCGAAGTAGGCGAGGAGGGACTTGAACCCTCACGTCCTTGCGGACACACGGGCCTGAACCGTGCGCGGCTGCCATTACGCCACTCACCCGAGCGGATAACCGGACTCGAACCGGCGACCTTGACGTTGGCAACGTCACGCTCTAACCAACTGAGCTACATCCGCGTGAACTTGCGAGCCCGGACCGAGAATCGAACTCGGGGCCTCATCCGTACCGGGGATACGCTCTCGCCGTCTGAGCTATCCGGGCATAATGATCGCGACGCGCGATCGAGGGAGAAACGAGCAGAACTCGAACCCCGCACGGCACCTGGAACGGAGCCGGCATGAGGGCCTGTGACGCCTTCGGCGGGACACTACGAGCCCTTGCCGCGAGTCGAACGCGGGACCTTCCGCTTACGGGGCGGGCGCTCTTGCCAGATGAGCTACAAGGGCGGGCCCCGGGCCGGGATACCGTCCGTGCCCGGGGTTGCTGGCGCTTTGCCGATTAAGCCACCGGCGAGATCTCTCTCGCCGGGCAGGATTCGAACCCGCATTCTCCAGCTCGCTGGGGTACCAGGACTCGAACCTAGAACCTTGTGCACCAGACGCACCTGCGCTGCCAATTGCGCCATACCCCACTGAATTGACGGGAGGGGCCTTTTCTCCCCCTCCTGTAACGGCCTTTGCTCTCCCCACAGGAGAGGCCGGGCAAGGATTCGCAGGACGGCCTTGCCAGCCGGCGTGGGCGAGGCGGGATTCGAACCCGCACATCCCGCTTTTTGGGAGCGGAGGGTCTGCCAGGTTGCTCTACTCGCCCGAATAACACCGAACTCTGCCGAAAATCGGCGAAGCCAGGTGAAGTGCGCCGCCAGGGACTTGAACCCCGTTCCGTGGATTAAGAGTCCGCTGCATAGCCGTACATGCTCGCGGCGCATTGAGTACTGGTGCCCCCGGAGAGGGTGTCGGCCCCTCCGGGCAGCCCAGGCGCTCCCGGTCCGCAGCCCGACAGCCGCGGACCGGTTACTTGCACGCAACCGGAGTATGAGTCCGGCCCGTACCAGAGGGGATGACGGGGGTCGAACCCGCGTAGCTTGCTTGGAAGGCAAGTGCCTGTAACCGTTCGGCCACATCCCCATTGTGTTACTGCGCGGGACCTGGAGATTCCGAGACTCCGACCTTCCGGGTTTCAACCGGGCGCTCTGCCATCTGAGCTAAGGCCCCAGGGTGCTCCGGATTCGCAACGGGGTTTCACCGACCGCCAGCGCGCGTCCGCTGCTGGCGTCCCTATTACCGGAGCGGCTGACCAGGCAGGGACTCGAACCCTGAGTGCCCCGCTAAGGGCCCGCACGCCACGCGGCTCTGACCAGCAGTCGGGATGGCAGGGCTCGAACCCGCGACATCCTGGTCCCAAACCAGGCGCTCTTCCACTGAACTACATCCCGTTACGGATCTCCGGCAGGGCGTGGCCCTTTACTGCCGCCTCACTTGAGCCATTGAGATCCTGGTCGGAGTGGTGAGATTTGAACTCACGACCTCTACGTCCCGAACGTAGCGCGCTAGCCAAGCTGCGCCACACCCCGATGTTGCGGAGGCTTACCCCACCCTCAGCCCGGTGCCCCGGACATTCGGCTCCGCTGGTCCCCGGTTTTACCGCACGGGTGAACGGTAAGGCACCAGAGAGGTCAGCTGCCCTCTCTCGCCTTGCGCCGGCCGACGCGCGGCAGTAGTGCCCTAAGTGGAGAAGGCGGGAATCGAACCCGCGACACGCCGCTTGCGAGGCGGCTGCTCTACCAGCTGAGCTACGTCCCCAGATGCGACACTCTGTCCATTTGAGCTACCAGCCCATGCGTGGACCGGACCGGATTCGAACCGGCAACCCGCCGCTGTGGAGCCTGGGGGGATCGAACCCCCGACCTTCTGTCTGCCGAGCAGATGCTCTACCAGCTGAGCTAAGGCCCCATTGCTTTGCATATCGTGCAAAAACTCTTGACACCAAGTACCGCCGCCACCTGGCCGGAGCCAGGCCGCACACCCCTACGGTGGAACGCGAGCCCGGAGGCCGGCGGACGGCACGGTGCTTGCCCATCGTCACGGCATGCCGTGAACCGGGCGTTGATCGGCAGCCGGGCACGGTGTGAGCGCACCCGGCTGCCAGTCATGTGCGACGGGATGGCGCCCGCCGCTGATGCTCACGCTGTGGAGTTCTCAAGCTGCATTGACATGCGCCTGCGCGGGCTCTCGCCGTTGCTGACGGTCGCAGGGACGGGAGGACTCGAACCCCCGGCGCGCAGTGTTGGAAGCTGCCGTTCTGGCCGCTGAACTACGTCCCTATGTTGAGTTGTCCAACTAAAAACCGCCTTCAGGAGGCTTCTCCCGAGGCGGTCTGCTGGTGCAGGTTGGCCGCTACACAACGACCGCCTTGTTCGCCGGGATGCAGTTGTCTTCGGGCAGCACGGCGGCTGCGAAGGGCTCGTGCCCTCGCTGCCACTGCTTACTCGATGACCTTGACATCATGATCCTTACGGTAGCGGAGCGGGCCTAACCCGCGCCAGTTCTTTGCGGTGAACCCCGGGTGCGGCTGGTTGGGTCGCATCCCGGGTAGCTACTACGTTACTACCCTGCTTGACTGGTGTCAAGCTAAATCCAGGGGAATTTCTGGCTGGGTAAAGAGGCTGGCCGCGGCGCCGCTAGCCACCCCGCCCCGGTCGGCCTCCACCGCCCTGCGGACCGCCGGGTGCACGGACGCGCGGACCTCCGCCGGGTTCAGCCGCACCAGCCTGGCCGCGACCATCGCGTCGGCCAGCCGCCCGGGCACGGTCCCGGCCCGCGCCGCGAGCTGGTCCAGGCCCTCCTCCATGTCCTCCTCGGCAAGGCCGGCCGCGTACTCAACCAGTGCCTCGAACGGGATACTCACAGCCAGCCCCGGTGCTGGTCAATGAAATCCTGGTAATCGGCCACGAAGCCGCAATCGTCACACGTCAGGTCATAGCGCAGCGAGGTGATGGCCGGGGGCCGGTCGTACCCCTTGCGTGCCAGGCTGACCCGGGCCCAGAAGAAGCAGCTGCCGCAGTACGGGCACAGGAGCCGGAACGGCTTGCGGCGGAACCACGGCACGACCGGAACCTACCAGTTCCGTACGCGGGCGTTTTCCTTCGTTCGGAATCGTTCGCGCGGGCGACAACGGCCTCCGGAGGCTGCACACTGGAAGTGCCTTTCCGGTCGCACGGGCGGGCATGGGCAGATGGCGAAGCGAGGGAGGCTGGCCCGCGGGCCAGCCTCCCTTTCTTACTGCTGGTAGTCCCCGCTGGCCGAGCCCCAGTCGTCCAGGTAGCTGCTGCCGTACTCCATGCCGGGGCGGTCCGCCGGCATGAAGTTATCCGGGCCGAGCACTGACATCGCCGCGGGCATTCCAGCCGGGGAGGGGATCTCAGCGGCCGGGCCGTAGAACGAGGCCTGGCCGGGGTAGGCGCGCTTGCCGCTCGCGTCCTCCTGGCCGCCGGTCCTCAGCGCGCCGGAAACCGCGCCGGCCAGGGAGTCGGCCTCGTCCTTGGAGCTGTCACCCAGGTGGTCGATCTTGCCGTTCGGCAGCCGCGACAGCCCGAGCAGCTCGATGACGGTCAGCTCGCGCGCGGGCATCTCCAGGCGGCCCTCGTACATGACGTCCCGCAGCGTCCGCCAGCCCTCCTCGGACACGTCGGTGGAGAACCGGTCAGTCTCTATTCCGTGCGATTCCAGGATCTGCATGGAGTCTTTTGACTGCCACTGATCGAATGAGAAGAAAACTACCGGAAATCCCATCCGGCGCAGCTCAAGGCACAACATCCTCGCCCAGCGAATCTGGATCTCCATCGGCGGCCTCGCGCCGGCGTCCGCCTCGTAGCTGATGGTGAAGTCGGCTTTCACCACCGGGCGGCGCTCCTGGACCTTGATCTCCAGGCCTTCCTCGTCGTAGCCGACAAGGGCGTGGTCCTGCCAGCGCTTGACGTGCGCCATCGTCACGCCGGCCCGGTCGCCGGTGGCCGCCAGGTCAGCGTGCATGGCGTACAAGGCACCCTTGACCGGGAAGAACCCGGGGCTGAAGGTGTAGAGCGGCCTCCAGGTCGCGCCCTCGCGCACGTAGGCCACGCTCACCGGCGGCTGGGCGTACTCCACCAGGCAGTCGCGGATGGCCTCCTCGTTGGCGAAGTACGGGTTAATCGCGCGGCGCGGCTTGCACTCGTACTTCGCCTCGGCCAGCGCCGGGTCCTTCTCGTAGTCCTCCGCGAACGCCTCTTTCCCGCTGATGCGGGGATTGGCCTCCCAGGTAGCCAGCGGGCCGGACACGTAGTAGCGGCTCCGCTCACCGCGCGCCTCGTTGTCAGCCTTGCCCTTGGCGACCAGTTGCTGGATGGTGCTGCCCAGGTAGCGCGGGTAGGAGATGTGCACGTTCTTGAAGGTCTCCGGGAACCGGGTGGTGGCACTGGTCCGGATCATGTCGAGGATCGCCTCGGCCGAGGAGGACGACTCGCGCTGCTTGGCCGAGGCGTTGCGAGCCAGCTCCGCGGCCGAGCGGAACGCGTCGATCTCGTCGGCGATGCCGAGGATGAGGTTGAGCCCCTCCTGGCTGTCGGCGTCGGAGTGGCCGGAGACAGCCTCGATGTTGTGCTCGAACCGGATGGTGTCCAGCAGCGTGACGGTGCGCTCCCCGCGGGCGCCGCGCTGCTGGCGGGCGGCGGCGTCGATGATGTCGATGCCGGCCTTGCGCTGGAACCAGCAGCCCGGCCGCTGCACCGCGCGGCGCATGGGGGCGAAGAACGCGCGCTGGGCCTGCTTCGAAGATGATGCGACATTCAGGACGTGAATCGAATCCTGCTCGGGCATCTGGTAGTAATCCTGCGGGGACTTCAGGCACAGCAGCAGGTAGCAGACCCGCATGGCGATCATCCGGCAGGTGTGGTCCTTGCCCCCGCCCTTCCCCCACTCCAGCTCCAGGAAGTTGACCATGCGCGTCGGCTGCGACCAGTAGTTCCTCACCTCCTTGTCGGCGCTGGCCGCCAGCAGCTCGTAGGTCGGCAGGTAGTAGACCCGCTCAGCGTGCCGGACCGCCTCGTACTGGACCTCGCTCAGCGGCGGGTTGGCCAGGTAGGCCCGGTCCCGGACGAAGACGTCAAGCGGGACCGGCTCCTCCTCGAAGATGCCGGGCCCGGTAGCGGACGTGCCCGCGCCGCCGGACGACCCGAGCAGGGCCGCGGCAGCCGCGCCGGCGGCGGTCACGCGACCGGCGGCCCGGGGCGGCGGCCGACCGGGTACCACCAGAACGCCACGTGCAGGGCCAGGCACAGCAGGCCGAGGATCGTGAAGCCCTCCGGGGTCCAGGGCAGCGAGGTGCCGGCCTTGGCCGCGTACAGGATGAACGCGATGGCGAAGAACAGCGAGGACAGCCAGCCGAACACGGTTACCAGTCCCTTCGCGGCTCGGAGCCCGGACGGTGCAGCGGGCCGCCGCTGTGGTTGTTGTCGCCGAAGTGCTGGTGGTCGTGCTCGTGCGTCGCGCCGACCGCGTGCGCGTGGCTGTGGGTGCCGGTCATCGGCGCGTGGTGCATCGCGACCCCGCCGCCCGCCTGCTTGGCCAGGGCCACCATCGACGCGGCGGCCTTGTCGTTCTCCTTGCCGGACCCCCCGAACCCGGGCAGCGTGTTCACGTCCACCCCCAGCTCCCTGGCCCGCTTGCGGATCAGCGCCTTGGCGGCCGAGGCGTTGCCGTGCCCGGAAGCAGCGAGCACCGCGGCCGAGTGCAGGTGCTTCTTGTCCTCTATTGGATATGACCCGTCGGCCAGGGCATGCCCGGAGGAGGCGGCCTTCTTGCGCCCTTCGGCGGTCTCGCTGTCCGGGGTAAGGGTGACCAGCGAGATGTCCCGGCCCGGCTCGCCGGCCAGCAGCACCGCCAGCGAATTCGCCAGCTGGGAGGCCTTGACGTTCTTGTCTGACTTGGCGCACATCGCCGCGGCCCTCTTCGGCGGGATGTTCCTCTTGACCATCGCCTTGTAGGTAGCGTGGCCAGAATGCTCTCCGCCGCTGCTGTCCTCGTCGTCGCCGTCTTTGCCGGACTTGTCCCCGCGGCCTCGGTCTTCATCGCCGCTGTCGTCATCGGACGCCAGCAGCAGGGCCAGCTCCCCGCTCGCCACCTGGACAGCGAGCAGCAGCTCAGCGTCCAGGTCCGGGGCCTCGGGGACAGCCCCAGCCAGGGCGAGGATCTTATCCAGTGACACCGTGCCTCCCGGGAGCGTGCGGATTCCGCTCCGGGTAATCGGACTACCGGGCAGCGGCGAGCAGCGCGTCCACCGCGCTCAGCTTCGCCGGGCCGTTCGGGTTGTCGGAGGACGGCCCCGGGCTGTCACGCGGGCTGACGGCCTTCCCGCCGGCCTGCATCCGCCCGGCGGCGTCCGCGGTGACGGTCATGTTGCCCGTGTCAGCCAGCGCCTGGACGTGGTGGCGGATGTGCCGGGCCAGGTCGTGCGCCCCGGACTCCTTCGCGACCATGGCGGCCCGCATCGCGGACTGGGCGGCCCCGGCCGGGTTGGTGCGGCGCATGTCCCGGGCCCTGGCCAGGTAGGCACTCACCCGTGCCTTGTCGAGCACGGGCAGCGCGGCCAGCTCGCGCGACGCGTCCGGGTCGGTGATGTTCAGCAGGTCCTCGGGCGGCTGGATGAGCGGCGCCGCGCCCGAGGTGTCGGACTCCGCGGGCTCGGAGACGTCCTTGCCCGTCACCACGGCCAGCGCGAGCTTGTCCAGTGCGCTCATGTCACCCTCCGTCATCCGGGCCATCTGCGAAGGGCCCGAGAAAACACCGTGGAAGTACCGCTTGCGGATGCGGTCGGACAGCGCGCCCAGCGCCTGCTCCGCCTTCCGCCACGCCAGCATCTTGTCGTAGCCCTGCTTCATCACCGTGGTCGCCGACGACTGGGCGGCCGGCGGGACGCGGGTGAACACGTTGGCGGTGTAAGCCGAGGGCAGCATGTTCCCCTGGTCGGCCTTGTGCGCGGCGTACAGGGCCGTCTCGGCGCTGCGCATCACGGCGAGGGCCGCGAGCGGGTCGTCCTTGTTCAGCTTCCAGGCGGCCTGCTCCAGGAACTTGCGCGCGGTCGCCGACAGGCTGGCATCGCTGCAGTCAGGCACCAGCGGGATGACCGCGCGCACCTCGGCCGCGGTCGGCAGGGTCACGGCCGGCGGCAGCGGCGGGCTGGGACTGACGGCCTGCACCGGGTTCTGGTACATCCCGTACTGGGAATACCGTCCGCCAGGTGGCGACGGCAGGAGGAACGGGCGCGCACCCGGAGCGGTCGCCACCGCCAGCTCGACGGCCGAGGTGGCGGCACGGTGCTCGTGCGCCTCGGCTTTCTCTTTCTCCCACTCGGCCACGTTCTTCGCGGCGGCGGCCCGGACATCGGGATGCGTCTTCGTCGGGCGCTTACCGCCCGGGTTGACGCCCGCTGCCCATTTCTTGACCACCCCGACGGCAACTTTGTACGCCTCCTGCTTGCCGTACCTGGCTACCAGGTGCGGGTACAGGTGCTCCACGTAGGCGGGAAGATGATGGCCCTTCATGTGGAACAGGCCGGGGCCGCCCGGGGGCACCGTCGGCTTGACGACCGTGGACGCCTCCGGGGTGCGCGGGGTGAACTTGACCAGCGCGCCGCCCTCACCACCTGTTGCGGGCCTGCAATGCAGGTCAGGATGGTCCCGGCCGCCCTTGGCGACGTGCTGGTACCACGGGCACTCGCGCATGAGGTGCCCGTGCGCCTCGCGCGTCTCGTGCTCGGCCTCCAGCAGCTCCAGGGCTCCCGCCATGCCCTGGTAATCGCCCGGCGGCTTACTCCGGCATGCCCAGGGTGACATCCGCGCAGCCGCTGTCCGCCCAGTACCGCAGGTTCGCCCGGCGCATGTCGTCGGGGTAGTGCGCGAGCAAGGCCACCGGAGCGGCGTCGTACGGCTCGAACATGGCCATGCAGCCCTCGGCCTCGTCCACCGCGGTACCGCAGGCCGGGCACGGCCTGAACTGGGCGAGCCCGTTGCCTGCCCCAAGGCGCGCAAACTCAGCCTGGCGCTCCGGGTCGCTGCGGTACTTCTCCAGCTCCTCGCGGAACTTCGCCTCCAGGCTGTCGTGCTCGGCCCGGTGCGCGCGGACGGCCTGCTGCAGCAGACCGGACAGGTTGACCCCGGCAGCCCTGGCGTAGCCGCGCAGGTCGTCCGGGAGGGAAACGGTGGTGTTGGACACAGCAGCCTCCGATCAGAGTACGTACAGGCAACGTATACGTACTCTGATCGGCTGTCTATCAGGCCCCGCTCAGCGCCTCAACGAACTTGTCCTGCAGCACGGCGCGCAGGCCAGGGTCCTCCACCTGGCTGAGCACCAGCAGGAAGACGTCGCGGACCTTCTCCGGGGCCATGCCGCCGGGGTCGGCGCGGCGGCTCTTCAGCCGGACGTCGTCCCAGGTCTTGGCGATCTGCTCCCAGGCCAGGATCGCGTCCTTCTCCTGGCCCGGGTGCTGGTAGCCGTCGTCGGTGCCGTAGCCGCGCCGGGAAGTCTGCTGGTGCTTGAAGAACCAGTTGAGCATCACACTGGTGCGCATGACCTGTGCCGACGACATGTCCAGGCCCTCGCACTCGCCGCGCGCGGTCGAGTAGAACTCCTCGTAAGAGGTGCGCAGGTCGCCGTCCTCTACGCTCTTCGGGCAGGTGAACAGCCCGTCGAACTTGTCCCAGTTGCTAGCCACGCACCTCTAATCGGGCGCCCCGTGATGCGGGCAGCCGGGCTCTGTCGTCAGGCGCACCCAGCCCTTGCCGTAACTGACGCCGTACTCGGACTGCAGCCGGGCCGCGCAGTCCAGCTCCCATTCGCCCAGGCCCTGCTTCTCATCGTCGGGCAGGTCCATCAGCCCTAGTCTTTCAGCCAGTACCGCACGTTCTCGCGCTCCTCGCGGAACGACCGGGCCTGCTGCAGCGGGAAGATACCCGGGTTCGAGTACACCCCGGCGTACTCCCCGATGGTCTGGCTGCGCGCGGCGTCCGGCACCAGGTTCAGCCATGGCCCGGTGCCGGACAGCCGCTGCAGGTTCCAGTCGTAGCCGGACTCGTTGAACGCGACGCCGCTGTCGCAGTCCCAGTCCCACACCGGGCGGATCGTCGCCTTCCAGGTGTGCTGCCAGGTGCACCACACCCAGGGGTTGAAGTACGGCAGCAGCCGCACCGCCGACTGGTCGGCCTCGTCGTCCTGGCGCGGCGCGCTCAGGCCGTCCCAGCCTGCCCCGCCGCGGTTGTGCGCGCAGATGCACAGCACGTTGTCGGTGTACTGGGCCTGCGCCCAGGCCATGTAGCGCAGCACGTCACTGGAGACGATGACGTCCTCTTCGCCGCAGAGCACGAACTCCGGGCTGAACCCGTCGAGTACCCGGTCTATGGCCTCGCCAAGCGCGCGGTGCATGCCGGAACCGTGCGCGGCCTCCGTGCTGTCCTTCAGCACGACGACCTTGCGGCCCAGTACCTGCTCGGCTTCGGCGATGACGTCCATCTGGTCATCCATGTGACTCGACCAGCCGAGGGCGACGGCGACCATGCGCAGCTCGCCCACGTCCGCGGCGGCGGCCCACGAGGCGAGGGTACGGCGCAGGTACTCCGGCCGCTTCCAGGCGGTGATGAGCAGGGCGGTGTCATTCAGCATGCGCTCTCCCTCGGGCGGAACCAGGAGGCCGGCGCGGGTCCGTGCCGGCGGCGGCGCCGCCGCACCGGGTCCCAGGACTGCCAGATCCACTTGGGCCAGGTCGCGTCCGGGTCCACGTCGGTGGTGCCAGGGTAAGTCTCCCCGTCCGCCTCCACCCAGCCTTTCGCCCACATCTCGTAAGCGATACCCGGCGAGGCACTGTCCCCGCAGATCTTCGGCACCGCCTCGGTGTGGCTGAACGACAGTGCCTTGCGCCGGATCACCTCCGGGCCGCCCAGCCAGGACAAGTGCCAGCCGCCCAGCTCAACCCTCGGGTAGGACTCCCGGCGCTCGCGCACCTCATTCAGCGAGGAGACCACGCCCCGCCGGGCCAGCGACGACATGACCTGCACGTTCCCGAGCCGGTCCACCGCGCCGTACAGCAGCTGCAGGCCCACCCCGAGCAGCGGGTCGGGCCGCACCCTCAGGGTCTCGCGGAAGAGCAGCTCATCGACGTCGGCGACGATGAGGACGTCATCGGGTGTCGAGCCCTCCAGGCCGCGCATGGCGAAGTCGCGCTGGTGGCGCTCGCGGACCCAGGGGTCGTGCGTCTCCGGCAGCTCGTCGTCGACCAGGTGGACGATCCGGTCAGCCCACGGGGCGAACCGTTCCCTGTTCTCCGCGAAGTACAACGGCTTCGGCTGGCCGGTGAACGTCAGCGGGGCCTCCACGATGACGTGCCGCCAGATGTCAGTGTCCTCGTACTCCGTCAGGTGGCATTCGAGGATGTCCAGCTCATCGCGGAGCATGCAGGTATCCCACAGTTTCACAGGGTCACCCACCAGAGCTTGCCGAACTGGACGCTGAGCTGGCTGTCCGGGAACTGCTCGCGGACCCCGGCCGCCACCGTCGGGAAGTTCCAGTCGTCGCCGGCGAAGACGGCGCCGGGCACGGCGTGCGGCAGCAGCGCGGCGATGCAGTCGGACACCTCCGCCGTGGTGTGCGCGGCGTCCAGGTGCAGGAACCCGATCGGGCGGTCCCACTTGGCCGCGAACTCCCGCCAGTCCGCCTTCCAGACCTGGACGTTGCCCTGCGTGGCCTCGGCGACGTTGGCCAGGAAGATCCCGTAGTTGTCCCGCTTGACCAGCTCCGGGTCGATGCCGATGCCGGCCGCGGCCGACTCCGGGCCGTCGCCCTCCCAGTGGTCGACGACGTGCAGGGTCCTCGGGCGGATCGCGTTGGCGATAGGGATAGCGCTACGGCCCTGCCAGGTGCCGATCTCGACGGCCGCGCCGTCAAGGTAGCCGGTGGACTGGGCCAGGGCCGCCAGCACGTCGAGCTGGCCCTGGCTCATCCACTCCTCGTTGAAGCAGAGGGCCATCTAGTCGGTGTCCGCGAGGGCCTGGCGCACCAGGCAGTCCTTGCCGTCGACCAGGTGCTGCAGCCCGAGCGAGAGCTGGGGACCGTCGTCGAGCACCGCCAGCAGCTGGTTCCTCATGTCGCGGAACATGCCGGCCACGGTGGCCGGCACGCCCGGCGGAAGGTTCGGGTTCGGCTCAAGCCAGCGGCACTTCTCGCGAACCGACGGGTGGCGGGTCTCCCAGCTAGCGCTCACAGTGCCCCCAGGGCATCCTTGATCTCATCAAAGGAGGCCTTCTGGCTCCCGCTGGCGGCAATCGGCGGGGGCTGCTGGCCCAGCTTCCGGGCGACCACGGACAGCGCGAGGGTCAGGGCGGTCTCCCGGTCATCAACCCGGGTCCTGGTCTGCAGGTCCCACAGCACGGCCATCGCCGCCTGCACCCGGGGCACGCCGAGGCGGCCGGCAAGCTCGCGGCGGGCCGCCAGCGCCTCGCCCTGCGCGGCGACGTCGGCGCCGCACGACAGCACCAGCAGGTCGCGCAGGCAGAAGACGACCTCGCGGGCGACCTGCCCCGGGTCGCCGTACGTGGCCAGCGCGCGGTCCATCGCGGCGTACATGGCCCCCGGGTCGCCGTCAGCCGCCGCGGCCAGCAGGGCAGGGGCGAAATCGGTCTCCCCGGTCAGCTCGCGCCACATGGACAGCGAGGTGATGCCGACCGAGGACACCTGGTCAAGCCGGACCACGGCGTCGCGCATGCCGCCGCGGGCGGCCTCGGCGATGGCGGTCAGCAGCGCGGGCTCGGCGGCGGTCCCCTCAGCCTGGCAGATGGCCGCCAGCCGGTCCCGGATGACCCCGACTGGCAGCGGGTCGAACCGGAACGGGCTGCACCGGCTGCGCACCGTGCGGGGGATAGCGCTGAGCTGAGTGGTGACCAAGATGAACACCACGCCGGGCGGCGGCTCCTCCAGGACCTTCAGGAGGGACTCGAACGCGGGCCCGGACAGGCCGTGCGCCTCGTCGACGATGTAGACCTTCCGGCCGCCGCCGACGGCGCCGTAGTAGGCCCTGGTGCGGATGTCCCGGACCTGCTCGACTCCGCCGTTGCTCGCGGCGTCCAGCTCCTCCACGTCCGGGCTGGTGTCGCCGTCAACCGCCTCGCAGCTCGCGCATGCCCCGCACGGCCAGCTCCCGGCCGGCCCGGGGCCCGCCTCGCAGTTGAGGGCCTTGGCCACGATCCGGGCCATCGTCGTCTTGCCGCAGCCCCGCTCGCCGTAGAAGAGCATCCCGCCGGGCACGCTGCCCAGCTTGCACATCCGGTACAAGACGGCGACAGACGGGCGCTGCCCGGCGACATCGGCGAACGTCCGGGGCCGGTACTTCAGGTGCAGGGGCTCGCTCACTCGGGTCTCCTCCTGATGGTGGCCGCGATGACCGGGGGGCCGGGCGGTGGCCCGGCAACGGGCAGGCCGGCCGCGCAGAACGTGCCCCGGTCAGCCTTGCGGTGGCCGAACTCGCCCTCGCACGCCGGGCAGGCGAAGTACACGACGTCGCCGTCCTGCTCGGGCTCGGCGGAACCGCCGCAGTAAGGACAGCCGGCACCCCGCTCGACTAGCGGCTCAGGCAGGCTGGTCAACGGGCTCCAGTACCTCAGGATCCGGCACCTTGCTGTAGCCCTCGCCGGCCCAGTCGCTATCGCCGGCCCCCGGCGAGGTGCCGTAAGGCTGGCCGTACTGGTGAGCGGGCTTCCGGTATCCGGGAGTATCCACAGGTTCCTCCACAGGGTGTGCGTAAGGCAGGTACCTGTAATACGCCGGCGCCCGAGAGCGCCGCGGTAACCTTCCCTTCGGCTGCGTCGCCGCAGCGCGGGCAGAACCGCTCGCTCCAGGGAACGTCGAGCAGGCTGGCCGGCACGGGCAGCCCGCACCCTTCGCACGGCTGAGCGCCGCCGCTGAAGAACTCCAGTCGGCGGGCGGTGTAACGCGCGGCCTCAAGCCAGCTGGCCTTGCCGGACAGCGCGGCGTACGCCTGGTACGGGCCGAGCCGGCCGTTCAGCAGCATGCGCAGCACGGTCCGCTGCCCGTCGCGGGTCACCCAGAAATCAGTGACGTGCTCCTTGGCGTCGCCGGGCCCGGCGGTCGTGCCGGCGTAGAAGCTGTCCGCGCGGATCAGCACCGGCACCGCCTCCGCCTCGTCCCACCAGCGCAGCCGCCGGGCGAGGACCGCGGGGTCGTCGGCCACCTCCAGCTCCCACAGGCCGACCGGGCGCGCGGGCAGCTTCGCCGCCGCCGGGAGCACCGCGTAGTTCCCGCTCCAGTGCAAGTGCGGGTGCACGTGCACTGCCATGCGGGCCAGGAACTCGCCGACCGCGTCACCGTCGGCGGGCGCGGTCAGGCCGAACTCGGCATAGTCGACGCCGGCGCTGCGCTCGCGGTAGCCGGTTCCCGCCGACACCAGGCGCACCGACTCGGCGGCGAGCGCGGGGAACCCGTCGCGGTGCGCCCGGTAGGCGGCCCGGCGGATCGCGTACTCCAGGAACGTGCCGGTGACGAAGCGGAACACCTCCGGGCGCTCCACCCGCAGCCGGACGCGCTGCGCGACGGTGGACTGGTCGAGCGGGCGCACCGGGTCGGCAGCCAGGTCCCGGTCGACGGCCTGAACGTACTCGCGGCGCAGCTCCAGGTCGCCGCGGTCGCACACCCCGCACGCACTGCCCGAGCACTGCTGGTCGCAGCGCGGCACCCACTCGTTGCCGTGATATCCCTCGGGGATATCACTGTCGTAAGTCCCGGCGTCCGTGCCTTCGAGCAGCTCCACCATGTCCCGGTAGGCCCGCCACATGAGGGAGCGCTTCACGCCGGTGTCGATCATCTCCCAGCCGAGCAGGTCCTCGTAGAACCGCTCGCCGAATATGTCGTCGAGCCCGTTGCGGAAACCGTGAACTCTCATCGCCTCGTCGAGCTTTTCCCGCATGTCCTTCGGGAAGCCGCCCCATGAAGCCGTCCCGTAATTCTCGATAACGTCTACGATCGCCTCGCCCGCGTCGCGGCTCGCTCGCTGGCAGGCCTGGAAGAACGCCAGCTTCGGCGGCGACGCCTTGCTGCCGATCTTGACCCAGATCCGGTGATCGCGGAGTTCGTCGAGCGCCTGCTGCAGCATGTAGTCCGGCGGGGTGACGGCAAACCACTGCAGCGGGGTCTGCGCCTCGATCAGCAGCGGCGTCCAGGAGAAGATGATCTGCACCCCGGCCGCGGCCTCGCCAAAGCTGTCACGGATGTCAGCCAGGCGCTTGCCCAGGGCCACCACCTTCATCACGTCGGCCTGCTCCTCGCCCGGCCAGTTGGTGATGAAGTAGATCTTGATCTTCCTGATGCCGGCCCGGATCGCCGCCGTGACCGCCTTCGCCACGTCGTCGTCGCTGGTGCCCTTGCCGGCCAGGTCGCGTATCCGCTGCGCGCCGGCCTCCAGGCCGAGGGTGAGCGCGGTGGTGCCCGAGACCTGCAGCAGCAGGGAGAGGTCCGGGTCGCTGAGGTAGTCATCGATCCGCATGCTGGACGCGTCCACCTTGCCGGTGACGTTCTCCAGCAGCCCGGCGACCAGTTTCTTCATCTGGGTGTGCATAGGCGGGTCAGGGGCGACCAGGGAAATGTCAGTACTGCCCATGTTGTCGCGCCACGTCTTCGCGCGAGCCAGCGAGCGAGCCGTGTCCTCCTGCCGGTAGGGCTTGGTGGCCCACGAGAGACGGCAAAACGAGCACCAGGCCGGGCAGCCGCGCGCTACCTCGACGTCGCCCGAGCCCATGCCGGGGTCGGCGAACAGCACCGGCGCGGACGTCATCAGGTCCGCGTTATTCAGGCTGACCACCCGCCTGGCCTTGAAGCGCGGGCCGACGCCCGGCAGCAGCGAGCGGTAGCCGGACACCATCTTGGTCAGCTCAGGCAGCCCGCGGTCCTCGTAGCGGTAGTCCACGGCGGTGAAGCGCGGGAAGTACAGGAAGTTGAACTCGCGGGCCAGCATCCGGTAGCACAGCGCCCGCTCCTCGCGCCACAGGCCGTCCGCCTTCATCTGGGCGATGGCCTCGCAGACCGCGGCCATGCCGGGGTTACCGGGCTCGTCCTCGGCCTCACCCAGCCATACGCAGTCTGCCACCGGGGCCATGAACTCGGGCGCGCAGTAGGCCTGGCCGCCGGCCATGACCATCGGGTAAGCCCCCGGGTCGCCCGCGCGGTCCTCCCAGCGCAGCGGGATACCGCTCATGGAGAGGGTCTTGCAGAAGTTCATGAACAGCACGGTGTAGGAGATGCTGGTGGCCACCACGTCAAAGTCGAGCGCCTGGCGCCGGCTCTCGATGCCGAACGCCGGCACCTGGCCGCGCTCCAGCAGGTCCATGTCGCGCGGGGTGGCAGGCAGGTACCAGCGGTCGGCCAGGCTGTACGTCCCCGCCTTGTGGATGGCGTCGTAGACGGCGGGGATCGCCATGTTGCCGGCCGCCTGGCTGTAGTCCCAGGACGCGGCGAGCAGCCAGCGGGTCTTCGCCGCGTCCCACGGGCGGCGGGCGGCGTTCGGCTCGGTGCCCAGCATCTGGGACGGGCCGTCGAACCGGAACAGATTCCCGTCCAGCCACCGGGCGATTGAGTCAGGGCTGCGGCCGGTCACTAGTCCGTCCCAGCGCGCTCAAGGGGAATCCAGTCGTCCAGCATCTCCGCGATGTCCGGCGGGAGCACCACCAGGCCCTGCTCCAGCAGGTGCATGACCGCCGTGCGGACCAGCCGGGTTTCGCGCTCGCTCTGCGTCTCAGCCTGCCGCGAGCCGTCCGGGTTGCGGACGCTGCTGAACGGGACCGGCGCCCGCCGGATCTCGCTGTCCGCCGCGAGAACGACGCACCGGACCACGTTGCGGGCCGCCTCGCGGTCGAACTCGGCCACCTGGCCTTCACCTGGCAGCGGCACGGCTACTCACTCTCCCCTTCGAACACCCGGGTCACCTTGTCCGGACCGAGAGCCAGGCGCACCAGCACGTCGGCCTCCTCGGTGTAGACCGGGTCGTGGGTAATCATAACGACCTGCGCGCCGTTCTCGCCGGCCACCTCACGCAGGAACCGGGCCAGCTGGCACCGGTAGCTAGCGCTGACAAACGCGAACGTCTCATCCAGGAACAGGACCTTGCGTGCCTGCGGACTGAGCAGCACCATGACCAGCCGCAGGACGAAGCCGACCACGACTGCCATGCCCACCCCGCGCGCGTCGAGCACGCTGGTCTCCAGGACCTCGCCGCCGAACTCCGACCGGATAACCGGCTCCAGGGTCACCTGGCCGCCCGTCTCGCCGGGCACCAGGTGAAACGACAGGTCCTCGCCGAAGATGTCCCGCAGCGCCCGCGTCGCCAGGTCCTCGAACGCCTGCCGGGCGCTCTCCTGCCGCTCCTCGCCGATCGTCGTCAGCAGGGCGGCGGTCCTGGCGCAGACGCCGGCCAGGTCCTCAAGGCGCGCGATCTCAGCCTCGGCCGCCAGGCCGGCCTCGGCCACCTGCTGCGCGCGGCCCGCCTGGCGGTCCAGGTTCCGGCGGGTGGCCTGGACCGCATCGGCGAGCGCGGCGAGGTCGGTCAAGGGCTCACCGGCGCAACTCCGAGCAAGCCCATCCCGTAAGCCCGGTCACGTGCCACCTCTTCGGCGAACAAGACCTGCTTCCTGTTCCTCACCGCGTAGACGATCTCCCCGGCCGTAGAGTCGCCGAAGTAGCCGCCCTCGGACACGACGTACACGTAGTCGGCCAGGTCGACCTTGCGCTTGTGCAGTTCGTCAAGCGAGACCTTCTCCGCCGAGTCGTGCCCCACGCCCTCGCCGTGACCGTGCTCAGCCGCCGCGTGCGGGTAGAACCCGACAGACAGGACGATCTCGCCCTGCATGGTGAGGCGGTAGTTCGCTTCCTGGAACTGCGCGTAGAACCGCGTTGAGCCGCACAGGCACACAATGCGCGGGCGCTCGCCGCCGAAGTCGCGGACCAGCTCGTGGTACTCGTCGCAGTCCCCGGAAAAGTGCGGGTAACTCATGCTGCTCGCCTCTCTTTCTAATAGCCCACCAGTGCCGGGGGCATCGACGTGCAGATCCCGGTGACCTTCTTCTCGCTGTCCTCCAGCACCAGGGGGGCGCGGGCCTTGCCGCGGTCCTTGCCCACCCGGAAGTCGCAGGTGGCCGACGGGTGCGCGGCGAGCATGGCCAGCAAGAACACCGCGTTGACGACCAGGATGCGCTGGCCGCCCTCCCACGCCGCCGGGATGACCTCCTCGGCGCTGCTGGCGTCCTTGTCCCGGGACGTGACGGTCAGCCGGCCGTCGTCGGCGATGAGCGCGACCGCCGAGGTGCTCGCGTCGGAATTGATCCGCACCCGGCGCAGCGCGGCGGTCAGTTGCTCCCGGTCGACTTTCAGCACCATGTCGTTGCCCTGAACCTGCTGCAGGAACAACTGGCCGACGTCCGGGAACTTCTTCGCCACCCGCAGCGCGGCCAGCGTGACCTCCCCGGCGCGGAACACCGCGTACGGCCCTGCCTCGGCCACCTCAGCGTTGTCCACCGGAACCTTAGACAGGAGCTTGACCAGGTCATCGAGCGCGTGCCCGGGGATGAGCATCTCACCGGGAAAGCCGGGCACCGGCGCGCGGGCGAACTGGCTGGTGGAGGCCGCGCAGGCGAACGTTCCGTCGCTGTCAGGGCCGACGCGGACCTGGGTGTACGTCGGGCGCCCCTGGTCCTTGCCGACCGCGTGCCGCACCGTGCCCAGCGCTGTCAGCAGCACCTCGCGACTGACGGGGGCGAAGCTGGCGGCGGCCAGGTCCGGCAGCCCCGTGTAACGGTCCGGGGGCGGCAGGCGCAGGCTCCAGGTGGACGGGCCCGCGGTCACCAGCGCGGTACTGCCCTTGACCGCGATAGTGACGTCGCCCTCGCAGGCCTCGGCCAGGATGGCCCGCAGCTTCCGCGCGGGGATGAAAACCTCGCCTGTCGACTGCGTGATGACCGCCGGCACCTCGGCGAAGACGGCGGTCTGCTGGTCGGTGGCCGCCACGCGCAGCCGCTCCGGGCTCACTGAGACCTGGAAGCAGCCGTTCACCGCCAGGGTCGGCGACGACGGGACGGCGGGCAGCGCCCACTCAGCCAGTTGCGCGATCTGGAACCTCCGCGCGGTGAACTCCAGCGAGCCGTAGTCAGCCTTGCCCGGAGCCTCGCTCATACTGTGCCTCCCGCTAGTTCGAGCTGCTCGCGCACCCCGGCCGCCTCTTCCTCAAGCTGCCGCTCCAGGTCAGCGAGCCGCTGCCGGGCCGCCGGCACGGTGCTCACGCCGAATTCAGCCTGCATGTCCTCCCGGGCCGCCGCCGCGCGCGCCTCAGCCTGAGTGGCTCGCGCGTCCGCGCCGGCATGCCGGCGCTGGGCGGCGGTCACGTCCTCGCGCAGTCGCGCTACCGTCTCCTCGATGCCCATGCCCGTACTACGCCGCAGCCCGTGACAGGCGGCCCGGCTTGCCCGAGCCCACCCTGAACGCCGGGCAGGCGTGCAGCACGGGGCAGCCGTACGGCCCCGTGCAATCGTGCCGGTCAGCTTTTGGGGCAAGTCGGCCGGCCAGGATGTCGCGCGCGGCCTTGGTGATGCGCCCGGCCATCTGCGCGACCGCGTCGTGGTCGACGGTGACCGGGAGCACCCGCTGGTCGCACATCGGCTGGATAAGCCCTGTCATCGCCGGGAACTGCCCGTGCAGTGCCTTCACGGCGATGGCGTAGAACGCGAGCTGGCCGAGCACCTTCTTGTAGTAGGCGTTGTTGCGGGTGGCCTTCAGGTCCCACACCGCTAGCCGGCCGTTCACGTCGCGCACCAGCAGGTCCATCTCGCCGATGAGGACGACCTCGCGCCAGTGCCCGTCCAGGTCCTGGATCCGGACGGGCACCTTGAACCGCACCGCCGGCTGCCAGGTGAACGGCAGCGCGTACTTCACCAGGATGGGCTCCAGCCGGGTCACCAGCTCGCGGCAGAAGTCCAGCGTCTCGGACTTGTCGGTCGGCGACTTCCAGTGGACGACCCCGTCACCGGTGTCTTTCGCGATCACCTCGGATTCCTCGAAGATCGCGTCGACCTGCGCGGCCATCCACCCCGGCTCCGGGTGCTCCTGGCCCAGCCAGCGGCGCATGGCCAGGTCGACCACGTTGCCGTGGTAGAAGTCGCGGATGTTGGTGGCCGGCGACTTATGCCGGCGCAGCAGGTCGCCCTTGGCCGGGCACTCGTCGTGATTTCGAAGCCGCGACCAGCTAAGCCGCAGGGCCCCGTCGTCGCTCACAGGCCACCGCCCCTGTTGTCGAACGCCGTCTGCCGGAACTTGTGCGCGTCCTCCGGGTAGCGCGCGTTAACGCAGGCCACGGGCACGCCGGTACGCTCCTCGATATCCCTGGCCACGTCCGGGTGGTCCTCGTAGAACAGCACCGTCTCGATGCCGAGCGACCGCAGGAACTCGATGTAGCGGACCTTGCAGTCCGCGTTCGAGGCGTCCGGGTCGGTGCGCAGTGCCAGCCCGTCGTACGGGACGCGGTGCCGGTCCAGCCAGATCCGCGTGACCTGCTCAGCCGACGCCTCGCTGCCTGAGCAGATGTTCACCTGGTGGTGCGGGTAGTGCAGCCGGGCCGCGGTCACGGTGCCGGGAATGGGCGTGTCGCCTATCCGGGCCGCGCAGTACCGCGCCCAGGTAGACGACGGGTCGGCCATCGGCGACAGGTGCCAGCGGTGCCGTGTGTCGGCCAGGCAGCTGTCCAGGTCGAACAGTACGGCCGTCTTCAGGTCTCCGCGGTTCACCGTGTACCCCCCAGCTGGGCCGTGAGCAGCTCCTCGGCCAGGTTCTCCACCGGGCGGCCGACACCAAGCGTCCGGATGTGCGCGATGACCGACTCCACGCTCAGCACGCCCAGCGTCACCGCGCTGACCGCGGCCCGGAAGCCGTCCATGCGGCGCTGCGCGGTGACAGCCTGCTCGTGCTCCGCCAGCCGGAACACCTCCGAGGCGGGCCTCGCCTTCAGCGGCACGAACTCGAACCCGCCGGTCTCGCTGTCCCACAGGGCGGCACCCACCTCGCGCTCCAGGTTGTACTCGTCCAGGCTGCCCCGGCTCAGCGCCCCGAAGTTGCAGAACGTCACGCCCTTACCGGTGCCGTACCGCCACACCCCGTGCGGCTCGTGGATGTGCCCGTACAGCAGGTGCCCGGCCCCGCCCATAGCGTCCGCCCACCAGGACGCCGGGGTAAACTCGGCTCCCTCGTAGCCGGGCTCCCGGCCCGGTGGGTAGAGCGGCGCGTGGGCGACGACCAGGACCGGGCGGTTCCACTCCCCGCCAGTCGGGTCCGTGTAGCCGCGCAGGGCCGTGCCGAGTGCCTCCCGGCTCCACTGCTGCTGCCACGGCACGCCGTACAGCGGGAACTCCAGGGCACCTTCCGCGTCGTCAGCCCACCCTTCCAGGCGGCGCGCGCCGGCCAGGTAGAGCACCCCGAGCGGCTGGGTGTCCTCGATCGAGTCCAGCCGGTCAAAGCGGAGGTCATGGTTGCCCGGCACGATGAACAGCGGGCACGGGTGGGCCTGGATGACCCGGATGAGGTCCTGCATCAGGCCGTGGTCGGTCCGGCGCGGCTCCTTGTGGTGCAGGACATCGCCGGCCCACACCACGGCGCTGGCCCCGCGCTCACGGGCGACGCCGACCGTCTGGTGCAGCAGGTTCAGCAGGTCGGGCCAGTAGCTGCCAGTGCAGCTGCTCGGCGGTCGCCTGGTGGCGTGGATGTCGTTGACAGCGAGAATCAGGCTCACGCTGTTTAGTACGGACTACGTCGTGCTGAACGTCACCGTCTCCCACGCCGGGGCGTGCTGCTTGCTCTCGTCAGCCGCGCGCACGCCCGCCGTGCACTGCGTCCCGCGCGGGATCGAGCCGCCCTGCCACGCCTCGGGGTTGCTGCCCTTGCGCACCCACCTCGGGTAGCTCGCCAGCTGCGCTCCCTCCAGCCTCGGGCCCCGCGTAACGGCGACCTGGTACCAGCCGATGCCAGGCATCGGGGCCTCACCGGGCGGCTGGACGGGCGCGTCCCAGCTCAGCCGTACGCTGGTCTCCCCGCCGGCCGCGGTCAGCTTCTGCACCGGCGGGTACACCCAGCCGGGCGGCAGGGGGGCAGGGGCCGGATTCGCCCACTTCGCCAGCGCGGCCTCGTTCCCGTTGAAGTAGTCGAGGTCCCCGCCGCCCGGGCCCTTGGCCCCGTTCTGCCAGAAGGTCCACGTCTTCCACGGCGCGGGCGCGACCGGGGCGGACGCGTAGTAAGCGATGAACAGCGGGTAGCCCGAGCACGCCCCCAGCAGGCTCTGCGCCATGGAGACGTCGGTATAGAGCAGCACCTTGCAGTGCGGCCCGGCCAGGGCCGCCACGTCCTGCAGGAACTGCAGCGCGCCCGGCCCCACCGAGGCGGCACTCAGGTGCGGCGCGGCGCCCTTCAGCCCCTCGTGCGAGCGGGCCGAGGCCTGCCAGGTGCCGTAAGTCTCCGTTCTCTCGCCGACCGCGATCTCCACGTCCGCGATGAGGACGTCGCCCGCGCGCAGGCCGTGAGCCTTGACGGACGACACGAAGAACTGCGCCTGCGCCGACGGGCTGTCGGCGGGGTGGAAGAAGTGATAGGCCCCGCGGACCTTGCCCTGGGCCGCCGCGCCCGCCCAGTTGGACGCGAACGCGGGATCAGACCAGTTAGTCCCCTCGGTGGCCTTAGCGAACGCGAACGCGTTCCCGCCCCAGGAGCTGACCCTCTGGAAGCTGCTCCGGTCTTCCCCGGCCGCGTTGGACATCCCGGGCTCCCGCCTGTCGACTCAGCAGGCAGTATCGGGAACTAGGCGACGATGCTCCCGCAGACCGGGCACTGGCCGGCCTCGGCCAGGACGCCGTGCAGCAGCTTCTCCGCGCCCGCCTCGTGCCCGCGCTCGCGCCCGGCCTCCTCGCGGTACCGGTGCGCGTCGCGCTCGGCCGCGGCCAGCGCTGCCGTCATCTCCCGGAGGCGGAGGCGCCTGCCCGCGAGCGCGTCCAGCTTCGCCAGCGACGGCGGAGCCTGGCGGGCTGCCTCAGCCCGGGCGGCGGCGGCAGCCCGCTCAGCGGCCTCCAGGCGGCCCGCCAGGCTCCGCAGCCGCCCGGCGGACGCCTCCGTAGCCTGGGCCAGGGCCAGGGCCTGCTCGGCCGCTGTGCAGGCCCTGCGGCGCTCCCTGATCCCGGCGAACTCCTGTGCCTCCTCCAGCAGGGCCTCGCGCCGCCCGCGGGCGGCGTCCAGGTCCCGCTGGTGCTGCTTGCGGACCCGGTTCGCCGCGGCGGCGGCACCCAGCACCAGCGAGACATTGGTCAGGTCGCCCAGCCTCCGCGCGATCTCCGTGCCCGGCAGGCTCAGCAGGTACGGCGGGTCAAGCTGGCAGGCGAAGTTCAGCTCGGTCAGGTTCAGTAGCCCCGCCACCCGCTGCGGCACCTGGCCGCCCAGCTTGGTGTCCTTCGAGACCTGCCAGCCGCCGTCCTCGCGCACGGCCGCCTGGTACTCGTTCTTCCCGCCGCGCGCGGCCGACCGGGTGAGGCGGACGATCCACTGGCCGTCGCCGGCCGCCACGCTGCACGACTTCTGCCCCCGGCTGACGTAGCCGGTGCCCCGGGCGTTGAGCGCGAGCATCCGCACCGCGCGGAACAGCGCGCTCTTGCCGGAGTTGGTCGGCCCGGTGATGACGGTGAACCACCCGAGCGGGATATCCGCCTCGCGCAGGCTCTGGTAGTTGCGGACCTCAATGCGGTTCAGCACGCCGGCGCTCCTGCAGGTCACGCACCATCTCGTCGTCTATGAGGCGCTGCACTCGCGGCGGGCGCGGCAGCTCCAGGAAGCCCAGCGGTACCTCGAACTCGACTTCCGTGTTTAGCGCCAGGGCGTCAAGGCGCTCCCAGTCAGCGTCACTCATCCCGGCCACTAGCCCGCCTCCGTCTTAAAGGAAAAACCCGGCCATTCCGCCGCCCACCGGTGGCCGCACTCCGGGCACAGTTGCAGGGCCTTCTCCGGGGTGTCTTCCTCCGCGTCCTCCGGCTCCAGCCACGTGCCCTCCAGCTCGGACCCGCATAGCCGCAGCGGGCAGCGGATGACCGCCACCAGGATGCGGGGCTCAGCCGGCATGGCCCCACCCGCTCGCCAGGGCGCTGCGCACGTCGTCCTTCAGGCTGGACTTGAGCACCGGCATCTGGATATTCGAGTTCTCAGCGCAAACAAACAGGTAGTGCCGGTCAGATCCGGTCCTGTAGACATACCAGTGAAGTCCGAAAGCACCTTTCAGCCGAGCCACGTACTGCTTAACCTGTAGTTCCGGCGGAAACACGGCTACCATTCCCCCCGCTCATGCTCATCCAGGTGGCGCTTGACGGCCTCTTCGGCCGACTGGCGGTCCCAGAACTCCTCGTCAGTCTCAACGCCCTCCCCGCAGACCTTGCAGTCAACCAGGTACTGACGGCGAACGATCACCTTCGAGGCAGAGATCTTCATAGGTTCACACTACCCATTCTCTTAACTAGAGTCAAGCAATAAATGCGGCAGCGGGGCCCTAACGCCAGGCGCTGGACCCCGCCGCAGTCTCTCAGGAAGCCTCCGGGGCTTCCCAGCCCTCGGGCAGCAGTCGCCGGCACCCGTTCGCCAGCGAGCCGTCGCACATGCCGCCGCCCTGGTGGACGATGAACCCCGCCAGGTCGTGCACGGTGCGCACGTCCCGCCAGGTGGAACCGTCCAGGTTGGCCGCGTCGGCCGACACGGTGGCCAGGTCGTACATGGTCAGCTCGCCGGCCGGGGACTCCTCCAGGTCAGTCACGATCCGGAGCTGCAAGTCCCTGCTCACCGGCCTGAGCAGGAAGTACTGCTCCATCACCGAGCCGTACTCGCCGTCCACCACGCGGCCCGGCAGGACCCGCAGCCCGTTGAACGCCGACTCCATCCCGCCGAGGATGTCCTCGGCGGCCTCGGCGGCCCAGGCGTAGACCGCCTCCGGGGTGGACCCGCGGCGGCTGAACCCGCCGGCCCCGTGCTCCACGTCCGTCAGGCCCGCCGTGGTGGCGAACCGGAGCAGGTACCCGGAGATGACCGTCTGCTTGAGCCCGATCAGCGAGTTGGACACCTCGATGCCGTAGCACCACGCGTCGTCCCCGGTGCCCGTCCCCCCGATGACCGCCTGGGCCAGGGGGACGACGACCCGGAAGCTGGTGTGCTCCAGGTCATGGAACAGTTTGTAGTCGATCAGGGCGCCAGCCGCTGCCTCATTACCCAATTTGGCCCGGATCGCGAGCAGGATGACGTCGAGCAGCCGGACGTTGGAGAACGGCTCAACCGTGGCGCGGGTCTGCGCGACCGCCAGCGGGACGTCCGCCGTGTCGTCGGCATTCCGGCCAGACTGGTCGCTGAGCAGCAGCTTCAGCTCCAGCCCGTCGCCGTTCTTCTTGTGCAGGCCTTCCCTCAGCGCCCAGGTGACCTGCCGCGACAGCATCTCCGGGGGGATGAACTCCTGGTACTTCTGGTTGGCCCGGCACGTTGAGCCGAGCTGCTTGGCCGCCTGGTGGGTGAGCTGGTAAGTGCCCTCCGCCAGGGTGAGCCACGCCGGCGCGGGCGCGGTCGACATTCCCTCGAACCAGCCCTTGCCGTACTCGGCCGTAATAGGCAGCTCACCGGTCCAGAAAGTGGTGAAGCCGAGCTGGTCGGTGACCGCCAGCTGCTCCCGGGCCTGCGCCACGGTGAGCAGCTGGCCGGCGCCGCCGAATGAAACGGTGGTGAAGTCCACGTGACCTCCTCGCGTTGGCCTGACTCCACCTACTACGGACGGGCGCGAATTATCAGGCCTTCACCGGGGCGTCGTCCATTTCCCACGGCGCGCGGAGGTCAGCCGGCTCGGCCCTCCCGGCGGGCAGAACCTTCACGCTGTCGCTCCCGGTGAGGATCCTGACCTCGATCTCCAGAGCCGTCTCCGGGTTGTCCCGCAGGAACAGCCGGGCCTTCTCCTTGCCCTGGCCAAGCTGCAGGTCGCCGTAGTTGTACCAGGCCCCGGCCTTGCGGACGATGCCCGCCTCGATGCCCAGGTCGATAAGCTCGCCGGCCCGGGAGATGCCCTCGCCAGCCAGGAACTCGAACTCGGCGGTCTTGAAGGGCGACGACATCTTGTTCTTCACCACCTTGACCCGCGCCCGGTAGCCGGTGACGTCGCCCCCGTCCTTGAGCGTCTCGATCCGCCGGACGTCCAGCCGGATGGAGGCGTAGAACTTGAGCGCCTTGCCTCCCGTGGTCGTCTCAGGGCTGCCGAACATGACCCCGATCTTCTCGCGCAGCTGGTTGATGAAGATGATCGTGGTCTTCGTGTCGCTGCACGCGCCGGTGAGCTTGCGCAGGGCCTGGGACATGAGGCGGGCCTGGAGGCCGACGTGGCTGTCGCCCATCTCGCCCTCGATCTCGGCCTTGGGCACCAGCGCCGCCACCGAGTCGACGATGATGAGCGCGAACGCCCCCGACTTGACCAGCGTGTCCGTGATCTCCAGCCCCTGCTCGCCGGTGTCCGGCTGGGAGACGTACATGGCGCCGCTCTCGTAGTCCACGGCCCCCTTGTAGTCCTCGCCCACGTCCACGCCCAGAATGTTCGCCCAGACCGGGTCCAGCGCGTGCTCCGCGTCGATGAACGCCACCAGGCCGCCGGCCTTCTGCACGCTGGCGGCGGCGTGCAGCGCGAGGCTGGTCTTGCCGCTGCTCTCCGGGCCGTAAATCTCCACGATCCGGCCACGGGGCAGCCCGTTGATGCCGAGCGCCCTGTTCAGCGCGAGGGAGCCGGAGTCGATGACCTCCGCCGGCACGCGCTCCTCGTCGCCCAGGCGCATGATGGCACCTTGGCCGTGCTCGCGCCTGATCTTCGCGAGCGCCTCTTCAAGCGGGTCCTTCCCCTGCGGCTTAGCCGGCACTGACGGCCTCCTTGAGCACGGGCCAGGCAATGGCCGGATGAGCGGGCTTGGTCTTCTTGGCGGGCACGATCCTGGTCAGGACCGCGCGCCGGTCCGCTGGCATCCGGACCGGCGCGAAGCCGAGGTGGTCCGCGCCCATGTGGGCCAGGGTGTAGGCGTCAGCGTCGTCGGTGCCGGTGAAGCCGACGTCCGGCCAGCGCCGCTCGGCGGCCAGCAGGCAGTCTTCCTTCTTCGCGTTGCCCTTGCCGGTCAGGTACATCTGCCGCAGGGACGGCTGGACGACGGCGCACGGGATGCCGGCCTTGTGGAGCCAGTGCCGGATGACCCAGTGCAGGCCGGCCAGCTCCAGGTGCGCCGAAACGCCCAGGACCCCGCTGCCGGCGATGCCCTCGATGAGGACCAGGTCGCACTCTTCCGCCACCTCGGCCAGCTGGTCCAGGTGCCAGGCCATCCGCTCCGGGCCGCGCAGCCTGGCAGGCGGCTTCCAGAGGAAGAGGGCGGCCGGGCTGCCCAGGGAGTCGATCTTCGCTCCCCCGGCGCTGTTCAGCGACGGGTCGAGCCCGAGCGCCCTCATGGCGCCTCCCCGTAAGGGCTGCCCGGGTTCACCGGGCAGCCCTTCCCCGCAGTTCCCGGCACCTAGTCGCCCAGGATGTCTTCGAACGCCTGCGCCCGCGGTGCCCCGCCAGAAGCTGCGGGAGCGGCGGCAGCCGGCGTGGCCTCTGGCGCGGAGTCCTCAGCCCACGGGTCGGCCGGCTGCCCGGCTGCGGCGCCCGCCGCAGCCGGCGCGGAGTCCTCAGCGAACGGGTCGTCCGCCACGGGAGCCTCTGCCTCACGCGACGCGAACTCGTCCAGGCCGCCCGGGTGGTCGGTGAGCAGGGCGTCCAGGCTCTTGTCCAGGTCAGCCGCCGACTGGCCGCCGGAGACCGGGCCGTCCCCGGCCGGGCCCGGCCGGCGCGCGCCGTCCTTGCCGGCCCGCTCGGCCTTGCGCCAGCGGTCCTCCACGCTCGCCACGTCGAGGGCCATGTACTCGCGGTCCCCGTCCCGGCCGCACGCCGCCTTCAGCTGCGCGTCGGTCGGCCAGAGGCCCTCGTCGGCCTTCAGCTCCTTGATCCAGGCGGCGTACCTCGGGTCCTTGCCCCAGGCCGGGCGCATCGGCGGCTTGAAGACGATGCGGCTGAAGTCCCCGTTCTCGCAGAACACCGCGATGTCGGCGACCCGGAGGGGGAACTCCTTGCCCTCGGGGATCTCCAGTAGCTCCCGGATCGCCTTCTTGTTGTCCTTGACCAGCTCGTTGTACATCTTCTGGTTCATCTTCCACACCAGCACGCTGCCGCCAGGCGTGGCCGGCAGGTCGGTGTTGTTGCGCTTCTTGCACTGGTACCGGACGACCGGCACCGCGAACCGGCGGTCGGGAGTCATGCCCGCGGTCCCGCGCGCGGCCGAGGCGCACGCCGGGCAGCGGGCTGGGTCCAGCTTCTTGTCCTCCAGGATGGCCGGGTCGCCGAGGCAGATGCGCTGCCCGACGAACCCCATGAAGTAGCCCTGGCCGGCGCTGGAGCCGTCCCGGCGCTTCTTGTCCTCGATGACGGGCATGTCCTCGTCATCGAGGACGGGCGCGCGCATGGAGTGGACGTACTCCCACCAGATGTTCTCGTCGGCGGGCACGCACAGCCGGGCCCACTCGCCGGTCTCCATCTTCAGGGCGTCGAACAGCTCTACCCGGTCGCTGCTAACGAGCTTGTCACTGATTACGTCTCTCGGCATCTGCGGTGTCTCCTGTCGGCTGGTTACGCTCTTGGCTGTTAATACGCCCGGCCGCCGACGAGCCTCAGTGATCAGAGACAACCCTGATTGCCTGCACCTCGGGTACGACCTCAATCCGGTCCACCGGGTACCACCAGCGCTCAACCGGGTCGGGAATCTGCAGCTCGTAGTCCCCGAACTCATGCACGGCGCGCTCGATTTCCTCGATCGCCTCTGTCGCCTTCATGCCGCCACGATCGGCGCTGCCTGTCAGAATTCCATGGACGCGCGCCAAGGCAGGTACTTGTCCAGCGTGGTGAGCAGCTCGGCGCGGATGTCGCGCATGCCGAAGAACATCCGCTTCGCGGCATCCTCAGCCTGCTCGAAGACGTCCGCCTCGCGGTCGGCCCGCTTGGCGTCGCGGCGCGTGGCGGAGGTCTTGACCCGGGCCGTAACCTCCCGGTCCTTGATGCTCTCGAACTCCCGGCGAATTGCCGTCGTCGACTGCGGCCCCAGCGCCGCGTCATAGGCCTCGTCCAGGTCGAAGGCCAGCCTCCGGTACTCGCGCCGCGCCCGGTGACGGAGGCTGACGACCTCGGTCAGGATGACCTCGGCCCGGTCCAGCCGGCCGCGCAGCTCGCGCAGCGCCTCGTGCACCGTGTCCGGGGTCGCGTCGTGCGACGGCACGGGGAAGGCGCGCAGCCCGGCCAGCTCGTTCAGCAGGTCCGCGCACTGCTTGCGGTGCGCCGGCCCATCCGCCGGGGCGTCGCTCACGCGGGCGACTTCCTCGGCGCGTACTTGTCCAGCAGGCGGTCACGCTCAGCGCGGTACTCGGCGATCTTCGTCATGTGCTGCTCGCGCTGGGCAGGCTCCTGCTTGGCCAGGGAAAGGTGCACGAACGCCTGCGCCTCGGCGTCCATGATTTGCATGACGTCCCCGGTGGTCATGCACAGGCGCGTCGCCTCCGGGCCCTCGTCGCCGCGCGCGGCCAGCATGCGCAGCAGGTCGACTTCCTCCACCAGCACGTCGAACCGGACCTTGCCCCAGTCGGTGGCCCATCCTCGCTTTATCTCCATAGGGACTACTACAACCCGAGGCCGGCGGTAAGCGCGCGATCGTCCACGGAGTCCGCCGCGTAGTGCACCGCAGCGCCGCCGAGGATGACCGCCACGTGCGACTCGTGCGCCGGCGACAGGCCGCAGGGGAACTTAACCGGGATGTTCCCGTCAGGCAGGTGCAGCTCCACCAGGTTCCGGCCGGGCAGCTTCCGCAGGAAGCCGGCCAGCCGCGTCACCTGCTCGCGCGACGGTGTCTCACGGGCCACCACGATGACGTTGCGGGGCAGGCCAGGCTCAGGGGCGGGAACCGGGGGCTCCGGCCGCCCGGCGACTACGGGAACAGGCTCCGGCGCGGAGGCCGGGCGGCAGCGCTCGCACTTGTCCTTCTTGCCGAGCACGATCCGGCCGTCTTCGGTGTGGATGTCCTTCACCGAGCCCCAGGACCCGCCCAGGTGCCACTCGGCGACCATCTCCGGCCACGGCTCACCCGGGCCGGTGACCGGGTAGACGACCGCGGGCTGCAGCACGCTCATGACCTCGATCGGGGGCACGTCCTTGCGCACCTCGAACTCCAGGGCGTCGTGGATGTTCATGACCAGTCGCACCCGGCCGGACAGCCCGGCCTTCTCCAGGGCGCGCACCGCGCGCACCATGGCCACCTTGACGTACTCGCCGGTAGCCGGGCCCTGGATGACCGCGTTGCCAGCGGTCATCTCCTCGGCCGCCCGGACCCTGGGGTTCTCGTCCCTGATCCGGTGAAGAGTGATCCGGCGGCCGAATTTGGTGGTGATGTACCCGTCGCGGCGGGCGCGGGCGATGATCTTGTTCCGGTACGGGCCCATGTGCGGGTGCGCGGTCTTGTACTGCAGGTCTTTCTCCCGGGCCTCGTCCTCGCTGATGCCGAGCTGGTCCGCGAGCGCCCTGATGCCCTGGCCGTAGATCGACGCGAAGTTCCTCGTCTTCCCGACAGCTCTCGCATCCTCGGTCACCTGCTCGAACGGGATGCCGAGCATCAGCGCGGCGGTGCGGCTGTGCACGTCCTCGCCGCGGGCGAACGCCTCCAGCAGCGCGGTCTCGCCAGCCTCGCCGGCCATGACCCGCAGCTCGATCTGGCTGTAGTCGAACCCGAGCACGTAGTACCCGTGCCCGTCAGGCTCCGGCAGGTCCGTGCATCCCGCGTCCAGCAGTACCCACTCCCACCAGGGACGGCCTCCGGGCCGGGCCGCGATGATGACGTCGCGGAAGTTGAAGTCGAACACCGTGCCGTCGCGCAGCTCGTAATGGTACTTCTTGGGCGATTGCTGATAATTTGGGTCCTCGCAGGCGAACCGGCCGCCGATGGTGCCGTGCTGGTTGAGGGTCGGGTGCGCGCGCCCGTCGGCCGCCCAGCAGAAGGCCGTCTCGTAGCTGTTCAGGAACTTGACCTGCAGGTCGGTGAGCTTCTTCCAGCCCATGTACTTCTTGACCTGCGGGTACTTCCCGGCCAGGCCGGGCAGCGCGTTCTTGGCGTCCACGCTGGGCTTGCCGCCGGGAGTCTTGTGCAGCACCGGCATGCCGCACTTGCCGTAGAGCAGGTCCGCGAACTGCGCGTTGCTGTTGAAGTTGAAGTCCGGGGGCAGCTTCTCCCCGGCCAGCTCCTCGAAGTCCTCGATGACCTCCGCGAGCAGCCGGGCGCAGAAGTCACTGGCCTCCGCCGCCTTGGCCCGCATCAGGTTCCAGTCGTAGGCGAGCCCGGCATCTGTCATCGCGCAGACAACGGGCAGCACGTTCATCTCGACCTTGTAGATGAACGTGTCCCGCACCTTCGGCCAGCGGTCAGCGTGGTGGCGCAGGCACCACACCGCGTCCTCGCACGCGTAGGCGGTGACCTCCGGGTCACTGGGGTCGAAGACGTTGAACCGGACCGACTTCTTCTCCTTCTTGGTCGGCACCCGGCCCAGCAGCCGGCCCAGCAGGCTGTCCGACCCGTCAGTCAGCTCGCGCATCCGGTGCCCGTAGTTGTCGAACGTGGACGCCTTGAGGCCGTGGAACTGGTTGACCCCCTCAGCGAAGCTCTCCAGCAGCGTGCACGACCTGACCGGGTAGTAGCCGTGCGCCTCGCGGACCTGGCGGCCGAACAGCGGGTGGTCCCACAAGTGGCGCAGGAACCACCGGGCCATCCACCGCAGCTCGGCGATAGCGCCGTGCGCCACCCCGAGAGGGCGGCCCTCGTCGTCAGTCGCGTGGTGCATCTCCCACAGCAGGGCCGCCGCCGCCTTGTTGTCGACGTTCGGCCCGGAGTCGAACCCGAGGGGGATCATCCGGGCCCAGTCCAGGCTGTTGGTGAACTGGTAGGCCACCAGGAGGTTCTCTTCCGCGTGCAGCGACGCGCCCTCGCGCGAGTCCCCCAGGTACCCTGTTTCACAGTCGAAACCGAACGGCTTCTTCTCCGCGATGAGCGCGTGCACGCGGGCACGGATCTCGTCCAGGTCGGTAAGCAGGGCGTAGCTCGGGGCCCCCTTGAGCTTCGCCTCAAGCTGAACTTCAGCCAGCTCGTGGCTTGACAGGCCCTCAAGGTCAGCGTCCATGCTCACCTATACGGACAGGCCACCCGAGTCACGCGCGGCGATCCGGCGGCGCATCTCGGCGAGCTGCTCAGCGGTCACCACGCTCATGGCGGCGCCCACGATGGCCAGGAGCTGATTCCGCTCCGTGGTGACCTCGTCAAGGTCCTGCTGAGCCCGTGCCAGGTCAGCCTTGCAGTCGCTGCAGCCCATGTCACCAGAGTGCTACGAGGGATTCCGCCACGCCAGTCGGCGAGCCGGACCGCCAGGCAGCCTCAGACCCGGCGAGCACGCGGCGCAGGCGGCGGATGCGGTCGGACCCGTACGCGCCGAGGTACGGGATAACCCGGCTGGCCACGAACCGGTCGACATGCTCGCGGCTGGCAGCCTCGCGCGGGCGCATGCCGTGCCGGACTCCCTCGCCAATCTGCTCGGCGACCGCCAGCCGCGACGCCAGCAGGCCGATGACCGCTCCCAGCTCGCCCCGGCTCACCTGCCCGGCCGCCGTCACGGCAGCGGCCTTGTTCCCGCTCATGAGCAGGTCGGCGAACTCGCCGCCGGGCTCAGCCGGGCAGGTGACGGCGGCCATCGCGGGCTCCGGCGGCAGGCAGGCCATCCGGGCCTGCTCGCACGCCAGCCAGGCGCGCTCCAGGCTCCCGCACCGGCTGAGCACGTCGTAGGCGAAGCTGAGGGTCGCGCCGGGCCACCAGGAGGCCACCAGGGCTGTCCGGTCCTCAGCCCTGCTCGGCTCGCAGCAGCGGATGAGCTGCGCGGCCTTCGAGGCCTGCAGTGCGGCCAGGTACGGTACCAGCTTGCCGCTCTCGCGCCCGAAATCAGTCTCCCCGGACACGAAGACTGTAAAAGTGGTGTCCGCGGCCTCGGCGGCCAGCAGGGCCACGTTCTCCAGGCTCTCCAGCTTCTCCGCGCCGTAGACCACCGTCCGCCGGCCGCCCGGCAGCGGGTCGGCCAGCAGGTGGTCCCAGGCCTCGTACCCGGGAGCCTCGCCGGCGAACACCGCCGTGCACTGGTCAGGCGGGGCTCCCGCCCGGTGCGCCGCCACGACCTCGCGCACCAGCACGGGCTCAGGGCCGCATACCCAGGTGACCTTGCGGAGGGGTTTCTTCCTCGACCACTGGAGGTAACTAGCCATGCCCTCTACTGCGGATGGCGCAGTGTTCCCGTCTGGGCAGCCAGGGCGCGGATCATCGCGGGCGTGTAGCGGGCTCCCTCAGCCAGTTGCATGCGCCGGGTGGCCGGGCCAGCCTGCTCCAGCTCGCCCGCGATGTACTTCTCGAACCCGAGCCGGGTCATCGCCGCCCAGCGCGGCCCGCTGGGGCCGGTCGCCTGCGCGATGGCGTCAATCAGGTGGTTGATCCGGGCGTGCACCAGGAAAAACGGGTCGGGCGCGGCGCCCTGCGCGGCGAGTTCGGCGAACTTGGCCTGGTTTGAGGCGATGAGGGCCTCGAACTCGGCAGAGAGGCCCTCCAGCGACGGCGGGACCGGTGGCTGGGCAACCCTAGCCTGCTGCGCCTGGGGAAGCTGCCCCTGCGCCACCGGGCGGCCGGGCGGCGGGCCCGGCACCCGGCCGTCGCCAGGCTGCTTGCGGTTGGCCTTGCGGGGCTGGCCGTTCGGGTGGACCACGGCGACTCTCCTGACGTGACGGGGGCAGTGTCACGTTCAATCGGGAGCACAGGATCTCTCCCCTAATCACCCCGGCGAGAAGACGGCGCTCAGGGCGGCCAGCGCCCCGAGCCGGGTGCCCGCGTAGCGCGCCAGCTCGGCCAGCAGGCGCATCGCCTGCTCAGGGCTGACGCCGGGCGCGGTATCCGGCCCGAACACCCGCCACTGCCCGGAGGCGGCCTCGGCCGCCCACTGCCCGAGCAGCCGTGCCTGCGCCGGGAGCCAGTCCCGGAGACTCCGGGCCAGCAGCGCGGCCTGCCCCGAGCGGGCAGCGCGCAGCACGGCGGCGACCGCGGCCTTGTCCCGCGCGTCCGGCGGCTCGGCGGCGGGCCCGCCGCCGAGCACCAGCACCCGGCAGCGGGACAGCACGGTGGGCAGCGGGCGGCTCTCGGCGGCGAGTACGAACCGGGTAGACGCCGGCGGCTCCTCCAGGATCTTGAGCAGCATGTTCTGAACCTGCTGCGACGCCTTGTCCAGGCAGAGCGCCACCACGCGCAGGTTCCCGCACGGCAGTAGCCAGACGCTCTCGCGAACCTGGCGCGCGTCGCCCGCGGACAAGTCGTACCGCAGCAGCCACTCCGGGCCGGCCGCCAGGGTGACCAGGGGCCACGACCCGGGGCCGAGCACCAGCGTGGCCGGGGGAAGGGAGCCGGCCAGCTCGGCGAGAACCTGGTCAGGAGTCACGGGGTTCCACCTCAATCCAGGCGTCGTACTCGTAGCCGATCCAGTCCATGCTGGTGTACTTCTCCGTATACAGCTCGACGGTGACCGGCCCCCGCCAGCCGTAGACGTGGCCCTCGCGGTAGTCGCCGTTCACGAAAACCGAGCCCGACCGCAAGTTGAGCGCGTAACCCGGGTAGACCTCGAAGTCGCCGCCCAGCAGGTCAATCCCGTCCGGGTACAGGTCGTTGGTGTCCGCCCAGCACTTGCGGCAGTAGAGCGACACCCCGTCATCGGGGTCGATCTCCAGGTACCAGTCATGGCCACGGGCCATCCGGCACATGCTGACGGCCCACAGGCGGCACCGTTCGACCGTGGAACTGTAGGCCCACTGCTCCTCGGCCAGCACGAGTTCTTCGCCGGTGACTTCGTACAGCCCGATCTTCACGGCGCCTCCAGGGCCAGTCGCTGGCGGAGCCCGCAAGTGACGCACCGCAAGCGGCCGGGCTCGCCGGGCACATCCTCCGGCAGGCACGGGTTGTAGACGTCGGCGTACGAGATCTCGCACGGCGCGACAAACTGCTCCCACCGCCGGGCTACGCGGCGAACGCGCTCTAGCTGCTCAGGGGTCAGCTTCATGCCGCCCCCAGCAGCCGGGCCGTCTCCAGGACGGCGCCCACCTCGTCGGCACCGAGCCCCGGGAACCGGGCCAGGACGGACTCCAGGTCCGCCCACAGAGCGTCGCTGGGCATCGCGGTAACCTCGGGCACAGCCTCGCGCACAGACTCATCCACGGGAACGGCGTCCACGGGAACGGCGTCCAGGAAGCGCTCCAGGCCGAAAATGAGTGCCTGCTTGACGCGGCCGAAGTGACCCTCGGCATGACGGCGCACCGGCGTGCGCAGCTCCGGGTAGGCCTCCATCACCTCATCGGCGAACTCCAGGTACCAGGTCTTGCCCGCGCCGGCGAGCCGGTGGCCGGCGTCCTTGAACGCGGGCATCACCCGGTTGCCGCCGGCCGCCCTGAGCGCGGCGACGGCATCGCGCACCTCGGCGGCAGTCAGCCGCATGCCGCCGAGTGCGAACGTGACCTCGCCGGAGGCGGCCCCGCTGAGCCCGGCGAGCCACGCGTCAGCCTCCGAGGGCACGGCCGCCGGCTCAGGCACCACGGTGACGGGCTCAGCCGCAGCAGGGCTCAGGGCCGTGGCGGCGACCTCGCGCAGCGCGTCGCGCAATTCACCGAGCCAGGCCTCAGCCTGCTCGGGGGTCTTGCCGAACTTCCGGCGCACCGCGGCAGCCGAGACAGTCCTCCCGGAGGCGAACTGCTCCGAGAGGGCATCGAACAACGGCAGCACGGGCTCGCGGCCGGACACGGGGGGGCAGGAGACCAGCGCGGCGCGCAGCCGCTCCATCGCCTCGCTATCAGTCAGCGACGGGTACTCATCGGTCACGCCGCCCAGCAGGTCGAGCCACGGCGTCGCGCCGTCGTCCCCGACGCGGGTGTCGACCAGGGGCAGCTCGCGCCCGGCACGCCTGCCGAGGGCCTCACCGATGCCGCGGCAGTAGAGCGCGACCTTGGCGAGCAGAAACGCCTTGAAGGTGACCGGCCGGTGGTTGTACTCGCTGACATGATCCGGCCGGTACTGCTCAACCACCCCCGGGCGCTTCTCGTTCGGCATGAGCTGCTGAACGATGTACTGCACGCCATCATCGACGTCAGCGGGCTGAGCGACAGAACCTAGCTGCCGCCACACCACCCGCCGGATGTCGTCCCCGTACTCCAGGAACAGTTCTGCGTAGTCTGCGGGTGCAGTGCAGACAGCCGAACGAGAAGATGCCACACGGAACTCCCCATTGAAACCAACCTCACCAGTAGGTCGAGACTAGTCTCTTGCTTGACTCACGTCAAGTTGACCGGGGGAATCACCACACGGCACTGAACTCCTTGCGCGCCCGGGCAACAGAGTGCTCGCCGACGGCGATCCGCGAGAGGGGGATGTCCTGCGATCCGTCAGGGCTCGTCTCGACCAGGATGAGGCCACGCCGCCCGAGGTTGGTCGACAGCAGGGACCGGAACGCCGCGCCCTCCGGCAGCTCGAACCGGCCGCGGGCGAACTTCACCGTGAAGCCGGCCTCCTTCACCTCACCGGACACCTCCTCGGCCACGCGCCACTTCCGGCCGCTGCCGAACAGCTCCTGCCACGCGCCCGTGGTCGCCATCAGTCCTCCAGGGGGTCCTTCACCTTGAACCGGGCGACCGACGCCGCCCGCCGGTCCTGGGTATCGGAGACCCGGCGCTGCAGGTCGGCCTGGTGCTCGCCGTCGCGCTCCTCGCGCGCCCAGCGCGCGTGCTCTTCGGCCGGCATGAGCGCGGCGGCCGGGTCCGAGCGGTACAGGGCGGCCCACTTCGGGCACGTCATGACGTGCTGGGTGACCTTCTTCAGGCCACCGGACGCCTGGCAGCCTGAGCACCGGCCCTGCTCTCTCACAACCCGAGGCGTTTCGCGAGGTCCGGGTAAAGATCGCCGATGCTGCTGGTCAGCGGCTCAGGCGCAGGCCTCCCCCTGGCCGCGCCCTGCAGTTGCAGCTCCGCCGCCGCCCGGTTGCACTCCCTGTGAGCAGCGCGCTTGTTCCTCAGCGTGTCCGCCCCTCCGGCCGCCAGCGGCTTGATGTGGTCGATGCTGGGCTCCCACAGGTCATTGGTCCCGCGCAGCCGCCGGTCGATCTTCCGCCCGTCCGGGCACAGGCACTCGGGCATCTGGCACTGCCAGGCTGCCCGGTGGTAGACAAAGAGCGCGACCTCCGGCTGCCTCTGGCGCTCGCCGCTCACGGCTGCAGCGGAGCGCCGACCAGGCCGTCAGGCATCGGCTGGTGGAGGATGAAGTCCGGCCGCTTGCCGCCGCCGACGTCCACCAGGCGGGCCTTGACGCAGACGGTCAGGCCGGCCGGGTCCTCCCACAGCTCGCTCTCGGCGTTCAGCTGCCGGATCGGGATGCTGCAGCCCCGGCAGTAAGCCGGGAACTCCCGCGCGCCTGGCGGGTCCTCAGTCCAGGGAAAGGTGCTCATGGTCGTTCCTACGTTCTCAGCAAAGCAGGAACGCGAGCGTCATGCGGCGCTCGCGCTCTTCCCTTCCGGTGTCGATGTGCCGGCACTCCCCGTCAGCCCGCGCCGCCCAGTTGTAGCCTGAGCACTCGCACGCCCAGGTGCCGTCAGCCAGCAGGCACACGTTGTACGTCACGTCGTCGTAGCGGGATGACGGGATAACGCACTCGAAGGCGAGGGCGAGGGTGACCCGGTGCGGCACCGGCTGCCGGGCCAGCACCGAGACCCTCACGTGAGGGAGTCCGGCGAGTACGCCACCGGCCCGTCCGGCGTGCCCGTGAAATGCCCCGGCACGCCGGGCACGGTGACGTTGATGACAGGCACCTGAGCCGCGCGCTCGACTTCCAGGCGGTGTACCGCCTCATGACAGCCGACGGCAGTAGCCCGGTCGGGCCATGTCTTCGCCATCCACTCGAACCACGGGGCCCGGTCATCCAGGGCTGCCGGCACGGACGCGTCAAGGGAATCGGGCACGCGCATGCCGCCACCCTACTGCGCAGCGGCTGCCCCGGCCGGGGTCAGCGCGTAAGAGCCCTGTGTCCCCTGCCCTGGCACCCTGCCGGTGCCCGGGTCCACCACGAGGCCGGCCTCGTTCAGCGGGTTGCCGGCGCTGTCGTGCCTCGCGATGGCCGCGCGCTGCTCCGCCAGGAACCGTTCCGCTTCCTCGGTCTTCACGACGTATACCGCCGGGCGGGCCCGCTTGCCGGGATCGTCCGGGGCCTTGCCGGGAATCTTGCGGATGGTCGCGAACTTGCGCTCGTTCAGCCCCATCTGGTAGATCCGCTGGCGCGTGACCCCCAGCAGGTCCCCGACCGCGGGCAGGCTCAGCCAGCCCTCAAGGACCGGGATTCCCCCGTCGTCCAGGTCTTCCAAACTTGCCATAACCGTTCTCTCCTGCCTGCCCCAGCCCGGGGCGCGCGTCTGTCTCAGGTATTAAGCTTAACTCATGTCAAGCTATTCCTGCTAGCCCGCGACAGCACCCGCCCCATGACCGTTTTACTTACCGTAAGCCACTTGCGGCAGTCAGCCTCCGTCCGCACCGCGGGCAGCAGGCCGAGGCAGCGGGACAGCGCGCGCGCCACCGCGTCGTCGTACTGCCGGGCCCTCCAGTCAGGGCAGCTCGCCTCGCACCAGGTGCGCAGCGCCGCCGACAAGTCGTCAAGCGCGGGCTCGCACTCACGCTGTGCCTCGTCCCACAGGTGGGCGTAGCTGGCCGGCACGTAGCCGATCCTGTCCAGGGCCTTGATCGCCGCCTCCTCCCGGTCCATGTCCCAGACCTCGGCCAGCAGGCCGACCGGTGAGAAGTACTGCTGCTCACCGAAACACCAGCCGTGGTCCGGGTAGACGCGCAACGCCCCCTGCTCGCCGCAAGACGGGCAGGTCACCTTCATGCCGCGCTCGCGCGCGCCGGTGCTGCCCGCGCCCGCCCAGGCCATCGCCGTGTCGAACGAGACCCGCTCGTTGGCGACGGCGTACAGCGACCTCTTGCGGGGCACGTCACTCGACCTCGAAGTCGATCGGGTCCTCCTCCAGGGCCACGCGGTCCGTGAAGTGGCTGGTGGCGTAGTCCGCGGTCACGTGGAATCGGCCGCCGCGCACCCCGTTGCGGTTCTTCTCCACCGTCAGCACCAGCTTCACGTCACGGCCCCTGGAGTTGTCCTCCTCGGGCATGGCCAGGGACAGCACCGTCGCCGCCGTGTTGCCGGCCTCCTTGGTCTGCGACATGTGCGTGTCCAGCGAGAACCCGCCGCTGCCGCGCAGCGCCTGGGAGCCGCCCTGGTTGGCCTGCCAGGGGGAGACCAGGGGAACGCCCCGGCCGTGGAAGGCCGTCTGCGCCCAGCGGTGCGCGCCCTTGACGATGCCGGACTGGTTCTCGTGCTCCTTGGACTCGCGGCTGCGGCGCTCAGGGTCGCACAGTTGCAGGTAGTCGAACACCATCAGGTCGGGCCTGCGGCGGCGGGCCATCGCCTCGGCCCGGCCCGCGATGACCGAGGTCGTGCAGTGCTCGGGCATCTGCACGACCTGCAGCTCACCGTAGCCGCCGGCCTTCAGGTCCCCGGCCACCCAGGCCAGGGCCCTCTCCTCGTCCTCGCTGAGCCACCCGGAGACGATCTTCAGGCTGTCGAGCCCGCGGCCGAGGCCGAACTTCGGGTGGCGCGAGTGCCGGGCGACCAGCTTGACGCGCACCTCGTCACGGTGCTGCTCGGTGGTGAAAACCAGGACGTCGCGGCCCTCGATGACCGCGTTGTACCAGGCAAGCTGCACGCACAGACTGGACTTGCCCACCGTCGTGCCGGCCACCACCAGCGACAGCCCCTTGCCGAGGCCGCCGCCCAGGGCGCGGTCCAGGTCCGGGAGGCCGAACTGGACGCCGACCGGCTTGCCGGACCTGCGCAGCTCCTTCGCGGCGGCATAGGCGGCCAGCACCTCGTCCCCCTCGGCGGCGACGTCGCCCTCCGGGGTGTCGGACGTGCTGGAAAGCTGCTCAGCCTCAGCCAGGGCCACCTGGACGTACTCGCGCGCGTCAGCGTGCCCGAACAGCTCCCGGCCGTCTTCCAGGCGGACCTCCTGCCGCATAATCAGCTTGCCCGCGGCAAGGGCCTCATCGGTGGCGCGCTCGGCCGCCAGCTCGCGCAGCTGGCTGACCGAGTGCCGGAACTCGTGCAACTGAGGCACCGCCGCCGCGACGGCGTCGTATGCCTCCTCGTACATCTGCACGGTGCCCGGCTTCCGGCCGCGCAGCAGGTCGCTCAGCGCCGCGCGGGTCATGACACCGCCGGTCTGGTCGGCGTACCGCGTCAGCAGCAGGAACAGGGACCGCTGCACCGGGTCGGGAAAATGCTCCCCGCCGACCCGGGCAGCCGCGTAGTCCAGCGCCGAGATCGACCCGCCGTCAGCGGCGACGGCCGCCAGCACCGTCTTGCCGTGCGCTACAGCGTCCGCCATAACGCCGCCTCCCTGCTCAGGTAGGCCGTCATGTGCGCGGCCACGTAGGCGGTCATGTAGCCAGGGGCGGCCTCCACCAGCATCTCGCGCGGCACGTGCCGGGCCACGTCCATCAACTGCCGGGCCCGGGCGATGGGAGCGGCGTGCCCGGCGATCGACATCACCGTACCCGGCACCCAGTGCCCAGCCTTGCTGGCGGGCATCGTGTGCTCCGGGTGGCGGAGCCTCGGGATTACCAGGCCGTTGCCCGCCTCGAACCCGCGGTGCCGGTACAGCTCAAAGCCGAACATGAGCCCGCACAGCCAGACCGCGCCCTCCAGCGGCGCGTTCTCCACGTTCTCGATGACGTACGGCACGCCGGCCTCGATGAGCCGGGGCCGCATCGGGGTGATGAGGTCGGGATACCGCTCAGCCAGGCCGGGGCGGCAGCTGAGCATCCTGCTCCACCGCTGGCACGGCGGCCCGACGTGCACGAAATCGTAGCTGCGCAGCTCCTCGGTGCCCACCGTCAGCATGTCCCGGCACTGGAACTCACCCGGGTAGTACTCGCCGACGTCCGGGTTCAGGTCGATCCCGGTCATCTTGGCCCCGGCCTTGACGTAGCCGTCGGTGGAGATACCAACACCACACCCTAGATCCAGCCCCCGCCATCCCGCCCAGGTGGCCATAACTCGGCCAGGCGGAAGGCCCTGACGTTGGAGCCAGGCTCGAACACGAGCTGGTTACCGGCTATCCCGGTGATGATGACCTTCATGCCTACTGCTACGTCGGGGATGCCGGCGACCACCTCGTACCTGAGCACGGGCTCGACCGCAGCGACCCGGAACGACGTCCCGTCCACCGCCACCATGTCCCCCGGGGCCACGTCGTCGGCCCGGCAGGTAGTCCAGTCGCGCCCGTGCCGGTCCAGGTCGAACCGGGGGCGGCGGAACGGCGCAGGGATAACGCGCCTTGTCGCCGGCACCCTCGGCAGGTGCTCGCCGTCGAACGTGGTGCGCGCGGCGGCTTCCGCCTTGCTGATAGGCACCAGGTCCTCGGCGTGGACCGGCGCAGATGCGGCGCGGGTCTGCTGCTCTACTTGCTGAAGGGCGGCGTCGGACATGAACGCTTCCACGGGCGGCGCGGGCCTCTTGCCCGCGTAGAAGGCGTCCACGTCGCGCCCGAGGGACTCGGGGATCTCAAGGATGTGGGCTGGCCGGTCGTCGCTGCTCACCGCTGGTCCTTCCGTGGCTGAGCGGGCGATCGGCAACGAAGCGCCCGCGGCGGGTGCGGACGGTCAGGCCGCACCCGGAGCACTTCCCCTCTTTCCAGACGAACGCGAACCGCCCGACCACAGCAATGACGCTACTGCCATCGCAGTCCTCGTGCGGAAAGTTCGGCGTGCCCCAGGTGGTAACGGTTCCGCAGTAGCAGCCCCAGTATTCCGGGCTCTCCTCGCACTCCTCGCGCAGCGTGATGCCGATAGAGGCCCCGCCCGCAGCCGGGCACTCGTGCCGGACCACCCGCCACAGCGGCAAGACGAACACGCCAGGCGGGTCCAGCCTGTTCCGGCTGTCGAGGACAGCCTGGGCAGCGTCGCGGAACGCCCGCCCGGCCTGCTTTTCAAGGGCAGTCAGCCCCATGTCGCTTCCTCGGCCGCCGCCTCAGCGTCGGTCAGCTCACGGTAAGGAACCCCGGCGGGTGCCGAGCTGGCCCGCTCTGCTTCCGTCAGGAAGTCAAACGAGTCCTCGTTCTCGCTGTCCGTCTCGCCGGTCAGCGGCACCACCTGGAAGATGTCCAGTTCGAGGTCACCGGCCTCGCGCTTGATGCCCTCGATGTAAGCCTCCGCGCCTGCCCTTGTCTCCCAGGTAAGCGGGGAACCCTGTCCGTGCTCATCGCGGCGGTGCTCCAGCTCGTAAGTCAGCGGGTTCGAGCAGACCTCGATCTCAACCGCGTACAGCTCGTACTTCACGCCACTACCCCCAGCATTGCCCGATGGCACTCCAGGATCGCCTCCTGGTGAAGCCTGGCGGCCTCATCTGGTGTTACGCCGACGTACGGGGCAAGCTCGGGGACGGTCATGCCCTGGTAATAGTGCAAAACCAGTATCACGCGCCCGTGATCGCTCAGGCGGCTAATCACTCCCGTCATCGCGGCGAGGACCTGCGACACCACGGCCTGGCCCTCCACGTCGTCGGTCCCGGCCACGTCGTAGGGCTCGGCGTCGATCGACACCGGGCGCGCGGAGACGGCGGCGGCGGTGGCACGCACCTCGTCGATGCCCATGCCCGTCGCCCGTGCCAGCTCGGCGTCGCTCAGCCCGCGGTCCTGGCCTGCCTCGCGCAGCGCCTTGGCCCTGGTCCGGGCACTGCGGGTCACCCAGTCCTGCGACCGCAGGTGATCGAGCATCGCGCCCCGCATGCGCCTGGTCACGTAAGCCCTGAAGAACTCCCAGGCCGTCGGGCTGTACCCCCGGGAAGCGCAGTACACGGGCCAGCGGGCCGCAGCGGCGGCCAGGCCCGACAGGGCCAGGGCTTCGAGTTCGTCCATCTCCAGGGCGTGCGGGGCGCGCTGCCACACCCGGTAGGCCTCCGACCGGGCCGACGGCACGATTTCCGTGACCAGCTCGCCGATCCGCGCCCGGACCTCTGCCTCAGTCACCGGTCATCCGCTTCGCGTGCCGCGAGGCCGGGTCCGTCTGGTCCTGCTCGACCTCCTGACGGGCCGGGCGGATGATCTCGCCGGCGACGGCGAGCGGGATGCCGCAGTGGTTCGCCACCTGCTCGTCGGTCCAGTCCCGGTGAGCGCGCAGCGCCTTCTTGGCCGCCAGGAACCATTCAACCCGTGTAGATGCCATGTCCCGCGTGATCGTCACGCATCACCGACAGCGGGAGCCCGCTACGATGACGGTCACAATCAGGCCAAGGAGGACAGATGGCGAAGCTGAGCAGCGCCGACCTGATGGGTGCGTTCAGGGAAATGACCGTGCTGGAACTGGCGGAGTTCGTGAAGGACTTCGAGACGACATTCGGGGTGACCGCCGCCGTGTCGGTCAACGGCACGCCGCCCGCCGTCGCTGACGCGCCACCGGAGGAGGAAGACCAGCAGACGGAGTTCGATGTCGTCATCGAGGACGCGGGCCCCAAGAAGATCCAGGTCATCAAGGAGGTCCGGGTCTTCACCAAGCTGGGCCTCAAGGAGGCCAAGGACCTGGTGGAGCGGGCTCCGGTCACCGTACTGGAGAACGCAGACCGCGCGACCGCGGAAAAGGCCGTAGAGGCACTCCAGGTCGCCGGGGCGACCGTGGACGTGCGGTAGCTACGACCAGTACGTGTAGAGCACCGGCCGGAGCTGCCGCCAGACCGCAGCGTCGGTGAACAGGTCTAGGTACTCCGCGAGGTCGCGGACCTCCTCCGGCACCCGCGGCACGATGCGTGCCTTCGCCTCGGCCTGCGACCTGTACGGCGTCCACGCGCGCACCGCCGCTGCCAGCCCCAGCCTGGCCTCCTCGTCAGAGACACCGCGTTCGGTCAGGCCGTTGACGAGGCGGACCCACTGGACGACGGCGTGCGGCAGGCTCTCACCGGTCTCGGCATCCATGAACAGGCCCTCGAACGGGTGAATGCCCCCGCGGACGGGTGCCCACCAGTTCTCCGCATCCGGGTGACTGAGTCTCTCGGCCGAGTAGTCGATCATGTCGTCCGTCCGGGACCAGTCCGTGCAGACGAAGGGCCGGATGACCAGCACCTCGGGGAGCCCGTACTCGGGGCTGTAGGTGACTGTCTGCCAGACCGGCTCGCCGCCGAACTTATCCAGCCACTCAGCGTCGCCCAGGGTCATGGAGTCGATCGAGAACCACTGCAGGCCGTTCCGGCGGCGAACCTCCGCCTGCTCGCGCAGCCAGGCCAGGTACTCCCGCCCGGTGCGCCCCTCGTACTTGAACGGCTCGGCCTTCCAGTTGACGCGGGAGTCGGCCTGCCCGTCTTCACCCGGAGCCAGGCTGGTCAGCCCCCAGCCGATTGCCTTGTGAATTCTTAGTCCCATACCCGCCATCTTATCTTTACCTGAGTCAAGTGACTAGAGCTTGCCGAAAGCCACCAGGCGCATGATCTGCCGCGGGCTCAGCGCGGTGAACAGGCTCTGCTTCTCGTCCCACACCGTGTCGGCGATCTCGCCCTCCTGCCGCAGCATCGGCAGGTAGGCGTCCTCCTGGGTGTGCCTGGCCAGCAGGTGGTGCGCGTACACCGTCGGGAACTGGCTGCCCACCCGGGCGCACCGGCCCACGATCTGGGCCATCCGTGCCGGGTTGAGGATGGTGTCGACCAGGGCGACCTGGCGGGCCACCTGCAAGTTGAGGCTGGCCTCGATCGTGGTAGTGCCGATGAGCACCCGGCATTTGGGGTCCTCGTGGAACCGCGCCAGCCGGCGGGCCCGCTCGCGCTTGTCGGTCTCGCCCGACCACATGAGCACGCCGCCGATGCCCTCGGCCTGCAGCCGCCGTGCGAGCGCCGCCACGTTCTTCTTGAAGTAGACGAAGCAGACCGCCTTCTCGTCACTCAGGTCGCCGGTGAGCAGGTTCATCAGCCAGTCGAACTTGCACGAGTCGTCAGCCCCCGGCCCCTCGTCGATGGCGGCCAGGCCGCTGCAGATCTGCCACCCGTAGTTGAACGCCGCGGCGGCCTCCGTCTGGGTGACCACCTCGCCGCTTTCCCTGAGCCGTCGCAGCGTGCCCCGGCGCAGTTCCTCGTAGCGGGCCCGCTGGCGCGGGTTCAGGTCAAGGAACACCGGGTTGTACTGGACGGCGGGCATCGCCACGTCACCCTCGATGTCCTTGGCGGTGCGCCGCAGCACCAGGGGGTAGATGAGCCGGCGTAGCTCGGCTGCCTTCTTCGGGTCGGAGACGATCCCGCCCCCGTTGCCGAGCTGCACCTTCTTGCGGACGCGGCGGCGGCCCGTCGGGTCGTCCGGGTCCCGGGTGAGGATGGTCCTGGAGACCGGACCGGAAAACTTGGTCTCGAAGTAGTCCAGTGACCCGAGGGCCGACCGGCCGCCGGCCGGCTGCACCATGCACCACAGCTCCGCCAGGCGCTTCTGCGTCGGGGTGGCGTGCGCCCCGTGGACCCGCCGGCACTGCGCGGCCAGCCGGTTGACCGCCGCGCTGGTCTCGGTGAGGTGGTTGCGCAGGGGGTCCACGTCGTCGTAGATCAAGATCCCGACCGGGAACTGCTCAAGCAGTGCCACGTCGCCCTCGCGGGACTGCCGCTTGCCGTGCGCGCCGCCCAGCGTGCGGTCGGACACGACCGCGATCTCCCAGTTGCCCATGTAGCCGCGGATGCGCTGCTCGCGGGTGCCGTCGGCGACGTAGGCGCTGATGCCGGGCAGCAGCCGCCCCAGCTCGTTCCCCCACGGGTCCCAGGTCGCGGCGGCCCGGCAGACGATGACCGCCCGGTTGTGCAGCCCCAGCTCCCCGTTCTGCTTGCACATGGCGAGCATCGCCAGCATCTGGGCGGTCTTGCCGCTGTTGTGGGTGACGGTCCAGTCATCGGTAACGTACAGCTGCGATGGCGCGGTCACCCGGATGCACTGCACCGGCACGGTCCGGGCGTACTCGATCGTGCGAATCCACTTGACCCGCTGGTCACGCTGATGATGCGACCGCGCTCCGGCATTGGTCATGTCCCCGTGCGCGCGCTGACGGGGTGCAGGCCGGACCTTTCGAGCGAGCCGGAACAGAATCCGGCCAGGCGCGGGAGCAACGGTTACCCGGTAGGCATCCCGCCCTTGCCGCTTCTCCCCCTTATAGGTGTAGCTGGTCTTCTTGGCCCGCACCGACGACGTACGCAAGCCAAGCGAACGGCCCAGATCCGCAACATCTTCAGCAAGCTGGCGCGACGCAGAGCCGAACTCCGCGCCAGCACACGCCGCCCAGCTTCCGTCCGTGTCCATGAGCCCCTGGAGCAGGGCCAGCCGGGCTTCGGCAGAAGCCCACTTGTACTGCTCGGGAACCGCCTTCTCCCAGGCCCGCTTGCCGAACAGGCCGAGTGACCGCAAAACGGGCTGACTGCCGTTCAAGCGGTACCACTCGCACCCCGTGCGATACTGCGTGAACGTCCAGCCCCAGCCTTTCGGGAGAAGTTCCTTCGCAGCCGTCAGCAATTCCTGGTCCGCAGAGCCGAATTCCGGGGTGTGCTTGCTCAGTGACCCGTCGCCCAGCAGGAGGCCGAGCAAATAAGGGTCCAGGGGGAGGGTTCCGTCCGCAACAGCGAGATCCGGAGCCCGTCGCATGAGCGGAACGGCGAAATTACCTTTCAGGGCCCGGATCTCGCCCAGCGTGCGGACCTTCCACGCAGACACGTCCCGCTGCTCACGACCGACCCGGGTCTTGTACCGGTACCGGTCGTTGCCCATACCCCGAACCTCCCACAGGTGCCCGAGCGTGGACTCAGCCGAGGTCCCGTCCGAGAACGTGATCCGGTAGACGTCCTGGGTGCCCTGCGGGATGACCTCAGCGACCTCCGACGACGAACCGTCTGGGTCGATTACCTCGTCCCCGCCCTGCAACTCTCCCATAAGAGCCCAGCCGCCCGGTGTCAGCACCTTGGCGTCTAGTGGTTGAGGCCCCATGGTGTCGCCCAGCAGGCCCGGGAGCCCCAGGTACATCCACGAGGCCCCGATCCGCTGGTGCCTGCGCAGCCTGACGCCGCAGCGGCGGCACAGGATGTTCAGCGACTCGTGCCTCTCGCACGGCGCGGAGTTGAACCACTCCAGCCCGGGGAACGGCTGGATGTCGTCCAGGGCCCGGACGCGGGCGGCAGCGGTACGGCGGGCGTCGCGGGACATCCGGGCAGCGTCAGGCAGGACGGGCGTCATGCCTGCTGCTACGTCCGGGCCTGGTGCTCGCGGTGCAGCCGCTCGATGAGTTCGCGGTGCGGGCGCTGGCCGCGCAGGTCAGGGTGATGATGCCGGCAGAGCTTGAACGTCCCGCCCGCCGCCTGGTACTTTCCCCAGCGCAGGCACCACGCCGACCCGTGGCAGGTGTGGCTCAGGTACCAGGTGCCGCCGAAGACGACCACCCCGACCAGGAACGAGCCGGCGACGCCCGACCAGAAGTCGTAGGGGACGAACCTCCCGTAGGCGGCCCCGTAGTCACAGCCGAAGAAGTGGACCAGGAACCTGACGAACGCCACGCCCCTGCGATCGTCACTGCGTCATGACGCCGGCACCGATGCACAGCCCGGCCGCTACGGCGGTAATCCCGTAGCTCAGCGCCCACGCCCGCCACCCGGTGTCCGGCCTTATCACAGCGACGACAGAGCACAGGGCAAGGGTGACGAGGCCACCCGCAAGGAGAGCAGCGCGCCCTGACGCAAACGCGAAAGGAAGTGCGACCAGCACTGATCCGGCAGTTGTAGCCGCACCGCAGACGACCGCGCCGCCGATGCCGTCGCCCGGGTCCGACTGATAGCGGCCCGAAGACATGCCAGGAAACGCGGCCAGGCCCCCGGACAGCCCTGCCAGCCACACGGCCAGGTGCGACTGGTGAGCGATGTACAGGGCCAGGGAAAGCCCGGTGCCGGTGGTGGTGCCGTCGGCAAGGCCCATAATGGCAGCCGCACGGGGGACCCTCACCGCCCGGCGGTGCCGAACAGCCCCTCGACCTGGGCCAGCAGCTTCGCCAGCTCGGCGTCGACGTCCGTCACGACCTCCGGCCCGTACTTCGCGACCAGCGCCCCGATCTCGGTCCGGTAATTGCCCAGCAGGACCACCAGCCGGGACTCCGCCGCCTTCGCGTCAGCGAGCAGCCGCCGGGCCTCGGCCAGCGCCTCCCCGTCGAACTCCTCAACCTTGGCCTCCACCTCGCGGAAGACCTTCTCGGCAGCCTGCTCGGCGCTGGTAACCAGTGACATGCCGGGGGAATCGGCCGCGGCGAGCGCGAGCCGCGGCGCGGCTCGCTGGTACGGGGTGAGCAGCATGAGCCCCCGCACGAGGGCATCGGGATCCTGCTCCAGCAGGCCTCACGCCGCCTCGCCGCCGGCCAGGGCATCGGCGTCCCAGACCTGCACCCCGCGGGCGGGCCCGCCCCGGGCGGCGATCTCGGTGGCGGCCCCGGCCTCGGTGAAGCCCCGCCCGGCGTCCGTGTGGTTGGCCGGCCGGGTGAACCGGCCGGGGGCGGCCGGGGCGGCGGCCGCGCGGTACGCGGGCGCGGCGAACCGGCAGCAGCCCGTCCCGCACGCGGTGGCGGCCGAGCACGAGAACTGCCCCGGCACGGCCCCGCAGGCGGCCACAGCGCGGGCGACGGCCGAGCGGACGGCCGAGCGCACCCCGGCGGCGTAGGCGCGCTCACGGGCGTCGACAGCGGCGCGGGCGATGGCCACGGCGTACCGCTCGTCGGAGGTGAACGCCTCCAGCGCGTCAGCCAGGTCCTGCTCGCGGGCGACGGCCAGCGCCAGGGCGACGGCCTGGAGGAACGCGTCCTTGGCGACGTGCCGGCCGGCCGCGCCGGCGCGGCCGGTCTTGGGGACGGCGCGGGCCGCGGCGAGGTAGGGCGCGGCGGCGGCGAGGTAATCGCACCCGGCCAGCGGCGAGCCCGCCGAGCGCAGCACCGGCGCGATGGCGGACGTCCGGCTGGCTCGCAGGATCTCAGCGGCGCGCAGCGCCTCGGCGAAGGGCACGCGGACCCCGCCCACGGTCACCGTGCGCTCCGCGAGCGAGGGCCAGGGGGCCCCGAGGTTGGAATATAGCAGCTCGTAAGGCAAACTGGACTCGCATGCGATCTACAGCGCGCCAGGTGCGGTGGCGCTCGCGTCGACATGAAAGGCACCCGGTTCCCTCCCCGCCAGCCTCACCAGCCGGCCGCGGAACCGGGTGCCTGTCAATTACGGCCCGGTTATCCCAGGCCGGCGCGCTGCGGAAAAGGCGTGAAGCCAGTCGCTGCCCTGCCGAAGGGACTGCAACTGGCCTCATAGAGCCTCCTGCCGAAGCGGAGGCAGGCCCGGGGCACCTGTCCCCGCCCGGGTGCGCCGGGTGCGGACTGGGCCTCTCGGGCTCTCCGGTCAGAGGCTACGGCCCCTGACCGGAGAGCGTCAATATCACTGCCGCGCGGTCCGGGCCCGGGTAGCCCGCTCGGCGGGCTTGCGGGTGCGGGCCACGGGCTCGCGGGTGCGGGCCTGGCCCCCCGTGCGCGCACGGGTCACGGGCTTGCGGTTGCCGACGGTACGGGTCTCCCGGGCACCGCGGGCGCGTCCGGCAGCGGAGCGAAGCCAGCCGAGCAGCCGGCCCCCGTGGTGGCGGGCACCCCGGGCGACCTTGCCGAGGCGCTCGCGGGCGCGCTCCATGGCGCGGGCGCGGCGCAGCGCGGCCAGGACCCGCTTCTGAACCTGGTGGCGGATCTCGCGCACGAGCTGCTGCTGGGTGCGCAGGTCCCGGGAGGCCAGCAGCTGCCGCAGCAGGGAGCGGGTCTCGGGGCCGGCGATGACGCGGACACCGGGAGAATGCCGGTCGCTGTCGGGGGGCAGCCGGTCCGGGTAGTCCCGGAGGTTGACGGCGCTGTCGAGCTGCTGCACGTGCGACATCAGGACGCTGGCGCGCGAGGCGGCACGGGGCCGCAGCATCTGCCGGGCGATGTGCCGGGCGTGCTTCGGCAGCCTGCGGCGGTGCGGGTGGGTCAGGGGCAATGTCCTACTCCTCGGTGCTGTCCGGGGCCTGCGGCCCCGGTGCGTCGGTGATGACGACTTCCTGGTGAGCGGGATGCTCCCAGACGGGTGAGATGCGAACCTGGACCGGCTTGGCCTCGCGCTGCACGACCAGGGCGTTGAACCGGGGCAGCTGGCGCAGGCGCTCGGGCGGGAAGACGGGCTCTTCCGCGTAGACCTTGCCGCCGGGCTCCTTGCGCCAGGTCTCCCGCTTGCCGCAGATCGTCGACAGCCGCTCCAGGGCGGCCGGGCTGGTGCCGCCGCCGGCGACGACCTTGGTGGACATCAGCTCCAGGATGGTCTCGGTCACGGCGGGGCCGCCCCAGCCGGTGTCAATCTGGCTGACGGCCTGGAAGCCGGCGACCACCGTGATGTTGTAGCCGGCGGTGACCGCGCACCAGCGCGGGAAGTCGATTTTCGCCGTGGTGGCGGCCTCGTCGGCCGCCACGAGCACCGGGACCTTCAGCCGGCCGCCCTGCTGCTCGGCCAGGACGCGGGCCTGCTCCAGGAACTCGGTGGCGAACGCGCTGAAAAACGGGGTGAGCGAGCCGTAGGGCCTCTCCGAGCCGATCAGGTAGACGGTCCCGCTGCCCTCGCGCAGGAACGCGGCGACGTCGAGCCCCTGGCCCGGGCGCGGGCACGCCACGGCCAGCAGGTCCGGGTCGTCCATCCACCCGAGCGCGGCGTCGGCGGAGGCGACGGCGCTGTTCAGCATCTCGCCGTCCATGGTGAGCAGCGTCTCCAGGGCGTCGCCCCAGCCGGGCGCGGCGGCCTCGCCGCGCAGCGCCTTGAGGAAGCCCTCGGCCTCCGGGTTCAGCACCCAGGACCGCGCGTCGAATATGTCCTTGCCGGCCAGGTCGGCGGCATGCAGCGCCCAGCGCAGCAGCTTCGCGCCGCGGTCCTCGTGCCAGGCGTCCTTGCCGGACGGGTCGCGCGGGCTGGCGTGCATGAAGTCGCCGGCCCGGCGGATGGCCACGGCGGGGACGCGGCACCCGGCGACGGGCGACCACGCGAAGTTGGTGCCAGGACCGTACCCGTCGGCGTCGAGCACCAGCACCGCGCCCGCCGTCTCCCGCACGGCGACAGTGTGCCGGTACTGGTCGGCACGCGAGGAGGTAGCGAGCACCGGGCCGGGCGCTTCCAGGATCCAGCGGCTGATGAGCGCGGTCTTGATGGTCTGCGGCACGCCGATGACGGCGACGGTCTCCGCGCGGGAGACGGCGACGGCCTGCCGCGGCCGGTGCACGGTGTAGCCGAGCGAGAGGTACGACTGCGGCGCGGGCAGGCCCGGGGCGAGCCGCCGCATCTTCCTCGCCGCGAACGCGGGCGACAGCGAGGCGCGCACCTCAAGCGGGGTGGCCTCGCCCTGGTACTTGCGCCGGCGGCGCTGCGCGGCCCGGCCGCCGGCGAAGTGCCAGGCCCAGCCGTCAAGGGCCCGCTGGGCGACGTGAGCGCCGCACGCGCCGACCACGAGCAGGTCCGTCATCGGGTTGAGCCCGGCGACGGCGCACACCCCGAGCCCGGCCCCGGCGGCGACCGCGTACCCGCCGCCGCCGGTCACCAGGCCGCGCCCGGCGGCGGTCAGCGCGCGCGTCAGCGCGGTGTCGGTGACAGTCAGCGTGCCGTCCGCCGGCACGCGCCGGGAAACGGCGGCCTCGTCAGGGTCGAAGCCGCTGACGGCGGTCATGCCCTTGAGGAGGCTCACCGGGACCTCCGGCGAAGCTGGCGCGACCGCCGGTGCGGCCTGCCGCCGCCTTCGCCCGCCACGTCCCAGAATTCCTGCCGGGCCTGCAAGCGCCTGGCCTGCAAGCGCTGCTCGCGGTTGCGGTTCCCGGCCTCGCGTGACCGGCCGGCCCGGTTATCAGCCATGAGTGTGCCTCTCCCCTGTACTCGGTTGCCCTCTTGTCCCGAGTCTAGGGAGGTTACTTGACTCATGTCAAGTCATGGCGCGAGAATCACGTCTCCGTTGACCGCCCACCAGGTGGCGACCACGCCCGCCAGGGAGTGCCCGGGCCGGTGCGGGTAAGCCTGCAGCCAGCCGAGCTGCCCCTCGCGCGGCGGCAGGACCAGGTCAACCTCGCCGCCCGGCCACAGCTCCGCCATCCCGAGCGGGTGCCCGTACTGCCCCGCCAGCCGCCGCCAGGTGTCCTCGGCCGCGGCCAGCTCGGGGATGCCGCGGCGCGTGCCCGGGTCGGTGACGACGGCGAAGAAGCCGCCCTCCGAGGCGTGCCACACCCGCAGGCGGGCCTCGGCCGTGCCGGGGCGCCGGCACGGCCGGTCAAGTACCCGCAGGCCGAGCGCGGGCAGCCACAGGCTGCCGTAGCGGCGGGGCAGCGGCTCAGTCACCGGCTGACGGCCCGCTGCCTGGCGCGCCAGGCCGGAACCCAGTCCGGCACGTGATCGGGGCACCAGGCCAGCTCCTCAGCCTTGCTGTGGAACCAGCCCTTCCGGTCCGCGGCCATGGCGTCCCGTCGGCTGCCCGGGTGGCTGGCCTGGCAGCTGAGGTCTTCCCGGCGCGCGCAGGAAACGGGGTGCTCGGACGCAAAGCTCACCGTGCGGTAACCCGCTGCGTCAGGACCAGGCGCTCAAGCTCGGTCAGGTCCCAGACGGCCAGTACGGCCCACAGGTCGCCACGGATATGCCGCAGCAGCGCCGGGTCGTGCGGCGGGGTCAGCGTCCACTCCTCCACCTCCCACAGGACGTGGCAGTGCCGCAGCCGACGGGGCTTCGGCCGGTGCCGGGGCGGGATGAGCGGGACCAGCGCGTGCCCGCGGTGCCAGACCCGCCGGAAGTCGCCGGGCAGGTCGTCGGCGGCCACCGGCACCCGTACCGAGTGCGCGCCGACCAGGGCACCGCGGTTAACCATCCAGTCGTCGCGGTCAGCGTAAACCAGGGCTCCGCCGTCCCACCTGGCGTAGCACTCAGTCGCCCCCGCGCCGATGACCGCCAGCCGGGGCAGCCCGTTACCGTGGAACCCGCCGGCCGCGATAGTCCGGGTCAGGCTGATGACCGGCAGGCCGCGCGAGGCGGCGCGGTAGCCGGCCGCGATGGCCTCGTCCTCGGCCGAGCGCTCGGCCAGGAGCGCCTGCTGGTACTCGGCCAGCTTCTCCCGTGCCTCGTCCTTGCTGATTTCCAGCGGGGCCAGGTCCATCAGGTCGCCTTCTCCCAGAGCGGCAGGCCGTCACGGGTGGCGGCCGACTTGACGTAGCCGCCGGTCACCTCGCCGGGCTTCGCCCGGGCCATGAAGTTGGTCTCGTGCACCTGGCGGTCCCCGGCCCAGGCCATCCGGCCGGTCCACTCGCCCAGCCACTCCTGCCAGGCCTCCGGGGTGCGCAGCCGCTCCGCGGAGTCCACCCGGCCGAAGTCGTCGGCGGTGGCGTCCGGCAGCGGCACGACAGCCCCTAGCACCTCCAGGGTGCGACTGGCGAACCCGTCGGTGTCCAGCCCGGCGGCTCCGCCGCGGAACTCCGCGCCGTCGGCTTCCAGCCAGGCCTCTACCCCTCCGGCGGGTCGTCCCTCAGCTTCCATGTCATGACCTTCCCGTCCTCCGCCCAGCGCCCGTAGGCGTGGGCAAGGCAGTAGTTCCAGGGGATGCGCGTCTTGATGCCGCGCAGCCGCACGAGGCCGGCGGGCTCGCCGCAGGCGCGCTCGGACGCGCCGCGGAACCGGCACTTCCTGCCCGGCCCGGCGACGTCCCACTCAGGGCCCTCCCGCGCGGCCTCCCAGTGCTGGCCGTCAGGTGCCTCGTACGGCGGCTCCGGGCGGGTGAACCCGTCCGGCACGGCGACGGCAGCGTCGTTGCTCAAGCTGGCCTCCTACTTTCTTGACTTGAGTCTAGTGTTTCCTGCGGCCGGGGTCAACAGCGGCGCCGCGGCCCAGTACCGCCAGCTTCACCCGCTCCAGCGGCACCGAGCACCACGGGCAGGCCACCGGGCCGGGCCCGTCCGCCAGCCAGCGGTCGCACGGTTTGCAGCGCAGCAGGGTGAAAACCTCCCGGCCGCCCTGCCCGCGCCGCTCCAGCTCGGCCTCCGCGCACTTCACGGCCCCGGCGGCCGTCAGGTGGTCAGGGGCGCAGGCGCAGGTCCAGCGGGGCACCGACTTCGGGGTTACCCGCAGCGCGCCCCTGTAGGCGGACCTGCCCCGCTGGACATGGGTGAAGCCGGCGATGAGCCCCGGCATCAGTTCAGCCTCGCGGGGCTGACAGCGGCGTGGAAGCCCAGCTCGTGCGGGTACGGGAGCACGCGGCCCGGGGGCTCCGGGCCGGAGGCCCACACCTGGCCGCCGCTGCTGCCCTGGCGGTCGCCGCCGGAGTAGTGGATGCGGACCAGGATCGTTCCGGGGCCGGGCAGCAGCGAGCCCTCCGGGTGGTCGTACGGCACCCGGCGCCACTCGTACAGGCCCTGGGAGTCGCTGTAGCCGTACTCGCCGGCCGGCAGCTCCGCGTAGGCCTTGCCCGTGCCGTAGGGGTCCTCGAACCGCAGGAACGCGCCGTCAGCCATCCTTCTTGCCCTCCAGGAAGAGCAGGAACCGGCGGCGCAGGGCCGGCTCCAGGTCCAGGACGTCGCGCAGCACCCCCGTGGACATGGCCAGCTCCAGCCAGGCGCCCCAGGCCCGCGCGAGCGACCTGCGGGCCTCCGCCGCGGTCGCGGCGGCGGTGATGCCGCACGCCTCGGCCGTCAGCTTGCGCACCCGGGCTTCCACCTCAGCGCGGACAGCGGGGTCCGGCGAGCCGGCCACGGCCAGGCGCACCAGGTCGGCTGCCACGTTCTCCGTGGTGCGCGGGCTCACCGGGGCTCCCCCGCGCGGCGGCCCGGCGGGCTCGGCCAGGGGCGCGGGTCCGACCAGGCGGTGAACCCGGCGGTGAACCCGGCGACCCGGGCGCGGGCCTCGTCGGCCGAGATCATGCCGCCGCGCATGAACCCGGCCAGCTCCGCGTAGGCCCCAGCGTCGGCCCGCGGGGACGGGGAACCGGTGAATGCCAGCGCCGACGGCGGCCCCCTGCGCACCGGGGCGGGCAGCGGCCGGCTGAGCCGGGCGCGGCGGTCCAGGATCCCGCACAGGGCGCGGCGGCGCTGCCGGCCGGCCAGGCAGATGACCAGCGCGGCCGGCAGCTCGCGGTACCGCAGGCGGCGCAGCAGCGGGCTGGAGTCCTTCACGACCCACGCGACGGTCAGCAGCGCGATGACCAGGCCGGCCATCAGGCGCCGTCCAGCATCGCGATGACGCGCTCCAGGGCGAGCACGTCCGGGCCGGGGCCGATCTCGCCGCAGGCGGGCTCGAAGTCGCGGCGGGCCTCTTCCAGCTTGCCGGCCAGGTAGTCCAGGGCCGCGCGGCGGCCGTTGCCGGCTGAGAAGTCAACCTGCCCGGCGATGTAGGCGTAGTCCACCAGCCGCGTGCTCCGCAGCGCCCAGTCCGCGACGTCCGGGGCAGCCTCGCCCAGCGCGGCGCTCGTGAGCGCCGCCGCGCGGGCGCGCAGCTCTTCCAGGCCGGGAGCCAGGCCGCCTGCGGCGGCGAGAAGCTTCGGCAGGTCGGCCGGGGTGAGGCGGACCACGGTAGTGCCGTTGCCGCGCTCGAAGCAGATGTCGGTGTCGTCAGGGTAATCCCGGTTGCGCTGGGTGTAGACCCGGTCCTGGGAGGAGCCGGACGCCGGCACCCGCCGGGCCAGCTCGCCCGACGCGCACGCCCGGGCCCCGTCCCGCCCGTCGTGGTCGTGCCCGCACAGCCACTGCAGGCGCTGGCCGCCGTGCCCGAACCGCGCGCCGTCCGGCTGGTACGACAGCGCCCCCAGGAACTTGCCCGGAGCGCGCCGGCTCTGCGCGCAGGTGGCGTACAGCCGCCCGGGCGCCGGGTCCGCCCGCCGGCCGGCCGCGAGCATCCTCTCGCGGTCTTCCTCAGTCCATGCCATCACGAGCCTGCCCTCCGTTTAGTTCCGGGGCAAGGGTAAGCCCCGCCAGCTGATGACCTCAGGTTAGCGGGGCGGTTTACTTGAGTCAAGTAGATCAGGAGTAGGCAAGGCTACTGGCCTTGTCGTAGACACCCCGCAAGATGACGTCCGGGTCGCCGCCCAGCCGGCGCACCTCCTCCGCCAGCAGGGCGGCGATGCCGACGGCGGCGGCGAACGACTCGCCCGGCTCCCCGGCGCCCAGTGCCAGCAGCTCGCCCGCCGGCAGGCCGGCCTGGTAGGCGGTCAGGCCGGCCAGCGCCGTCAGCAGCGACTGCCCGGCGGTCACCCGGCCGGCCACGGGCACCTCCTGTTTTCAGAAAGGTGAAAGTGGCTGCCTGCCCGGCAGGAACCCCCGGCAGCTTCCAGCCGGAGCCGGCCGCCGATGCTGGTGACAAACGGCCGGGAGGGGGAACCTTGCGCCGAGGCACTTGCGCCGGGGGGGCCCGGGGGCCCGGCCGTCGCAGCGCACCCGGGGCTGTGCCCGGGTCCCGCGGATCTATGGTGTCGGCGGGGGACGTTAACCGGGGCCGGGCGGTGTAGCGCCCGGCTGCCTGAAGCCAGCCGGCTCAGGGGCCGGGGAACAGCGTGACTCGAATTGCAAACCCTCACGGCCGGCCAAAGATAAGTTCTTATACGCCCGAGCCGAAATTGGTCTAGTTCACGGCTCACGGGACCTCCCCGTCCATGAGGCCCGACCACGAGCCGGGGGCGGGAACCTCGGCCGCGGGCACCAGGACGAAGCCCGCCCTGACCTTGGACGCGACATCGGCGATTTCCGCCAGCAGGTCCGCGCGGGACGCTGGCCTGGGGAAACTGCCCTGGCTCAGCCGCAGGGCGACAGCCTCCCGGATGAAGCCGGACACGGAAACGCCCTCGCCCTCGGCCGCCTTGCGCACCTCGGCGAGCAGTTCCGGGTCCAGCCGGAGAAGGAAATCGCCCTTGCCCACGCTGAAAAGATATCACCCGCTGATAGCTATCACAAGGTGCTAGCTGATATCACCTGGAGGCTGAAAAGATATCAGCTAGCACCTTGTGATATCACTTCCGGGGCTCATTACCACTCCGCGTCACCGGGCAGCCACTCCATGGCGTCTTCCCATGACCCGTCATCCGCTTCCGGCGGGCGCCCCGCGCAATCAGCGCCGGGAAACCCGCAATCAGTACGCGAAACTGTTACCTCCCCGCTAGACCAGTCACCGGGCTGCACCGGCCCGGGCGCTCCGCACGGGCACCACCAGGTGCTGCCGAACGGGGGCACGGCCGCCCGCAGCCCGCACGCCGCGCACTGGTAAACGAGGGCGCTGGCTGTCCAGTCGCGGCACGCGCCGCAGTAGCCCTGGCGGGCGTCCCCGGGGTGGTGCGACGTGCGCCGGCACCGGGGGCAGGTAAACGCCACGGGGCAAGCCTAGAACGGCCGCGGGCACTCAGCGGCGGGGCCTTGCCGTCACCGGCCGCGCAGGACCGCCGCGATGAGGAACCGCCCCACGTACCGGGTGTAGGCCGGCGGGACCGCCAGGCTCAGCTCGTTGCCGCTCATCCAGTCGATGCCCATCGCCTGCGGGCCGACGTAGGTGCCCACGTCGCCGGTGACCGAGACGTGCCAGCCCTCGTCCCACAGCTTGCGCCGCTGCTTAGTGGCCGTCCTCGCGCTGTGGTCGCGGTGCGGGAGCTGGGTGACCTCGCCGGGGGCGAAGTGCGCGCTGGCCTCGAACCAGCGCAGCCGGTAGGTGCGCAGCGGCGGGTCCTGCATGCAGCCGCACAGCCGCACGTCGGCGCGCATGGGGGCGCCGGGCACGTTCTCGATGACGTACGGCCTCCCGGTCGCCTCCAGCCGGGTGCGCAGGTCGCCCAGCAGGTGGCCGGTGCCGTCGGTGCCCGCCACCGACTTCAGGGGCGTGTGGTCGTGGCACGGCATGGAGCACGCGTAGGCGTCGTAGCCGGACAAGTCCATCGTGGTGGCGTCCGCCCGGATGAACCTGCCCGGCCAGGGGAACCGGGGCTGCGGCGCGATGTCCGCGCCGGTCACCTCGACGGCGGGGCCGCCGCGCCGCGCCGAGTCCTGCCCGGCCAGGTGGTAGCCCCACGACGTGCCGCCCGCCGAGCAGCCCAGGTCGAGCAGGCGGATTATTTCTCCCATGGCGGGTACTACGGCGCGCTGACCGCGGGAAACGGGACTCCGGCGGGTTTTATTTTCCCGGCGCGGGGCGGGCACGAGCTAAGCCGGCGCGGAGGCGAGCCTCCATAGTCCGTCTATGGGACCCGGACGACGCGGCCCCGCCGGCGCGCGCCGCGGCAGCATGTCGAACGGGGGAGGGGGCGCGGCCAGGTCGCCGCGCCCCCGCGCGAGGCTAGGCGCGCGCCTCGCTGAGTACCGCGTTGCGAGTCCACCGCATGCCGTGGTCACCGCAGTCCACGTACAGGATGTCAGCCGCGCTGAATACTGCCGCGCGAGGCGCTGTGCCCATGATGGCGCGCGCCTCGCTCATGCTGCCTGCCTCAGTCACCAGGGTAATAAGATCGTCGCCCGTCACGGGTGCCTGCCTCTCGGTTGCCATACCGCCAACCTACAGCATGGCTTGACTCAGGACAAGCAGCTAGCCGGATGCCAGCCCGGCCGCGCGGTGGCTGGCGGCGCGCACAGCGCCGTAGCGGGCATGGCCGCCTCGCCGCAGGCACGCGCACCCCCGGGCACGTGAAAGCACCCCCGGGCACGTGCCCGGGGGTGCTAAGGGGCGGGGCGCTAGCGCGCCGCGTGCCCGCGCACCGCAGAGCGGAACGCGCGCGGTGACATCTCCCGGCGGCCGTACCTGTCAGCCGCGTCCTGCAGCGCCACCGACGCGCGCAGCATCGCCGCCGCGCGGTCGCACGCCTCGCCGGCGTCAAGCGCGCGGTCGGCGAGCTGCAGCGCGTCCGCCACGTGCGCCATGTGCGCGCCGTCCACCGTGACAGCCTCGCCGGCGCAGAACTCGCCGCCGTACAGCCCTAGCTCCGGGTCGTGCGCCGCGCACACGCGGATGGCCGGGTCGCCCGCTACTGGCCTGTAGTCGCATTCCATGGTGCCTGCCTCTCGGTTGCCTGTGCTCACCAGGATAGGTGAGAGCTTGACTGGAGTCAAGCTAGGTATGCCACAGCAGGGCTAATTACACGGACAGTGACCAAAGTCGGTTGCCGGCCGGTGAGGGAAGGTAAGAATGATCTTGAAAGCTCTACGGAGGGTAACGAAAAGCACCCCTGGCCGAGTACAGGCCAGGGGCGCCGCAGCGCGAGGCGCTTACAGCCGCGCGCCGCCGGCTCGCCGCGTGTGCCGCTCGCAGCGGGGCGCGCACACGTGGCCGACGTTGCCGGCGAACGCGCTGCGCGGGATAGGCCGGCCGTCAATGCCGAACTCCCCCGACGCCGGCTCGCCCGCCGGGCACGCGGTCACGCGCAGGTTGCCCGGCGGGATGACGTGCAGCGCGTTGATGACGTCGGCCGCTACCTCGGCCGCGTGCCCGGCGCCGGTGAGTCCCTGCACGTCAGAGTCTAGGTAGAACGTCGGGACGCTCCGGCTTCCCTCATACCCGTCGGACGTGCAGGTGAGGATCTGAGCTTGAATGGCGTACATCATCCTGAGTGCCTGCCCTTGCTAGTTCGGTTGCCTTGGCTGCCAGCGTAGGCTAGGTCTTGACTAGAGTCAAATAGGGCCTGCGCGGCCCGGAGAGGGCCCCTGGGCGCTCTGGCAGGCAGGCACACGCGGCGGGGCGCTTAGGGACGTCTCAAGGGCGCTGTGAGCCGCGCGGGGGGAGTCTCGCCGGCTCTCACAGTACGGACCCGCGCGGCTGGCGGTATCTCTGCCTGCCCGCATCACGGGTACCTGCGCAGACGCGGCAGCGCCCCCGGCGGGAACGTGTCCCCCGGGGGCGCTAGGTTCGGCGAGGCGCGCTAGTCCCTGTAGAACGGGCTAGGCAGCGCGCGGGGCGCGGCGCTGCTCTTCCACGCCTCGCGCGCGGGGGCGCTGTCGCTGGTAGTGCAGCCGCTCACGGTCGGTTGCCCGTTGTCGTCAAAGTGCACGATGTAGTGAGTGCACCCGTTGTCAAGCGCGCTAGGGACCGCAACCCGCAGCGAGCGGTTGTCGCTGTCCCACGCGAACGCCGGCGCGTCATGCACGCGCGCCGCCATGGCGGCGAGGTTAACGGCGAGGCTTTCCAGCGCCCCCGCTACGGACGTGCCGCGCCCCTGCACCGCGCCTGCGGTCGCCACGTGGTCAGAGCGCCTTGACCAGCCCGCGCGCGACAGCTCAGCGGGGACGCGCGCGTAACGCTGTGCCGTGTCGCTCATGACGCAGCGCCCCTGCGGGCTAGCTCGCTGCTGACCGTGCGCAGTTGCGTAAGCGCCTCGCCGGTAACCTCGCTCACGCCGGTAGCGGCGAGGTAAGCCGGCTTGCATGCGCGCAGCTCTGCGGTTGTCATGGCTGCCGCGGCGTAGTACGCCTCGCGCCTCGCGTGCGCTACGGCCCGGTCGATAAGCGGAGCTTGGCTCATTGGGTGCCTGCCCTACGTTCTGGCCGCGCCATGGCGGCGCGTGCTCTGCTTGCCAGGATAGGTGAGAGCTTGACTCCAGTCAAGCGTGATCTGGCGCCGGGCACGGAAAGAGCCTTGCCCCATCATTCATCAAACGGGGCAAGGCTCTTGTCACAGCTGAGAGCTAGCCTAGCGCGCCTCGCCGTACGCGGCGAGGTCACCGCACGTGTGCGGGGCCTTACACTCTTGCGCGGTACACGCGTCATGCGGGTAGCGGCACTCTGCGGAGTAGCCGCACGGGTCGGCTGGAGTTGACGCGCAGTAGAAGTAGCCCGCGCGCGCTTGCGCGCAGTGGCCGGCCTTGACCGCGTAGCGCGCGCGCCGCGTGTCGGGTACCAGGGGAGCCAGCGCGCGCCGCTGGTCAGCCGCGTAGGCGCGCGTCTCGCGCCACGCGGCACCGTGCCTGTCACGGTCTAGCGCAGCCTGCCCGCGCGCCATCATGCCGGTGTCGTCCGCGGGGTAGTAAGCGTCACTCATGATGTGCCTGCCCTAGCTCGGTGGGTTGCCTGCCTCACCAGGATAGGTGAGAGCTTGACACGAGTCAAGACACAAGCTAGCCCGGTAGCCGTGACGGCTACCGGGCCAGCGCCTCGCGCGAGGCTTAGTCGCAACAACCGCAGCACGGCGCATCCTCGCAGCGCCCGCGTGGGCGCGCGGTCCGGCCGTAGCGCTCGAATGCCTGGTTAACGAACATCTGGACAACCGAACGGCTCTTCCGGCCTAGCTCAGCCACCGTGCAGGAGGCGACGTCGGCGAGTAGCGCCGAACCACTGGTGAAGCCATGCTCTACCGCCATCTTGTCAAGCGCCGCGCTCTGGCGCGAGGTGACCAGCGCGGTACGGTCGGCCGCGGGTTGCGTGCGGCGGTAGCTGTTGCGGTAGCTCATGACTTAGGTCCGCCCACCAGCAGTTGCACGCGCGGCGTGCGCCACGCTATAACAGTCGCGTCGCGGTGCGCGTCCGCGTAGCGCTCCGCTGCGTTCTCCCCGGAAGTGCCAGGCCAGCGGACAACTGCCCCGCTGCCTAGCTTCAGCTCGTAAGTCACGGTGCCTGCCCTCACTAGTCGGTTGCTCTGCTCACCACGGTAGGCGAGGGTTTGACTGGAGTCAAGACTATTGAGCAAAGCGAAGCGCCCCGTGGTGAACGCTGCCCGCCAGGCAGCCGCATTCCGCGCAGTAGAGGCTACTGCCGGCGAACGCGTGTGCCTGGCCGCCGGCCAGGGCCCACGCGCGGTAGCGGGCGGACGCCTTGTCTGTCGAGTCTTCGCCTGCCGGCTCTTGCGCGACTACGGTAATCATGTGTGCCTGCCCTAGGTCGGTGGGTTACTCTGCTCACCAGGATAGGTGAGCATTTGACTTGAGTCAAGCTACTTGACCGGAAGCCCGCACACGTAGCAAGGCTCCGGGGCACCGTAAGCGGGGTGCCAGTGCCACGGCCAGTTGTGGTGAACGTGCGGGGTCTTGTCGTAGACGCGGTAGCCGGTTACGGGGTCTGTCCGGCCCGTGGTGAAGTCGTCCAGCATGGCCGTGGTGAACTCCTCCGCGGGCAGGCACGCGTCGTGCGCGAACTTGTCAAGCGGCGCGCTCTCGGTAGGGCCCGCGTACACGTTGCCGTTGATGTAGGTCATGCTCACCAGTATGAGTGATGGCTTGACTCAAGTCAAGCCATACAGCGAAGCACCCCCCGGGAGATGTTCCCGGGGGGTGCTGCCTGCCTCGCGCGAGGCACTTAGGCCAGGGCGGCGGTAAGCCTCTCGCCCATGACCGACGCGAGAGCGTCAAGCGCGCCGGCGTCTTCCCTGGCCGTGACGCCGGTCACCATGTTGAGGTAGGTGCGCTCCATCCGGCCGCCGTCCGCGCCGCTCACGTTGCGCTTCCACGTGTTGTAGGTGTTGGAGAGCTGGATCACGCCGAACGCGGTACCCGCCCACGGCTTGACCTTGACGTCGTGCTGCCACATCGCCTCGTACGTCTCGCGCAGCTTGACCGCGTTGGAGTACTTCGCGCCGCCCGTGCTGCTCTTGGGGTCGGGGGCGGGAACGGGGGCCGTCAAGTCAAGCCAGGCGCTGAAGTCGGCCGGCGTGACGTCGACCTTCTGAAGGTCGGCAGCGGCAGCGGCGAAGTCGTCGCCGGCCTGGTAGACCAGCCCTAGCGCGTTGCGCACCTCGCCGATCTTGCCGGCGCTGTTGCGCGAGTGCTTGACTTTGAACTTGGTGACCGCGGACGACAGCGCCGCGGCGAGCGTGTTATCGCACACGGCAGCGGTGACGCCGGTGGCGTAGGTGCTCGAAAGCGTGCCGTCGACCGACGTGGCCGCGAGGATGTAGGGGGTGAACTCGAATCCGCCCACCTCAAGGCCAGAGCCGGCCAACTGCGCTTGCATGAACGCAACGCCGCGGTTGCGGAGCAAGCCCACCGACTTGGTGCCAAGCTCGCCGCGCGAGGTGTCCAGGATGGCCGCGATCTGGTCGGCCGTCCACTTCTTGTAGTCGTGGACCTGGTAGCCGAGCCTGAAGATGCCCAGGATCGCGCCGTTGTCCGGCGTGACGATGGTCTTGCGCGTCTTGTCCTGCGTGCTCTGCTTGTTGCCGCTCGCGTCGGTGTAGGTGCTGAACACCGTTCCCTCCGCGAACTCGACCGACAGCAGGCGCTCAACCTCTTCTGTCGGTACCGGCCCGTCGAAGTGCGAGCCGTCGGTCATGTACTCGCCGCTGTTGGCCCACCAGGCCGGCCCGTCACTGCCCGTGTAGCCGACGCGGATATTGGAGCGGAGCCATTCCATCGATTCCTTGCTCATTGGGTGCCTGCCCTTTCGTTGCCGGGGGCGTGTCCCCCTTGCTTGACTCCAGTTAACCAGACGCCACCCGTACGTGTCAAGAGCTTTCTCACCCGTACGGGTGAATTCCTACACGGCCACCCGCCCGGCGCGCTTGGCACTAGGCACAACGGCATAACCGCGCACCGCGCCGTCCGCGCGGTTGAGTGCCGCCATCTCATTAGGCGAGCCGTCCGCGCGGTTCCAGTCCAAGACCATGCCGGCGTCCCGCACCGCAGCGAGGCGTGCCTCGCTGCGCGTGGCGTAGGAGGTGCCCACGCGGTCGCGCACGGGGGCCGCCTCGCCGGGCTCTTGCGTCTGGCGCAGCACGCGGAACGGGGCCCCCTCGGCGTCAGCAGCCCTGACCGCGGCGAGGCGCGCGCGGTTGGACCCGGCGGCCGGCCCGGCGGGCGCGCTGGCGCGCGCGGCGCCGCTCACCCGCTCGGCGCGCGCGTCCTCGGCGCTCACGAACACGGCGTGAGCGCCGGCGCCGGCGCCGGTGATGGTGTACTGCTGCGGCTCGCCTTTGACGATGTTGGCTTTAACCGGCGTGATGACGCGCAGCTCAGGATCGTCTTTGGCGCGCTCCACCATGTAGGCGAGGCGTAGCGCGTCGACAACCGCCGGCGACCCGGACACCTTCCCGTCTTTGGTCAGGTGGTGGATGATGCCGAGCGCGACGTCAGCCTGCCGCGTGAACTGCTTGATTCCGCGCATCACCTTGCGCGCGCTGCGCACGCTGGTGATGTGGTCAGCCTCGCCTAGCAGGTCCGCCAGGGGGTCGATGACCACCAGGGCGGCAGGGGGGCCGCCCACGCGGCCGAGCTTGCCTACCTCCGTGAGCAGGCGGCCCATGTCGCCGGGCACCTCGAACGGGGAGCCGTCTTTCCACTCGCTCAGGTCGTGCACGTAGCGGATGGCGCCGCTTTCCTCCGCTAGCGAGGGGTCTAGGCCGAATCCGGCGACCGCGGACGCGATGGCCGCGCGCAGGCGCGGCGCCAGGTCCTCGAACGGGTCGTCCTCGGTGCCGGCGATGTAGACCACGCGGCCAGGCTCGCGCCTGATGGCCTGGTCCTCGTTGGGGAACGGGAGGCCGAGCACTACGCGCGCGGTCACCGCGCAGAACAGCATCCCCTTGCCGGTCCCGCCGGCCGCCGCGAAGAGAACGGGGTTGCCGACCGGGATGTAATCAGGCCACAGCCAGCGGCGCGGGATGAACGGGATGTTGTCGTAGCTGACCGCGGCCAGCTCGTCAGGGTCAACCGGCGCGACGTCGCCCGCGGGCGCGTCAAACGGGAACGACATGGTGCCTCACCTGTGCTCGTGGGTTGATGATGCTGCGAGGCTATACCCATGACTTGACTTGAGTCAAGCGCTCACGGGTACAGCCTCGCGAGGTGCCTAGCTAGGATGCCGGCGTGACTGGCCGCGCCTCGTCCGCGTAGACAGGAGCCATGCGGATTTCAGCGGTCGCGTCGGTCAGCAGGCCGCCGCACTCACGGCAGTACCAGCCCGACGGACGGAGCCACGCCGGCCGGCCGCAGTGGCAGGCGCACTCCCGCTCGCCGGCGACCTCGCGCGAGGGGTCGTAGGTCCACGGCTCGCGCGCCGGGGTGTGGCTGTGGTAGTAACCGCCGGTGTCAAGGCGGACTTTCAGCGACACGTACTCGCGGATCGTCCGCTCATACAGCCAGGTGGTCGACGCGCGCTTCGCCGACGTCGCCTCGCTGCACAAGTCCCCCAGCCTGGCCAGGTAGGCATACGGGCTGGACTCGCCCAGCCAGTTAGCCGACGGGTCGAAGAGCGGAGCCAGGTCAACCGCGGGACCGTAGGCCGATCCGTCGACAGCCACGTCGGTAAAGACGTCCCTGCCTCCGTCGGTGCCCTGACCGTGCGTCATCGGCGTACCGCACTCGGCGCACGGGAGAACGGGGCGCGCGCTCAGGTGCGCGACCGCCTCCGCGTGCAGCTCAGCCAGGGTGCTCACTCGTCATCGCCTCCCTGGGCCTCTTCACCCGCTGCCGCAGCACGGCAGTAGTCATGACGGCAGGTACCGCCCGGGGTCTTCGGGTGGCCGTTCTCGCACAGCACGTACGTGCCGGGTGCGTACATGTACGCACCCCACCGGCCGTTGATAACCGGGTCCTGGTCAACCAGGTCAATGTCGCGGCGGAACTGCTCGATTACCTGCTGAGCCGTCACGCCGTAACGTGCGAATTCCGCCTGGCCGTTGACGGAGCCGATGAGCCCGCCGTCACCGGACTTGACGACCTTAAGCTTGCGGCCCTTGTACGTCTCCCGTGTCATGACGGCCTGATGTCCGCGGTGTAGTCCGTGTTCTCGTCCGCCCGGTCCGGCTCAGTGCCGGCGGGTGCCTCGAAGCTGATCTCGCGCAGCGCCAGGGCGATGATGCCCATGTCGGACGGCTCACGGCCTACGCCGATGTCAACCGCCGCAGAGGCGGCACGCTGCCTGTAGCTGTCGCCGGGGTTGCCCTCGATGTAACTGCGCAGCGCTTCTAGAACCTCGTCCTCTTCGGCGACCGCGGAAACCTGCCGGTGCTCCCAGTAGGTGACGGTGAACTTCATGACGTGCCTGCCCTCTGCTCGGCTGCCTGCTTACAGGTACAGCTTAGGCTGTGTCTTGACTTGAGTCAAGTAGCGACTCCTCGACTATCCGCTGGCCTTCGGTCATCTCAGGCGCTGGTGACGGAGCATGGCGCTTGTCGTCATCAGGGCTAAGGTCGCAGTACCACGGGTGCGGGTCATCGCGCTTGCGCGCTCCCCAGATGCCCGCGCTATTGCGCCGGACCGGCTTGCCGCAGTAAAGGCAGTCAGCAGTAGGGCTGTTAACGAAACCGCTCACGACGCTCCCCCGTCAGCTTCCCAGCGGGCCAGGTCGGCTGCGTCCTCGGGTGCGTGCGACCCCTCGCGCTCCGCGTAGTACTTGCCGTCTCGCACGTCGTAATAGCCGCTGCCGCTCAGCAGGATGCGCGGGGAGACGGGCGAGGTGTCGCGCCACCGGCTACGGCAGATGTCACAGAGCTGCCAGTAGTTCGGGTTGCCGCGCAGCCTCTCGGGCGGAAGCCCGGTCAGCGCGTCGACCATGTCTCGCGACATCGCCAGCGTGTCATCGTGGTGCCACAGCTCTTTGGACTTCCACGTCCACAGCCGGCCGAACCTGTCGGTAAACGCGGGGTGCTCGGCCTCTTCGATGGCGCGCAGCTCAGCCCGTAGAGCCTGCCATTCCGCCAGCATCCCGCGCACCGCCACTACGCCCCTGGCTGCCTGCTCGCGCTGCTCTCCGCTCATGTCCACAGCTCAGCTCCACACGTAGGACGCGAACGCCTCGCCGAGGCGCTTAGCGTGCTCGGCACTCGGGACGACCTGGCCGTAATGAACCGACCAGCTGTAGTGCTCTCCGGTCCGCAAGTCGATCTCGTCTTGTCCCGCGCGGAACCGCCACAGCGCGACAACAGGCCACGCGGCCCCTAGCTTTCCGCTCAGGCCCGCAACGCTCAGGGTCCAGTCGACCCCGGTCGCGAGGAGATCCGCGCGCGCCTCCAGCGCGAAGCGCTTTTGCCGCAGCCACCCGCTGCCGAACACCTCTATCCCGCTGGCAGCATGAGCCACGTACCACGCTTTCCCCTCGCCGCGCAGGCTGGTCACTTCCAGCCCGCCCAGCGTCTCAGGCTCTCGCTTGCTCATGACGTGCCTGCCCTTCACTCGGTTTCGTCGCCCTTGGGCGCGTAGGGGTCGTACTGCCATTCCCGTAGCTGCTCGCTGCCGGCCACCCGCAGTTTCAGCGGCCGGCCTTCGCACGCCATCCGGGCGCGGGCGATGCAGGCGGGCAACCGCGGGTCCACGTTCGCCCACAGCTCGGCGCTGTCGGCGTCAACCAGCTCACGCGGGTGCACGTAGGCGGCGAGGTCGCGCAGGTTCACGACGTCGGCCTGCCAGGTCCACCGCTGCACGGCGTAGCCCCACGTCTCAACGCGGTACCAGGCTTCGGCACCGGGTGCCGGCGACACGACCAGGACCCGCGTCCCGCCCTCGTACGACACGTACGGGCTAGAAACGACGGCTTGGTCGGGGAGCGTGCTCATCGGGTGCCCGCCCTTCGTGGTCGGTACTCGCAAGCGTAGGCTATGTCTTGACTTGAGTCAAGCTACTGAGCAGGTTCCCACGGCCTTGTCCTGCCCTCCAGGGCCAGCCAGGCGGTACGCATCGGCAGCGTCATGGCGGACCATGACACCACCGGGCGGCACTGCTGGTGCAACTCGATAACCCGCTCGACCATGCAGCGCTCGGCCCCGTCCGCGATGTGCGCGGCCATGGTGCGCGCCCACGTGAGCGCTAGCTGGTACTCCTGCCCGCCGGCCTCGCCCGACGCGCGCAGCGCGTTCACGCGCGCCTGGTAGGCCGCCCGGTTGACCGCGGTGTAGCTCACCAGCTCGTCACCGCTCTTGACCCGGGCGAAACCCCAGTCCCATTCCGCCTGGCGCTGCGCGGCGATGGCCTCCGCCACCTGGCGGCCGGTGCGCGGAAGGTTGCGCTCCCAGCCCTCGGTGCACAGTTCCCCGATCATGCTCACGGCGTGCACCTCTCGATTTCGTGGCTGAACAGCATGTAGTAGTGTCCGTCAGCTTCCAGCACCAGTTCCCCGTCTTGCGGGAAGGGGACCGCAGTCCCGTAGGTCCACGCCTCGTCACGGGCCATCAGCCCGCCAGGTGCCTGCCTGTAACGGATCTTGTCTCCGGACTTGACCGGAGAACCGTCCGCGTAAAGCGGAATGCGCGCTTCCCACTCGTCCCGGGTCACGGCGTGCACCTCTCCTCTTCAGCCGGGGTCAGGTACTCGCTCAGCAGGCGGACGGCCTCGCCGTTGACCCGTACGCGGGTCATGCCAGGTTCGAACGCCACCGGCCCGAGCACGGTTCCCTGTGCCCGCCTCACGCGCACGGACGTCTGCCCGATGCGCGGCCGGGAACACAGGATCTCGATGCGTACCGCGGTGCCCGGCTCCAGGCGCTCACTCATGACGCGCAGCTCCTCTCGTGGCCCTCGGCCGCGCTGCGCGCCGTGTAACGGGCGCTCACGGTTTCCCCTGATGTCCACGGGCACCGCTGGCAGCGGGCGTAAAAGCCCCGGCCGGTCAGGATTACCTGCGTGCCGGCCAGCTGGATAACGACCGTCGCGCCCTTGGGAAGCGTGGGGTCCGGCGGGAAGCACTTCGAGCACGCGTAGCCGCCCGGCAGCGCTTCGGCCTGGTAGAAGTTGACCACTTGCTTGAGCGTCCGGCCGCAGGCCAGCAACGGCTTGACGTCCCCGTTCCACATCTTGATGGCGACATCCCCGGTCGGCATGCCGGCCTCGACCTTGTGCCTCATGCCCGTTGGCCCTGTTACCTGGTAAGTCATGGTGCCCGCCTCTCTCGGTTGCCTGTCATCAGCTTAGGGCATAGCTTGACTTGAGTCAAGACAGCAGCGGGCCCGCCCTGTTCCGTGCACAGGGCGGGCCCGCTGCTGACGCTACTTCCAGCCCTCACGTTTCCCGTGGCTTCGTCTTGCCCTCCTAACGCACATCAGCCATCCCTCCGCATCGCCTTGCAGCGGCGCGGGGTGTGCTTGCGCCACTGGCCTGCCTCCCACAGCCCGGGCTCCGGCTTACTGTCGCGGCGGTCGATGTGCACCTCGGGAACGAACGTGACCAGCGTGCCGCAGGCCTCGCACTTCTCCGGCGGCGTCATGTGCTGGGGGTGGGTGAAGTAGTCCCTCGACTCGGCGAGGGACGCCAGTTCCTCGGCAAGCTCGGCGGCGAACGCCGGGTCGGCCCCGGCGCGCAGCCGCAGGGCGTACGTCCTCATGCCGCACCGTGGCCCGTGGTTTCACTCATGAGTGCCTGCCCTTCGGTTGGTCGTGACCCCACTGTACGCATTAGCTTGACTCAAGTCAAGACAAAGCTAGCCCGCCTCCCCGGGCACAGGGAGGCAGGCTAGCGCTCAGCGGTACAGGTCAGACGCTAGCCGAGCGTCCAGGTGGCATGGCTGCCGCTGAAGCCGCTGCTCGGCGACCACTGCACCGAGGCGACCGACTGCCCGGGCGCCAGCTCGAAAGCCACCCACCCGCTGACCGTCTCGCCCGGGCTGACGCTGAACGTGCCGCTGCTGAAGTTCCCGCCGTCGGTAACGGAGGTGAACGACGGCTGGTACTCGGTGGTGTCCGTGCCGACGGCGGTCGCGTCGTTGTTGGCGTCGTCGCTCTCCTGCCCGGTCACTCCGGTGATGGTGAACCGGGCCGCGGCCATGTGGTCGCCCGGCTTGTCCAGCGTCTCGTACGCGGTCAGCCCGGCATGCTGGTCAACCCTGCCCAGGATGACCTTGTAGGCCACGGCGTTGCCGCTGTCGTCGGTGGTGGTGACCGTGTAGCTCGTGCCGAGCGGGCCGGAGCCGGCCTGGCCCGGCGAGGCCGGGGCAGACGTTGCCGCGGGCCCGAACGTGGACGGCGCGGTGGCCGGGGTCTTGGCCACAGTCGGCCCGCACGCGGTGACGGCGAGAGCCGCGCCGGCTAGCAGCGAGGCCGCTGTAACGGCTCTGGTGATGTTCATGAGTGGTGTGCCTGCCCTTCGTCTGGTGATGCTGATGATGGTTACGGTAGGGGATGATTTAACTCAAGTCAAGCAGATACCCAGTTCCCGTTTTCCCACTTGCAGCCGGGCGCCTTGACGTAACCGCCGGCGCTCGGGCCCTCCATGCGGCCCGGCCACGCGTAACTGACCGGCCGCAGCCGCAGGCCGCGCCGGTGCACCTGGTGCCACACGTGGAGCATGCTCACGCGCGCGGCGATCTTCTTGGGGCGCTCCCCGCACGCGCAGCAGATGGCCGTCCGGTTGCCCAGCTCGGGCACCTTGCGCGCCACCGGCCAGTGCCCGTCAGTAATGCTCATGTGCCCGGCTCCTCTCCGGCCCGGTGCCAGCATAGTGCACGGCTTAACTCGGGTCAAGACAGCAGTCAGCCCGGTAGCTGTCGCTGCTACCGGGCTGACTCCAGGTTCTTCGCCCGCGCCTGCCCTTACTTGCCGTGCCTCGGCTCGTAAGCCGGGTTACCCTCAGGCTTCTCCTCGCCCGCGTGGCTGCCGCGCATGCTCACCTCCCCTCGTGGAGTCAAGACACAGAAGGGGCGGCCAGCTGTCCTAGCCTGGCCGCCTCGCCCTGGTCGTCAGTACCGGCCGCGCAGCGTCCGGCGAGCGCCGCGGCGCTCGCGGCGGTTGGCCCCGGCCTTGATGCGCTTGCGCTCGCCGGGGCGCCACGCGTACACGCGGTGCCCGGGGTTAAGCGCGTCGACCTCGTCCCCGCCGACTCGCGGCCGGCGGCTGATGCCCTGACGGGTGCTCTCAACGTCCATGGTGTGTGCCTGCCCTGTGGAGTTGGGTTGCTTACAAGGGCAAGTCTAGGGCATGACTTGACTTGAGTCAAGCGTCAGTGCTGACCGCGCTCAGCCTCCTCACGCCGGCGGCCCCTCCCCGGCGGCCAGGCACGCCCGGCCCCGCCCGGACAGCGCGTAGCTCACCTGCTTGGGCAGCGAGGTCACGGTGACCAGGCCCAGCGCCCGCAGCATGCGCGCGTGCCGCGCGGCAGCCTGCCACGTCGTCCCGGTCACCCGCCCGGCCTCCTGCGGAGTCGTCACGCCGTTCCCCCGGCCGATGACGGCCAGCACCTTGCGCTCCCCCTCAGTCAGCAGCTCCCAGGTCGCCGCGACGTCACCGGTGCTGTTCACGATCGTCCCATGTCGAGCTTAGCGAGAGCACGCCGCGCGCCCGGGTCATCCGTCATCGGGCGCTCTCCGGGTCGCGGATGAACGCGGAGTCGTCGCGAATGACCGCGAACCGCTCCCGCAGGATGCGCAGCAGCTGAGCGAACCCGTGCGCCACGTCGGTGGCCTTGCACCCGTGGCACGGGTTGACATGGTTGAACATGCCCGGGTGCAGCCGCACGCCCTCTTCCACCCCGTGCCAGCTCAGCAGGTAGGTATCCGGGGCGCGGGTGCCGCTGGCCTCGAACCTGACGGTCACCTTCAGCCCGTGCGGGCACTCCAGGTCGACGTCGGTCCGCTTGGTCCCCGGCAGCTCCGGCCTGTGCCATGCTGCCAGCTTGTACTCGCCGGCCAGGTCGACTACCCGGCGGGCCATGGCGGCACGGTCAGCCTTGCGCCGCGCGGTCAGCTCAGCCAGGTACGGGTCAGCGAAGGACACCAGCGTCGTGAACACGCTCCCGTCCTCGCGGATGAACATGCAGCCCTGGTAAACCTGGCTGCCGGGGTAGTCGAGCGCGAGGCGCTCCATCCTCGCGCGGTCGGAGTGCCCGCCGCTGACCAGGTTGCGACCGTCATGGCTGAGAATCCACCACTTCTCGCGCGCCTCCTCCACGGTGCTGAGCGCGATGGGGTGAAGCTGGCTCTCCCGGCCGCTGTCGGTGGTGAACGCCACGCACCAGACACTAGACGGGGAACCGAACATCATCTCGATGCCACTAGCGTGCAAGCCGGCCGCGGTTGCTGCCTCGCCTAGCCCGATGTAGCCATCGTCGCCGTAGACCGGGAGGACCCACAAGCGCCGTCCCGGCTCAGCCAGGTAGGCCATGCGGTCGAACGTCTCATGGTCATAAGGGGTGGTCTCCTTGACCCGGGCCATGATGTCAGCCGGGGTGCTCGGCACCAGGCCCTCAGCGAGCTTGAGCGCCGCGCGAAGTGAGCCGCGCTTCCCGTGCGCGTGGGCACCGCCCCACGCTGCCGCGCCTGCCTCCAGCACATGGAATGACGACCCCTTCGGGGTCTCGTTGACAAAGAACGGGGTGCCGGGGATGTCGTGCCTGAGCCAGCCGTCGGAGTACTTGACCGGCGGGCCTGTGGTCAGTGCCTGTGCCATGATGTGCCTGCCCTTCTCGGTTGCCTGCAGGCAGTCTACTTCATCGTCTTGACTAGAGTCAAGTAGCAGGCTTGTCAAAGGGCACGCTCACCGCGACGGCCGCGACCTTGCCGCCGGCGTGCCCGAGCAGCGAGAGCGTGACCTTCAGCACGATCCCCAGGCAGTCCTGGCACAGCCGCGGGAACGCCGGCCGGCCGTCGGGGGTGAACACCGGCACGTTCAGCCCGGGGCCCTCCGGGCCGCCGCACAGCGCGCAGCAGACGCCGGGCAGGATTATCGCCTTCGTGTCTCCGCCCCGCGGGCTCACGGCCACCCCTCCCACTCGGTGCTGACCCCGAGCGCGGTAGCCCCGCTCAGCAGTATGTCCGACTGCACCTTAATGCACGCGCCCAGCCGCAGCCACCTGGCCGTGCACCAGCCGGCCGCCTCCACCAGGACGCACAGGCCGCGCTGGTGGATGGCGCTGCGCTCGTCAGCCTCGCCCATCACCCAGTCAGCCGCGCTCGCGCCTGCCGCCTCCCTCAGCAGCCGCGCGTACAGCACGTTCTCCTCGCCCTCAACCACCCGGATTACCCCCCCGCAGGTAAAAGGGACGGCGGTTGCCCCGCCGTCCCTTCCTTACTACGCCGCGCGGTTATCACCGCGCAGGCTGTTCGGTGATAACCGGCACCACCCAGCAGGTGCCGTCGTAGGTCATGCCGAACGCGTCGAGCACGTAGTACCCGTCACGCAACTGGCCGGCAATCCATACCGCCATGCGCCGGCTCCGGCCCTTGCCGGTGAGCCACTCCACCGCCTCGGGCTGCGTGAGCCTGCCCTGCGCGCGGCGCCTCTCGTCCCGGCCGCGCCGGCGGCTCTCCTCGATCTCGCCCTCAGCCTTGACCGTCAGCGCGTACGCCGTCTCCAGCGCCTCCCGCACCGCGCTGCGGCTGACCAGGACACGTCGCACGATCCGGTCAAACGGGGTGGTTACCTCCAGCACGGTATTCAGCGAGGCGTCGACCACCACCCACAGGTCCGGGCTGAGCCGCTGGCGGGAAACGTCGCCCTCACGCGCGCTCGCGTGCTCAGGGTCGCTCGCCTCCGGGCCGGCGCCAAGTGCGTCGCCCAGGCTCTCAAGAGCGGAGGCCAGCTGGCTGTCTCGCGCTACGCGCGGGAAGCGGGTGGCGATGCGCTCCTGCGCCTGGCGGAGGCGGAGCCGGGCAAGCCCGGCGTCCGGTTCACGTTCTCCGGTGTCCGGCGTTACCTCGATCACCAGCGATGCCGGGCCGCTCCCGTCTGTGCCAGCGCCCAGGAACTGGTCGCCGGTGAAGATCCACTCAGGACTTCCGTCCAGCCAGATCCTGTACTCACCGTGCTCCGGGTGCAGGTTGGTGATTTCCCCGGTGCGCACGGAACTCAGCTCTCGCTTGCCGGTAGTCGGCGCGATGTAGCGACGGACCGTCACCCGGTCGCCCAGCCGGGGCACGTAGGCCCCGGCCTCGTTCTGCTGAGTGCTCACGGCGCGCTCCGGATTTCCTGTGCCTTACGCTGCAGCAGGTCGGCCAGGGCGTCAGCGTCGTCCGCCGTCAGGTAGGCGTGCTTGCCGGTGGTGGCGGTCGAGTCGACCGTGAGCCGCACCTGGTCGCCGAACTCGGAGACGTCTACCTTGACGCCCACCTCATCCTCGGCGAGCACGTCAGCTAGCTTGACGAGCGGCGCTCCGCCCTCGGTTGTCATGTCCGGTGTTACTCGCATCGGGATGCCTGCCCTTCGCTCGGTGCTTGTGAGTACAGCTTACGTCATGGGCTTGACTTGAGTCAAGCCCTATACGGCCCTAGCCCTGCGGGTGATGGTCACGGTGTAGCGCAAGCCTGCCGCGAAGCGCACGGCGGCCAGCTTCACCTCCGGGTGCTTAGGGGCACCCGGGCAGGTCACCGGGTTACCGTCCACGATCACGATGTCAAGCAGGTGAGTGATCATCGAATCCGCCAGGAGAGCCTCAGCCATGAGCGTGCGTGCCCGCTGTCGGGACAGGTTCTCGTAGACCTCAGGCGACGGCGGGCCGGCAGGCCGGTTCCAGCCGCCGACTCGCTCCAGGAACTCAACAATGTGCTTGCACAGGGTGATAGCCGTAAGGCCGTCGACCTGCACCAGGTCGCCCTTGCGGTTGATGTAGTCCGCGCAGTCACAGGACGGAAGAGTGACCTGGTGCGCCCTGGCACCGTCACTCTGGCTGCGCACCAGGCCCGCGGTCGGGTGAACGGTCATGTCGTAGTTCTTGGCGGGAGCTGCCATTGTGCCTGCCCTTCGTAGGAGCTTGTACCTCCAATGGTACCTGATATCTTGACTTGAGTCAAGACAAAACAAGGCCCGCACCCGTTTCCAGGTGCGGGCCTCGCGGAGGCTACCCGGCCAGCTCGGCGCGCACCGCGCGGGTCTCCGGGGTGTCGTCCGCGTGGAGCGTGCGGCCCTCGCCGGCGGCGAGCAGGCGGCACACGGTGCCAGCGACTGCATCGACGTGCCGGACGGCGATGCCGTCGAACGCGACCGGCTGGTCGCAAGCCGAGCACACCGGGTTGGTGAGCCGGGCGAACTGCTCGCGGGTGATTTGCTGGACCATCGAGGTGCCTGCCCTTCGCTTGGCTGCTTACAGTCCCATCGTAGCGCATGGCTTGACCCGAGTCAAGCATAGGCAAGGCCCGCGAGCGGGCGCCGTGCCACTCGCGGGCCTTGCCTGCCCCGGTCCGGGCTACGCGGGGATGGTAACGGTGTAGCGCCGTCCCCGCTCGCCCGGCTTGACCGACAGGCGAACAGCCTCGCCCGCCGCGCGCGCCAGCTCCACCGGCTGGCCGGTATGAACGCCGGCCAGTGCGCCCAGCACCATCGTGGCATCGACGGCGAGGATGCTAGTCAGCAGCTCGGAGGCCTCGGAGTACGTCAGGTCCTCGTAGACCTCGTCCTTCGGGTCCTCGCGGTGCCAGCCGCCGACGCGCTCAAGTGCCTCGCGGACGTGCTTGCACACCGTGACGGTGCCCTCGGTGGTGAGCCGGCCGCGGCGGTTGGTGAAGTCCTCGCAGTCGCAGTAGGGGAGCTGCACCAGGTGCGCCCTCGCCCCGTTGGACGCGCTGCGCACGGCCACCGTCATCGGGTAGACCGTCATGTCGTAACTGGTCCTGGCCTGAGCCATCGTGCCTGCCCTTCGTCGGAGCTTGTACTTCCATGGTACCCGATGTCTTAACTCAAGTCAAGCTAACGCGAGCGCTTCCCCCGCCGGGCCTGCTCAGCGGCACGGCTCACGACGCGGCGCGCGATGTCGCCTGATGACGTCTGCCGGGTGAAGGGCACGCCGCGCGAGCGGGCGACCGCCTCCAGGTCCGAACGCCGCAGCGCGGCCAGGTAGGCGACCGCCCGGCCGCGGCCGGCACCGAGCACGGCAGCCACCTCCTCGCTTGTCACGGGAGGCCGCCGGGCAGTGCCACGAGGTAGGACGGGGCCGGGCCGCACGAGCCGTCGTGCAGGCCCGCGCGGCAGCACGCGCACAGCCCGGAGCGGTGCGCGCAGGCGCAGCCGCACTCCGGGCACGCCAGGCAGCCGCACGGCTCCCGGCCCGGCGTGAACCGGTCCGGGGCCGTGGGCGTGCCCGGGGGCCGCGTGCTCATTACCGGGTGCGGGGCGCCGGGCGCGCGGGAACCGGCGGGTGCCCGCCGGGGCTGCGGCCCTGGCCTGAGCCGCCGCGGTCGGAGGAACCGGGGCGGCCCCCGCGCCCGGCGCCCTGCCCGGGGCGGTCCTGGCCCGGCTTGTTAACGGGAGTGGCTGGCTTTGGCATGTGCCTGACCTTTCGCTTGACTGCGGTTAAGCGGTAAGGTCTCAGGCTATGCACAGTCTTGACTCGTGTCAAGAGGAATTGCGAAGGGCCCCGGAGCACGGGGGAAACCCCAGGGCCCTTCGCAGAGGAAGCCACGGCGGGCGCTCGGGGCAGCGCCTCAGCCTGGCCTCCCCCAGTATCACACAACCCCGGCCGGGGAAGGGGGCACTTACTCCCCGTCGGCCGGGTCAGGCGGTACCCGGTGGCGGCCGACCGGGCGCCAGTCCATCTCGCTGCCGGCCACCAGGGCCTCGTCCACGAAAACAGCGACCGGCGTGTCGCCCTCCGGGTAGACGCGGACCACGAGCACGCCGTCAGCGCTCAGCCCGGCGTAGATCCGGGAGCCCCCCGCGCGCAGGCAAGGGAACTCCCCGGCGGCCTCGCGCACGGCGTCCGCCGGCTCCGTGGCAATGGCGTTCATTGACGCTCTCCCCTCACCGGGGTTTGTTACTGGCGGGTTAGCTTAACAGGCTGCTTAACTCACGTGAAGCGCAGCGGGGTCACTTCATGAAGGAAAGTGGGGGAAACCGGGCACTTGTCGGTCCACGCGTCATCGTGCCAGGTGTCGCGCACCCGCGGCGGCTGCCACACGTACACCGTGTCGCGGGCCCAGTACGGGTTCCGGCTCGCCTCCGGCACCAGCGACCACACCTTCCCGCCGCCGTCGACCGCCAGGCGCGCGCCGCAGTAGCGGCAGGGCAGGAACTCGGGGTCGGGCTCGCCTTTCATCGACTCGCACGGGCGCACCCCCGCGCTGTGCACCCAGTAGCCCCAGATCGGCTGCCAGAACATGTCCCGGTGGTGAGCCAGGCAGCAGGCCAGCGTGCCCGCCCAGCCTTGCGGGGCGCATGCCCTCGCGGCCCCGGCTTCCATCTGGTTCGCCCGGTCGCAGTCCCCGCTCACCGGCGCGGCCTCCAGAAGACCAGCACCAGGCCGATGAGGCACAGTAGGAGTGTCGCCGTCCCCAGGACCGCTTCCGGCTTATGGCCGGCCCACAGCTGGCAGGTCAGCCCGGAAGCCCAGACGGCGACGCCCAGCCAGTTAACGCGGGTCACGGTGCTTCCCGCGTATCCAGCCACCGCGACGGCCACCAGGACGCGGTGCCGTCGTCCAACACCACGTGCACGTACGCGCCGCCGGTGCCGATGAACCAGGGCACCGGCCCGGGCTCCGGCTGCCACTTGACGCAAAGGTCCGGCACGCCCGCGGCCACCGTGCCCCGCTGGCCCCTGCGCCAGTACACCGGCTTCCCGAGCCACACCGTGCCACCGACCGGGAACCGCCGCTCAAGCTCAGGCAGCAGGTCGGTAGCGGTGAACGACAAGGAGAGGTCTTCCAGCAGGCCGGGCAACTCGGCGGCGTACCTGCGCGCCTCGTCCTCGGCGTACCCGGCGGTCATCCCGCGCTCGCCCGGCCGGGTCACGGCCCACGTGCCGCTCATGCGTCGCGCCCCGATCCGCCGCACACCACGCGCTCACCGGGATGCGTTGTAGTCGGCCCGCCGGTCACCCAGTGCTTGCGGATCTTGCCCGCCCTGGTGACCGGCTTCATCGTGCCGCAGTACAGGCAGCGCGCCCGGCGCTTAACCTGCGGTGCCCCGCTCATGACGCCGGCACCGCGTGGCACAGGTCGCACGTCTGCCGGCCGCACCCCCCGGGGTAACGGTCAGCGTGGGCGTACACCCCGGGGGCGAACCAGTCGCCGTCCACGGCGAGGTCCGGCCGGTCGTGCCGCCACAGGTCGAACGCGCGGGCCAGGTGCGGGCCGTCGAACTGGGCCGACCACCCCCACTGCCCGATGTAGCGCACCCAGCTGGCCTTCACGTTCGCGTAGCCCTTGTCAGAGATGTCGAAGCCGAGTGAGGAGATGTACTCCTGCGGGACGCCCGTGGCCAGGCACAGCGCGGCACGGAGGTCAGCCATCGTGGTGGCGTGGTCGGCGTCGGTCACCGGGTCACCTGTCGGCGGGCGCGCGTTCACGACCAGGCGCACGGAAGCGGCGCTCATATTTCTACCTCAACAACCGGAACAGCGCGCTTCACGAAGTGCGCCTCTCCGTTGCTAGGCCGCGTGTAGAGCCCCCAGGTGACGGTCTTCACGCACCCGGCTATGCCAGTGCCCTGCAACGTCATGTCACTGGTGCCGTCGTCGTCCAGGTCCGGGTGGAACAGGTAGTCCCCTACCCGGGGGACCGGCCCGTCGTAGTCCTCGACACGGGCCACCGTCTCATGGCCCTGAATAACGATCAGTCGTACGCTCACGTGCCCACCCCCTACTCGACGTTCACCGTGCGCATGACGAACTGCAGCACCTCGTCGTAGCTCGCGCGGCCGAACACGCCCTCGCGGAAGGTGCGGATGTCGCGCTCCTCGCAGCCGGCTTCCTTCATCGCCTTGGCCACGGTCGCCATGATGGCCCCGGTGCTGCCGCTGTGGTTCACGCTCAGGCACACCGTGACATTCGGGAACCGCACCTTCGGCTTCCCCACGGGGGTGCTGAGCACCTTCTCGATCATCTGCTCGTGCGCCTCGGCCACGTCGACCGGCACGATGGCCGCGACGCGCTGACCGTGGTCGGTCACCCACGTGATCTTGTCCTGGCTGCTCGCCGCCTCGACGGCGTTGCAAACTTCCTCGGCCAGTTCGTCGCCGTCGCCGGCGGTGATCTCGATTTCCTCGCTCATGTGCCCGCCCTTCACTCGATTACCTGGCTACAGCTTACCTGTCAGCTTTACTTGAGTCAAGACAATGCGAACGCCCTAGCGGGCAGGGCAGGCAACCGAGACATCCGCTAGGGCGTTCGCGAGGGGGAACCGAGTTCACTGTCGGGTCACGAACCCCAAGCCCTGCCGTCACGTGTCGGCCACGGCCCGGCTTGCGCCGGGTGGCAGGTAAAGGCGGACTGGATACCGCCTCGCCTCGAACGAGACCCCTCGTCTGTACTGGCCAGGGCCGGAGATCGGCTCCTGATTGAGGCGCACTGGCCAGCAGCTCTGTTGAGTTTTGGGATCCCGGGCTGCCGTGCGGCTTTCCCTGGTCCGGAGCCGTGTTGTCCGGGAGCTTCGCGCCCCGCGACTCAGGCGTTCGCCAGGTGCCGCCGCGCGGCGGCCCGGGAAGTCTTAGCCAGCCTGCGCCAGCAACTCGCCCCGCGTCTCCGGGGTGAGCATGCGACCGGTCAGCCGGTTGTGCCCGGCAGGGCGCCTTAACCTGGCCTAGACCATCCCGCCCCATTCGGGACGGGGCGGGACTCGAACCCGCTTCTCCCTGCCTGACCTCTTAAAGATAAACGATCAGCTTGACTCGTGTCAAGTGCTCTCTGGTATTTTCTCTCCGCCAGCCTGACCAGGGCCGGAGCGGGGCCGGTCAGCCGCTCCTGGGTGCCGCGCTCGCGCTGCCACGCCAGCGCCAGCCCGAGCCGGGCCCGCAGCGCGAGCGCGGCCACCGCGTTGGGGCTCATGCCGGAGGCCTGCCCCAGCTCGGCGGGCGTGCGCCCCTCCACCTCGGTCTGCCACAGCACCGCGCGCCAGCGGGCCGGCAGCGAGCCGAACGCCCGGCGGGTCATCCGCCGCTCCTCGGCCGCGGTCACCAGCTCGCCGGCACCGGGCACGCGCACCGCGCGCGGGTCCAGGGGAGCGGGCACGGTGCGCCTGCGCTCGGCCAGCCAGTCCCGCGCCAGGTTGCGCACCGCTGCCAGCAGGTAGGGGCGGAACGCCCCGTCAGGGCCTCCCCCGGCTGCCTGGCGGGCCAGCACGCGGGCGAACGCCTCGTGCGCGATGTCGTCGGCCGCGTCGGCGGGCACCAGGGCCAGGGCCGCCCTGCGGGCCGCAGGCAGGTGCTCGGCGTACAGGTCGGCGAACTCAGGCATGAGCGGCATCGTAGCGACGCGCGAGAGCCCCTGTCCGGTCATCGCCGGACAGGGGCTCTCCGGAGGTTAGTGGCAGCCGTGGCCCTGCTCAACATGGGGCTGGTAACAGCAAACGCCATCATCGCCGAGAGGAAGGTTGCACACCCCCCAGCCGGCCTGACGCTTGCACCGCTCTATCCGAGAATCGCCCAACGGGCGCAGTACCTTTGCGAGTGCGCGAGCGGCATCTACGGCCCGCTGCCACGCCTCGTCGGAGTAACGGCAGGTCTCAGTCCGGTACGACTGCATGTGCGCGTAGCGGGCAGCGGCGAACGCCCGTTGCGGGCCGTCAACTTCCGGGTACCTGCCGCCATAAGCCAGCGTGGCCTCGTCCAGCATGGACAACGAGCCAGTGGAGTGCGGGCAGTACCGCAAGTTGTCCAGGTGCTCCGCAAGCTCGGCAGGCGTGTACGCCATAAGCGGCATAGCTCAGTCGTCCTCGTAGCCGGTCGCCCACGCCAGCAGCGTGGCCAGGTTGACCTCGGCCACCGGCTTGCCGTCCCGGTAGATGGTCACCCCCAGCTCCAGGGAGCCGGAACGCGGAATGCCCCTGGCACGTTCGGCCTTGCGCTGCAGCGCTTCGGCAGTACCCCAGTTCCCGGCATTGTCGAAGTCACTGCCGAACACCCGCGCGGTAACGTCCCGCCCGTCCGGCTCGTGCCAGTCAGGGTGCATCCCGAGCACGTTCTTCAGGGCCACCAGGTCATCGCGCCTGGTGATCCGCTGGATGCCAGCCGGGGCAGCCTCGCCGCGGACCTCAGCGGCCAGCGCCTCCGCGGCTGAGGTCCGGGTGACCGGGTTGAGCGCCGTCTCGTGCGTGTAGCCGTCCCTCTCCAGGTCGGCCGCCATGCCCGCCTCGCACGTGGCCAGGAGGACCCGCTTGCCCTTGTCCGGGCCGCCGGGGATAACGCGCGGCAGGAAGCAGCGCTGGTCGCAGTACTTGCAGTAGGGGCCCATCAGGTGCCTGCCCTTCGGTTGGTTACCTCACCCGCGAGCATAGGCATTGACTTGACTCGGGTCAAGTCAATGCCGGACTGCCGCCCGCCGCGCGTTCACCTCGCGGATGATAGCCACCAGGCGCACGACCTCGGGGACAGCCGGCGGCTTCAGCCATGAGTCCCAGGCGGCGCTGTGAGTCGCACTGGTCGCCCACGCGTGGCAGTAGGCCTCGTACACGTCCTGCCCGACGTAGCCGTCGTGGTACCAGTGCTCCACCTGCTCCAGGGTCATGCCGGCCACCGTGCGGGCGCAGCAGTCGCGGCAGCCGGTGGCCATGAAATGGCGGCGGTCACCGTCGCGGACGTGGCCCGGGGCGAACTCCTCGGCCTCGTAGCAGGACGTGCACACCCAGGCCTCCGGCTGGTCCCGCTCCGGGCCGCCGTACCACCAGGACGCGGCCCGGCCGCACCCGCGGGCGCACGGCTCGCTCATCACTCCACCGGCCCGGGGTAGAAACCCTTGAGCATCTTGTGCGTGTCGGGGATGCGGTCACGGAACACGGGCGGGATGGCCCCGCCGAACCACATGTTGGTGGACACGAGCAGGAGCCCGCCGTCCAGCGGCCGGAACTCGAACCTGTGCCCGCCGAACCCGCGCATGCCACTCGCGCCCTCGTCGCCGACCGTGAACCAGCAGTGGTTCTCGATGACCACGTTATCCCGGCCCTTAGCCAGGTCGGCGATGTTCTTCTCCCACAGGTCGTCACTGTTGTCGGTCCACGGGCCGTGCACCTGAACCGAGATCCGCGGCCGGCGCCCGTCGATGTGGGCGTAGGCTCCCACGTGCCAGACGGTGCCGGTGCCGTCGTTGTTGAAGCGCTCCACGATGCCCGAGCAGCCGCGCCCGTCCGCGCGGTACAGGCCGGACTGGATGCTGCTGCCGGTATTGCCCGGCACCAGCTCCTGGCACTTCGCCCATACAGCGTCGTACAGCGGCCCGTACTGTGCCACGGCTAGGATGCCGGCTGCGGGCGGGGCTTCGTCACTGGCAGCCGGCTGGTCGTCCTTGGCCGCCTCCACGAGCTGCCACAGGCTGCCGCCCTCCTCGCAGCGCACGGGCATCACGATGCCTGACCGTAAAAAAATCCGCACCAGAAATGGGCCCGGTTCTTCTCGTCCGGGCTCAGCCCGGAGTCGTAGATGTTCTTCTGCGCCCTGGCCGCCGCGCTGGCGTCGCGCGGGTCGAACCGCACGATTTCGAGCCCGCGCCCGCGCGGCGAGGTCACCACCACGGCCCGGCCCTCGTCCGCCTCGCGAACGTAGGCCTCTCGTGCCATCTCGGGAGCCCGGTTGGCATACGCGTGGAAGTAGCCGGCCCAGAAGCAGGCGTAGCACTTGTCCTCGCCGCTCATCTCGGAATCGCGGATGACGTCCAGGGCGCCCGCGGCGGCGCTGCCGTCGGACGGGTCGAACTTAACGATCTGGCGCTCGGTGCCCTCCTCGAACAGGATCACCTGCGCGCCGGCCTGCTGGATGAGGTACCTGTAACTCGGAAGTCGTGCCATGTGCCTTCCCCTCGCCTAGTTCCTCCGGCCCGTCAGCCGTTTCGCCCTTGTCCAGCAGGACGCGCAGCTGCCCTAGCCGGGTAGTCATGTCACCCAGGTTGGCCAGGACGGTCTCCCGGGTCGCGGTCCCGCTGGCCACGTACCGCCAGGCGGGCGCTGCCCAGCGGTGCACGTCGGCGAGCACCGCCGCCGCTTCCAGGGTCTCTTCCGGCGTCAGCTCGCCGCTCACCGGACACGTGCCAGGATCAGCACAACGCGAGTCACGAGAGCCGTCGCGAGCATCCAGGGCAGCAGGGCACGGAGCACCAGCCAGACGGCCAGGTAAACCCGCAGGGCCGCCTCCGGCAGCGCGCCGCTCACCGCTGGAGGCCGTGGGTAGCACGCACGTCGTCCACCCCGTGCCAGTACATCCGCTCGGCCACGTTGGTCAATAGCTCCATCAGCGCGCTGCCGTCCATGATGACCGGCCCGACGACCTCAGTCGGCCGTCCCTCTTCGTCCTCCTCGGCGAAGCGGATGCCGTAGGCGCTGGTGTTGTCGACCAGCCAGCGGGCCAGCCGGGCGTCCGTGCCCTCACCCTGCGGGTACGGCCGGGGGTCGTCGCGGGCCTGGCCCTCGCGCTCGCTCGGCCGCGTGTCCTGGCTCAGCAGCACCGGCACGCCCCTGGGCATGTAGCGCCGGAAGTACTGGTCCCACGAGTCGTGCGGGCCGTCCGCCCACACCTCGCGCCCGTCGTGCTCGACGGCGATGCCGTCTGTTTCCTCGTCATGGGTGATGAACTTGACTTCGATCATGTGTGCCTGCCCTTCCTCAGTCCTGCCCGCGTAGGTTCGGGAAGTCGCAGGCCGGGTGATCGTTGTCGGTCTCGTCCGCGCCGTGGCGCGGGATGTCCGGGTGCGCTGCGGAGCCGGAAATGACGCCGTTCGCGCACAGCCGCTCGCCCGGCTCCAGGCGCAGCGCGGCCTCGGCGTCTTCCTGCGTGAGGGTGCCAGCTGCTACCTTCTCGGCCAGCTTCCGTGCTATGAACCCGAACGTCGTGCCTGCCATTGCCTGCCCCTCTCGGCTGCCTGTGGCTCCAGTCTACGGAGTGTCTTGACTCTAGTCAAGAGCATCAGCGCCGACGGGCCGACCGGAACGTCAGGCAGCCGGTGACCCCGGCGACAGTGGCCACGGCGGCCGGCCAGAGCGCGCCCCACGCGCCGGCAAGCCCGGCGTACAGCATCAGGAGCGGCCCGAGCACGACGCCCAGGGCGCACAGGATGACCCACGGGTACCGCCTCATCGTGCCCCCTCAGCCGGCAACGTCCGGTAAGCGGCGAGCTGGCGGGCGGCGGCGCTAAACTTAGCCGCCTCGTCCAGCACGGCACCGGGGAGGCCGCGCACCAGGTCCGCCAGCTCGGGCATCTCCGGCTCACCCAGGATCTCGCGGGCGTGCTCAAGGGCGTCTTCCAGGTCGGCGGCCCAGCGGAAAGCCGTGCTCCCGTGCTCCCAGCCGTCGCCCGCCTCCCAGTCGTCCAGGTTCGGCCAGGTCACCGGGTCGGAGGCCAGCACCTCAGCGTCAGCCCCGTACCACTCCAGCAGGTTCCTGCGCGCGTAGGCGCTTGAACTGGACAGGAACACCCGCTCGCGCGGCCAGTAGAACTCGGCCTTCGCCAGCTCGCGGCGCTGCTTCTTGTCGAGCGTCGCCAGGAGCGCCGGGTCGCCCCAGCAGGCCGGGCGCCAGCCGGGCGCGTGCGAGCCCTCGGGGTAGATGACGTCCAGCCGGTAAATTCTCCGCAGCCTACTCACAGCCTGCCTCCTCAGCCTCGAACTCGGCCAGCAAGGTGGCCGCGCGGCGCATCTGGCCGGTGGTCATCTGGTGCTGGCCGGCCGCCGGGATCCAGCCCCAGGGGTGCATCCGCTCCGCCAGGGCGCGCTGCTCAGCACGCTCGGCGTGCCCGGCCACGGTCTCGATCCGGGGCTCGGTCCCGCCGTCGGCGCGGCGCCCGCTGACGCGGCTGAACCGGTGGCTCCCCGCGGTGATCCACCGGGCGCCGGCCGCCTCCACGGTCACGGCACGCGGCTGCGAGCAGCTCGTAACGAGCAGCACCGTGTCGCCGCGCTCAATGCCGGACAGGTCGTCAGACAGCATCGCCGGCGTCCCCCCGCTCATCGGGAACTCCCGTGATGGCGCGGATAGTCGCGCCGGACTCGATGCCGGCCCGCTCAGCCATCCTGGTGACCATGGTCTCGATGTCGGCGCGGGACTTCTCCACCACGGCCTCAGCGTGCTCATCCAGCTTCTTGGCCGCGTACGCCACGTTGGGAGCGGCGTGCTCGATCGCGAAATGCAGGACCGCCATCAGGCGCTTGCGCTCCGCAGCCGGAACCGGCGGTTTGGCGGCCATGGCCTCCTGAAGCTCGGCCTCGGCCTCCTTAATCTTCTCGAATGCCTCGTCTGCTGCCGCCCGCACCTCGTCATGGCTGAGTGAGAGCCGGGGAGCCGGGAGGAGTCCGGGCCGGTCGCCGGGCTCGTGCGAGCCGCTTCCGGCCCACTCGATGGTGCACGGCACGCCGCCGCCCTGGCCGGTGCTGGCCACGAACGAGGCGAACTGCGCCATCGACAGGCTGATCTCGCAGACCACCCGCTCCGGGTGCACCCAGTCACGGTGCAGGTCGCGCTTGCGGGCGGCCTCGTGAACTTCAATCCGCATGTACTCCGGGTGCCGGACGTCCGACTGGAAGAGCACCGCGCCAGGGCTCGCGCTGATCCGGTGGAGGCTGACCGCCCCGAATGCCGGGTGACGCTCGTCGCCGTCCCCGTCGGTGGTGCAGTCCTCGTACTTCTTAGGCACCTACCTCGCCTCCTCAGGCAGCTCGTACCAGCCCCACGGGGCCAGCTCGTTGGCGGTTTCCTCGGCGATCCTGGCGAGGAGGGCCTCGCGCTCCTCGCCGGTCAGGCCCTCAAGCTCAGCCGCGTCGACTTCCACGACCTCGGTGAGCGTGCCGGCGCGGCCTCGCGGCTCGACCGTCACCTGAATGCGAACGATGCTCACTGGTAAACCTCCTCGGAAAACGCGGCGATCTCGGCGTACGACGGGTGGCGGAGCGCGAGCCCGGACCGCTTCGCCAGGGCGGCGGCCTCGCGCCGCCTCGCCAGCCGGGCGTCCATCCGGGCCTGTGCGACCGCCAGGTCGGCGGCCACCAGCCCGGTGATGCCGGCGCGCTCTTCCAGCGCTGCCAGCACCATGGAACCCGGCTCGTCAACCGCGTACCGGAGAATGCCCGACAACGTGCGGCCGGCGATAAGCCCGCGCTTGCGCAGCGTCCGCGCCGCCGGCTCCAGCACCCCCACGGGCAGGCCGGCCAGCTGGCCCTCCTCGGACAGCTCGCGCAGCGAGAACCACTGCTCGCGGCCGTCGGGGGTCAGGATCTTGGGCTCGCGCCGCAGGGCAGCGGCGTTACGCAGCGCGGTCAGGACGGCCACGTGGTACTGGTTCAGGTGCTCAGTCATAGGGTGCCTGCCCTTGCTCGGAAGTGCTTACGGCACCAGGCTACCGGATGACTTGACCCGAGTCAAGAGAACATTTCTTTCAGCGCCAGCCGCGCGCACTCCCGGCAGGCCACCCGGGCCACCGGGGGCAGCACGTCGGCCGCAGCCCGGCGGGTGCCCTGCCGTGCCGGGGAGTCCAGCTTGCGGTAGCGGACGTGCCGCTCCACGTGGTGCCCGCACTCCAGGCGCAGGTCCCACCAGCGGGTACGGCGGCGGGTGTCCGGGCCCAGCACGCTGCCGCACCCGGCGCGCAGGACCGACTCGGTGACGTCGCGCCAGACGTTCACTAGCCCAGCATCTCGCGCAGCCGGCGGTCGGCCTCCGCCCGGTTGTAGTCCGGCACGTGGCCGTCTGCGGCGCGCAGGTCGGCCAGGTAGTCCAGGGCTGACAGGTCATGCGACTTAAAGCACTCCCGCTCAACTTCGAACGGCGCATGAAAGTGCCGCCGGGCCTTCGGCTGCTCACGCTGCCAGGCCGGGTAGCCCTCCAGGGACTCGCCGGCCTCGAACCGCTCGGCGTACGTCTTGGCCGACTCCGCCAGCGCGGCCAGCTCGGGCTCCCCGCCAGGACGGCCAGGGCCGCGGCCGAGCGGGAAGACGATGACGTTGCGGGCTGCTTCGACGGCCATGTCCAGCGGGCTAGTGCCCGGCGAGCGGAACCGGGACAGCCGGACCTCGTGCTCAAGGACGGTCACCAGGTAAGTGGTCTCGTCGCCCCAGCCGTGCTCCCCGCGGCTCGCGCCGATCGGGTACCAGTTCATGTCAGAGCCCCTCTCCACTGTGCACCGTGCCCGGAATGCGCAGTACGGCCTCGCCGACCTCGATGACCTCGATCTTCATGCTCAGGCCTCCCTGCCGAAGTGAGCACGCAGGCTGGCGCCGAGTCTCTCGGGGGTGCTCATGTCCAGGTGCGAGCGGAGGTTGGCCAGGGCCTGCGCGACCTGGCCGCCGTCCGGGCCGTCCGGGTCGTACTGCCGGAGCAGTACGGCCAGGTCGTCAACAGGGTCATAGGGCTTGCGGGGCGTCGCGGTGCAGCGGTCCACGAGGGTCACCCACGCGGCGATGTCAGCCGCGTTGCGCGAGTAGCCGGGGACGCCGGTGTAGCGCACCGAGCCGAGGAACTCCGTTATCTCACTCTCGGGAACACCCCGGGCGCGCATGCCCTGCTCGGCGCGGGCCTTGAGCACCAGGTGGTTGACGTCGTAGTCCCGGCTGAAGTTGGCATATGCCAGCAGGCTCGCCTCGACCTCGGGGTAGCGCGGCACGGCCGTCATGCCGGCCCGCTGCAGCAGCGCGATGACGCGCCCGGGGGTCAGTTCCCGGTGGAGCAGGATGATCGCGTGCATCGCGGCGGACAGCCGCACGTCCTGCGGGAGCTGGCCGGAGAACCGCTCAAGGAACGGCTCGGTCTGGTCAAGGAACATGTCGTGGTCGGTGGTGCAGTCGAGCACGTCGGCGACCGTCGCGCCGTGCAGGTGCGGGTACAAGTTCCCGACGTCGCGCAGCAGGGTCATCGCCTCGTCCTCGGTCAGCGCGTGCGCGACCGCCGTCAGCGCCGCGTCCCGCTCCGCCTGCTCTTGCAGCTCAGCGTTCACTGTGCCCGCCCTTCGCTCGGTGCCTGCCCCTGATCATAGTCCAGGGCTTGACTCTGGTCAAGCAAAAGAGCCGGGCAGTTGCACCTGGGGTGGTAGGCAACTGCCCGGCTCGCTCAGCAGCGTACGCTCCTTGCTTTACCGGGGTCAAATGTCAGAACGGCGGGATCTCAGGCAGCTCGGCAGGAGTGGCGGGAGCCCGGCGGGCCGGCCGGCCCGGGTGGGACGTGGCGGGCTGAGGGCACGCGCAGCCCTGCCCCTTGCAGCTCTCGCACTCCCCCACCCAGCAGGACGGGCACATCACCTGCGGCCCGCGCGCCGCGGCCTTCGGCCGTGACTGGGGCCTGGGGGTGACCGGGCGCGCGGCGCGGGCTTTCGCCTTCTGGTAGCCGGACCTGGGCGGGCGGACGGGGCGCCGTCCGGCGGGCTGGTGCCCGTCGCCGCCGTACCGCCGCCGCGAGACGGGCCACAGCAGCGCGCAGCCGTGGCCGGAGAACTCGTCCTCGAAGATGTGCAGGGCCATGCCCATCGCCACCAGCCACCACAAACTTGGCCTGATCTGCGGGCTGGCGACCGCGACGCCAACGACAGCTGCCGCGACCAGGAACGGCACGAACCGGCGGCGGGCAAAGCCGGTAGCGTGCAAAGCTGCCGCAACGCAGACGGCGGCCAGCAGCACGAAGACCCCGAGGGACCAGCGATTCGGGTACCACAACGTGCAAGCCGCCGTGGCAGCCGCCGCAAGGCCGATACCGAAGAAAGAGTGCATCCCGGCACGGTGGCCGCCGAACAGGACGGCGATAATGTGGCTGAGCCCATGGGAAAAGCCGCTTGCCGCGTAAGCAAAACTCGCCTTCGGGTGATCCGCGTCAGGCAGCAGCGCGAAGCCGGCCGTCAGCGCACCGAACAGCACGTCGCGCCCGATGTCCTCGGCGATGACGATGCCGTGCGCGTGCGGGACGCTGGTCAGCAGGCCGACGCCCGCGCCCAGCACCAGGCCGGTCGCGGCGTGCGTGGTTCCTTCCACTTCATCGGCCTTCTTCGGTCGGCAGCATTCCCGGGACCGGTCCCGGCTGACGGTCTTGCTGGCCCGGTAGCCCGGGAGAGTCGCGGTTGCCATGCCTCCCAGTCTACCTGACGGCTTGTCTTGAGTAAAGAGAAAATATCTTACGCTGCGGCAGGCGCCGGCAGGTCGTCATGAGTGAGCGAGTGCTCGGCCAGCTCCTGCCAGCTCTCATCCGGGCCCGGCTCAGTTGAGCCGTCCGGGTTATGCACCAGGGGTTCCATGTCATTCACCCCCTACCGGGCCCGGCGCTGCCCCGGGCGCAGCCCGTCCGGGCCCTTCGCGCGGGGGCGGGTCTCGTGCACGCGGGCCTTACGGCCGGTGCGGGCGTCGAAGTCGGTCACCCGGCGGCGGCCGTCGGCCCAGATGTCAGTGGCCTGCGCCAGCATCAGGCACGGGGCGCGCCTGTTCCGCTCGGCGGCGGCATCGCGCCGCGCCAGGCGCGCCCTGCGGGAGTTGTAGCGGGGCGGGATGGCCCCTGACCTGCGCAGCCCGCGGACACGGGCCTTCTCCCGCCAGAACGCGGGCTGCCAGAACCAGGCAGGGCGGCTCACCGGGACCGCCGGACCCCGCGCTGGGGGCGCTCGAAGTCCCGCCAGCCGGCCGCGTGACCGGTGACGCGGGCTCGCGCGCGCCGCGACGGGGCGGGGCTGAGCGCGCGCTGCGGCTCCATGGCCTGCGCGTAGCCCTGGTAGACGGCGCGCCCTTGCAGGCTGCGGCGCCAGCGCAGGTAAGCGAGGGCTCCTCGTACCCCCATCAGTTGGCCGACCAGCCTTGCGGGACGCGGGCCCGGGCCAGCAGCTCGCGCAGCGCCTCGGTGAACGCCAGGGCGCGGAGCCCCTCGCGCTCAGCGCGGCAGCCGGGGCCGACGGCCCCGAGCGGGAGCGCCCGCTCGACCAGGGCGGCAGCCTCGATGACCGCCGCCTCGATCTCGTCATCGGTGAGTGGCACGGCTCAGAACCTCTCTTGAAACTCGGTGCTCTTCCTTGCCTACTCGGATACGAACCTCCGGATCGACAACTACACCCCGGCCCACACGCCGGCCTGCGATTACACGGTTCTTGATAGGTGCCATCTACCAGCGCTTACTAATTGTTTCTCTGGTACCAAAGGGTCCCCTCAGCGAGTACCAGAAGCCGAAGCCGGCCCGGCGGTGCCGGCGGTAGTGCCGGTGGTGGCTGCCGCCGAGCAATAGCACGATGACGACCACCACGACGATTGCTGCGAGCATGAGTTGCCTCCTAGCGGGTTGCCCGCCCCAGCGGGTGCGGGTTGCGCGCGGCGCGCTCTCGCGCGGCGCGGTCCCCGGCGCGGTCGCGCAGCCGGGTACGGGTGACGCCCTCGGGCATGCCGGCCCGGTGCAGGGCGGCGGCCTCGCGGTCGACGCGGTTCACCGCGCGCGCCAGGAGGCCGGCCGAGCGCTCCCGGGCCTGCCGGTGCAACGGGCCGTAGTTCCAGGCGTCGGTGCCCGCGGCGGTTACGCGGCGGCGTATCGAGCCGGTGACCGCGAACACGAAGTCCTGGGCGCGGTCCATCTTGTCAAACCTGCTCATGACGGTAGGTCCCTCTCGAACTCGCTCATGTCGATGTGCCCGATGGTCTCCCCGGCGGGGACGGCCGGCGGCCGGGTCAGCCTGTAGCCGGGTGCCTCCGCCAGCGCGGCCTCGGCGGCCTTGCCCGCGCACGGCCGGCACAGCGGCGGCCCGCCAGGCCGGCCGGTAACCGCCGGCCGGCTGCCGCACGACCCGCACGGGCCGGAGCCGGCCTCCCAGTCGGCCGCGCACTCGGCACAGGCCGGCCGGCCGTCGATCCGGCTAGTGGCCGGGCCGCCGCACGCGCAGGGCCGGCCGGCCTGCGGCCGGGGAGCCGGCCGGGCGGCGGCCCGCCGATGACGCACCGCGGCCCTGGCCGGGTCCGGCCGCAGCCGGCCGATGACGCAGGTGGCCGCGTAGGCAGCCGCGCACAAGACGGCCAGGCTGGCCAGCGCCAGGGACGCGTCAACGACAGCCTCGTGCACGGCGGAGCGGTGAGCGTACAGGATGACGCCGGCGACGACCGCGGCGACGGCGAGCGCGCGCTTCACCGGGACCTGCCGCGGCGGCGCAGCTGGCGCGCGACCCGGTTGCGCTCGCGCAGGAGGCGGCGCTGCTCGGGAGCGTCGTGGGTACCGGTGACCCGGGCGGCCCAGGCGTGCTCATTGGCTTTCTCCGGGGAGCGGAAGATCCCGGCGCACCGGCTGCCGGGGCAGCCCCAGGCGGAGAACCCGCCCCGGCTCCCGCGCGGGCTGGTCAGCCACCGCCACGCGCCGCGCGGGCTCACGCCGCCCGCCTCCTGCCGCGCGAGGAAACCGCGCGGCGGTCACGGTAGTAGAGCGCGCGCCGGGCTGCCGCGCGCGCCACGTCCGGCGCTCCCTGCGACCGCGCGGCGCGCGCGGTGGACGCGCTCTGCCTGGCCAGCAGGGTCAGCGCGGCCGGGGTCAGCCGCGCGGCACTCGGCCTCAGCCTGTCCGCCATCGGGTCCTCCTCGGTTGGTTGCTTAACCCGAGTCTAGTTGCTTGCTTTACCTGAGTCAAGGCGCTCCGGCCAGC